TCCTATCGAGTATCCGGAGGCACCGCAGTGAGCTGCTGGACGATTGGCCGTTGTGTTCACGTTCACGGTACCTATGTAACCCCAACGCCTATCATCCCGCTTCAGCCGGTGAAAATCCCGGCGGCCTTCCGAAAAGCAACCACGCAAAGAGAGGCAGACAATGCAACTGCAACGGGACAGACTGACGAACCTGATGGACAGCATACTGGGAAAAATCAAACTGTCGGATAAGGTCAAGGGAGAGGCGTCCGGCCCTCAGCTTGTCTACGTGATGGGTCCTGACGGGCCTGCGGGCGTTGACATGGGCTGGCAGTTCACTGTCTGGCTGGAGCATAACAAGCTCCTCGGTCAGGACCCTGTGGGCGTAACAGTCCCGGTGAACATCCTGCTGCCGTCGGAGGATATCGTGAGGGTGGTTACTACGAGGCTGCTGGACGAGGCCCGTAAGATGCGTCATCAGGCAACGGAGACTGTGGCAGCGGAAGGAAAGGCGAGCATGGCGGAGGCGATGAGGCAAGTCGGTAGGACGTAAACCAGTGAGGTAGTCATGGACGGACGAGCCAGAAGAAGAAGGTGGCCCATGAGCAGGCTAGCTCCCCCTAAGGCTGCGGCAAAACCAGCAGAGCAGGTCAAGAGATCGTTCGGCCGCCACTACTGTGACCGCTGCGGTGTTGACCGGGATGGCAACGATATCTCTGCTGCCAGGTACAAGATCATTACCAAGAAAAACGGGCCTCTCTACCTGTGCCGTCATCACTACCTTGAGCACAGCCACATCTTCCTGGCCGCAGATTACCCTGTCTCCCTCGAAGAGGTTGACACCCACGTGTAAGGTGGTACACTGGTTCTATGGACACCACCGAGACTCAGACAGAGCGAGTGTGCGGCTACCGTAGCTGCGGCAAGAGCCTGAAGGGCCGCCACGGCAAGACCCGGTACTGCAACAGCGAGTGCCGCACGTTGCAGCTTACTACCAAGATCGATGACGTGACTGGCGAGGAGCGCGAGCTTCGCGTTTCGTTCGGCTGCGAAAACCCCCGCGCTCAGCAGGCCGAGATCACGCCACGCTATCAGGGCCGCCGTCACCCCTACGCGGGTGACCGTCCTCAGTGGTCTGGCTACTGCGTCTACATGGACTGCGAGTGCTCATGCCATGGAGGCGACGATGCCTGAACCCGGCGGAGACTGGAAGAACTATCTGCATGTCAATGACGACGGGATGACCATCTCAGTCAGAAACAACAAGAACACACCATGGACCGAAGCCCAGACCTGGTCCCTGAGTGAGGCCGAGCAGCTAGTCGGTGCGCTCCGGGACACGGTCATGCGTGCTCGCCTGTCCACCCCGTCCGTGAAAAAACTAGCTAACCTGCTTCGTGATCTGGACGGTGAGTCATCCTTCGAGCACATCGCCCTGACCCTGGTCGATATGGGCTGGCACGACCTAGCCGCCTGCCCTTTCGGCAGATGCAGATAAAAGTGGAGGCAACGTGTCAGAGCCAGTAGGCTTCGACCTGGAAACCAGTTCAGCGGATCAGCTTTTCCTGGCTGAGCGCGGCGAGTTCATCAGGATAGCCGGTTATACCGAGGGCGACGGGGTTGCCCATACAACCGATATGGATCTGCTGATCAAGCAGCTAGATACGGCACCGTGGAACTACTCTCATGGCGGGCTTACCTTCGACCTGCTGGCTCTGGCGCATCACCATGCCAGTCCTGAGTGGTGGGATGAGATCACCCGCAAGTCAGTGGACACGGAAATCCTGGCCCGGCTGGATTACCCTCCCACGGCCCGGGATACTGGTGGGTCAGCGGACAAGTACAGCCTCGATATCGTAGCCCAGCGGCTCGGTGTCCAGGGCAAGACAGCAGACCTGAAGGAGATCGCCAAGCAGTTCGGCGGATACGGGAACATTCCCGTGGACAATCCGGAGTACCTGGACTACCTGGCCGGTGACGTGAATGCCATCCGGGCTCTCATCGGACTGCTGCCGAATTCACCTCAGGTCAAAGGTCAGGGTTTTGAATACGCCGCCCGCGAGCACAAGGTGGCCGCACTCAACGGGCGGATGACCCTCAACGGTTTCCGCGTTGATATCCCGCTGAATGAGGAGCGGATCGCCCAGGGCGAGGAGCGAAAGACCCGCGCACTGGAAACACTGCGGGACATATTCGACCTGCCGCTGGGCAAATTCAACTGGACCGGCCGTGGTGATGACAAGATCGAGACCTGGCTGGATTTCGAGAACCCGCTGGCCTCACTTGAAGGCCGCAAATGGCTCATCAACGTGTGGAAAGCCTACGGTGTGCAGAACCCGCCTATCACCGAGACGGGTCAGCTATCCACAAAGGCTGATCATCTGAAGCCAATCGCGGAATCACCGGTCTCGCACCCGGATCTTCAGTACCTTCTCCAGTTGATGATGATCGTTACCACCACCCGGACGGTCTACCAGACGGTGGCGGATCATCTGGCTGGTGACAGGGTGCACCCGCTGATCGTTATGCGGCAGGCGTCCGGCCGTAGTTCGGTTACCGCACCAGGTCTGACCGTGTTCGGCAAGCGTGGTGGCCGCCATGTGGAGCGCGATATCTTCCTGCCTGAGGAAGGACACAGGCTGCTGTCGGCTGACCTCAGCCAGGTGGACATGAGGGCCGTGGCGGGGCACTGTCAGGACAAGGCATACATGCGGCTGTTCGAGCCAGGCAATGACCTGCACTCCGAGATCGCCGCACAGGTATTCGGTGATATGCCCCGGGACGCACATGGTAACCACCCTCGTCGCCAGGACGCCAAGGCGATTGGTCACGGTGCTAACTATGGTCTCGGTGCTAACAAGATGATCGAGAGCGGGTTCGACCCGGAGATCGTGGAAACCTTCTTCACGCAGATGCGGAAGAGCTTCCCACGGCTGATCCAGTGGCAGAATGAAGTCAGGGCCATAGCAAAGTCAGGACAGCTTCTCGACAATGGCTTCGGCCGTAAGATGCGCCCGGATCCAATCCGTGCGTACACACAGGGACCGGCTCTCATGGGTCAGGGCGGTGCGTCTGATATCATGAAGCAGGCGCTGCTCAGGATGCCGCCGGAGTTCCGTCCGTACCTCCGGGTGACGGTTCATGACGAAATCGTGATGAGCGTGCCGGAAGGGGACTTCACCGAGATCGCCAGGGAAGTGCAGAAGGCAATGACCTTCGACTTCCGGGGAGTTCCGATTTTGTGTGATGTCTCTCAACCCGGAGCATCGTGGGGTGAGGTCAGTGCCAAGTAGCGCGATAGAATGCCCGCTGTGCCAGCAGCAGACAATCCTCCGCAAGGATGGTAAGCTGGAACTGCACGGCAGTACCCCGCCCGGTCATTGCACTGGATCGGGCCACAGTCTGTACCGTGTAAAACGGCTGGTAGCCACCGGTCAGCAGGATCTGCTGGCGTCATGGCCAAGGGCGTAGATGATATGATCCTGATTTTTACGATCATCGTATTCTCCCTCAGCGGAGGCACGGGACTATGGAGCCTGTGGCTGTTCATAGACTGGGCCGCCCACGGATTCCCGCAACGATTCGAGCAGTAAACAGAGGCAGGAGAGAGGCCATGAAAGACGCTTTCAATACCAAGATCTCAGTAGGCGACTCAGTGGTATTCGTCACGCTGCTGGGGCACAAGCCCGTGCTCAACCGGGCAACGGTTCTCCAGGCCGAGGAAGAGCGCATTCAGGTCCGGCCCTTCGCCCGGTCGATAGAGCCACGGTACAAGGTGCGGGAAATGCGATGGCTGCATCAGCCCGAGAACACCGTTAAAGTATCGATGAACGTTTGACGAGGTGAACATGACCAACCACACGGACTACAGCATAGACGACTGGACTAACATTCTGGAGCCTTACGGGTACGTGGACATCACCACACACGCTCCAGCGTGCCTGCACGGCTCTCCGCATCTGATTAGCATCCGGTTCAATATTGCTCTGAAGGAAGAGACAGTCGATACCAAACTCAACGAATGGGAACGGCGCCTAAAGGTGATGAATACCGCCAGGCTTGCCGTAGAGGCAGTGCAAGCGCATGGATTCACTCTCGAAGACGCACCCCGGATAGAGTTTGGCGGTAACTACTACCACCTCATGGGACGCCAGGAGATTATCTGGAACGCGGAAGCCAGATTGATGTTCGAGGTTTACACTACATACTGAGGAAAAGAGGCAAACATGACATTCGTTATAGGGCTTGACCTGGACGGAGTGTGCTACAACTTCGTCCGTACCGCCAATTACATGCTCCGGAAAAGAATTTCGGACAGGGGCGAAGCGATCCCGGAGGTTCTGACCCGAGACTGGAATTACTGGCACGAGATCGAGGAGAAGATCAGCACCGAGGATTTCATGTGGCTCTGGACAGACGCCGCAGGGGCGGGGCTCTTCCGCTATGGCCATGTCATCAACGGTGCTATCGAGGGAGTCCGGGACCTCAGCACCTTTGGCGATGTTGTAGCTATTACTCACCGGCCAAAGGCTGCTGTTCATGACACGCTGGCATGGCTGACGTTTATGTTTGATCAGTCACCCCTCGCTGGCGTAGTGATTCAGTCCCATGGGCAGAAGAAAAGCGAAGTGCTTCCCACCCCAGACGTGTATATCGATGATGCTATCCATGTCGCAGAAGAAATTCTGGACAATATCGAGTCGGACGTAGTTCTTTTTGATCAGCCATGGAACCAGGACTACCCCGGGAATGATCGTCTCACCCGTGCTAAGGGATGGGGCGACGTAATTGAAGCGGTATCGCGCATAAGAGATGAGGCATACTATGCGGGAGTTTGACACCGGGGCAACCCGGGACAATGACGAGAACAAACTAGATTACGAAGGTTTCCTGTCACCCATCGTGCTGGAACGATTCGCCTGGTACATGCACCTGCACCGGCAGCAGGCCGATGGTAAGCTGCGTTCGGCAGACAACTGGCAAAAGGGCATGCCGCTCGACGTTTACATGAAGAGCCTGTTCCGGCACTTCATGGACCTGTGGGCTATCCACAGGGGTGAAGAACAAATCGCCATTAACGTGTACACCGAGGAAGTTCTTTGCGCGATCATGTTCAACGTGATGGGTTATCTCCACACGGTGCTGAAGGCGCAGACCCCGGATGACACGGGACAGAAAGCCTTTGCCTCCCGGTTCTCGTCCTACGAGGGTCGCCTGCATCCGGGTGAAACGGTGTCCGGCCCTGATGGCCGCCTGTACCAGGGACAGGTGATGGTCAGTGGCGCTGACCTGGAGAAGGTGCTGGTCGAGGCGGCTGAGCTGGTAGGCGGTAAGGACAACGCGGCATATACCCGGCTGCTTGCTGCGGTAGGTGTCCAGCAGTAATCAAACAACCGTAGAGGCACTTATGAAAGGAAGCCATGACCATCTTCTACGGAGACTATTCCAGTTTTCAGGCGGGTGTCGATCTGAGCGGCACAGTAGCCGCCTGCATCAAGGCCACCGAGGGAACGTTCTACTCCAACCCTGCATATGGCGCTACCCGAACGGAAGCCATTATGCAGGGTGCTTATGTGTTTGCCTATCATTTCCTGCGTGCGGGCAATGGTGACGCTCAGGCCGATTTCTACTATAGCCAGCGCGGGAACCGTCCGGTGATGGTGGACTGGGAGGTAGCCGGTGACGGATCACACCCGAGCCTGACCGACATGTTCAACTTCATCAACGGCGTGAACAACCGTGGTGGCCGGTGCCACCTGGCCTACATCCCGCACTGGTTCTGGCAGCAGGTTGGATCTCCTGATCTGACCGGCCTGCGGCAGTGGCCGGTACGGCTGGTAAGCTCGCAGTATACCGCTTACAGCGACACCGGCCCAGGCTGGTTTCCTTATGGTGGCATGTACCCGCAGATCTGGCAGTACACGGACAACTTCAGCATGAACGGCACCCGGTGTGACTTCAACGCTTTCAGGGGGACCGTTCAGCAGCTTGCCGACATGGCAGAGACCGGAGCACTACCACAGTGATCGAGAATGTAAGGGTCGTGATGCGGCGATGGGAGGCCATCGTCTATCTCGGTGAGGATCTCGTCGGGGTGACACTGCGGGCGAGGGTGACGGACTGATTTACTACAACTCACTAGAGGCATTCGAGGCAGACTATGGCGAAATCACAGATCCGTAAAACAGTGGAGAAGAAGGTGTTCGGGCCGTGCGGGACTTGTGGCAGGACTAACACACCCGGCCACACTTGCCGCCTGAGGTTCACCCCGGCAAACGCCGCCAGGCTCAAGAGCCGGATGGACAAGCGAAAATGACCAGCCTCTTCATGGACGTCCTGGATGATCTGAAGGACTGGCTGAGAGAAGAAGAAACCCGGGAAGAACTGGCACCTTCCTCATGTGAGGCCGTCCTGGACAAGATCAAGGAACTGGAAGAACTTAACAGCTAACCCCGGAAAGGGAACTGAATGAAAGACTGGGCAGCTATCCGTGCCAGGGAAAAGACCACAAGAGATAGAGACGAGGAATTTCATTATCTTAGTTTCCGCATGTCCGATGAATTCTTCCATGAGTGGCAGGATACTGAACCAGACTGGGGCTTTCCAATCGGTGGCAATAACACGCTGGGAGAGTACGCGTGGGTGACCAAATACTCCAGGCTCAAGGAAGACGGAACCAAGGAACGGTTCTGGGAAGGACTGCGCCGGGTAATAGAGGGCATGTACAGCATTCAGAAGGACCACGCCCTGCGCAACCGGCTGCCATGGAATGAGTACACCGCGCACAAGAGCGCGCAGGAAGCCTATACCCGTGCGTTCGCTGGTAAGTGGTCACCGCCCGGCCGTGGCTTCTGGATGATGGGCACGGAATTTGTCAACGGCAGGAATGACTCCTCTGCCTTGCAGAACTGCGCCTTCCTGTCCACCGCCCGCATAGCGGAGGATCCGGCCAAGGCGTCCGAGCCCTTCTCTACTCTCATGAACATGAGCATGCTCGGTATCGGTGTCGGGTTCGACACGGCAGGCGCTGGCAAAGTGGAGATCCATGACCCGCGAGAGAGCAATAGCACCTTCACGATTGAGGATAGCCGTGAGGGATGGTGCAAGTCGGTTGACCGGCTGCTGCTCGCTTACCTTCAACCGAACAAGACGATTCCTGCGTTCGACTACAGTATGGTCCGCAGGGCCGGAAGTCCTATCAGGGGGTTCGGGGGTACATCAGCCGGACCAAAGCCGCTTAGGAAGCTGCACAGGCAGCTACAGAGCCTACTGAGGGACCGTGCCGGTGAGATGCTCACCTCCACCGACATCGTTGACATCATGAACATGATCGGCAAGTGCGTGATCGCTGCCAACGTGCGAAGCTCGGCGGAGATCGCACTGGGCTCATCCGACGATGAGGCCTTCCTGGACCTGAAGGACTACCGGGTCAACCCGGATCGCATGGGTCCGGACGGCTGGGGCTACACTTCCAACAATTCCGTTATTGCCCGGGTAGGGGAAGATTACAGTCCACTGGCTGAAAGGATGGCACTCAATGGGGAGCCTGGTATTCTATGGCTCGATGTGGTACGAAGTCATGGACGACTCGTTGACGGAATCAACACAAAGGATCATCGCGCAGCAGGTTGTAATCCATGCGGGGAACAACCTCTTGAAGACAACGAACTATGTACCCTGGTGGAAACTTACCCGACCAGATGTTCAGATCTCGATGACTACAAGCGCACACTGAAGTTCGCTTACCTGTACGGCAAGACCGTCACACTGCTCATGACCCAGTGGCCAAAAACCAATGAGGTCATGATCCGTAACCGCAGGATCGGCACCTCCATGACTGGCATTGCCCAGTTCGCGGAACAGCACGGATGGTCAGAACTACGGAAGTGGCAGGACGAAGGTTACCGGGAGATCCGCCGCTGGGACGAGATCTACTCCGAATGGCTGGGCGTGCGTGAGTCGATCAGGGTCACCACCGTCAAGCCGTCCGGCACCGTCAGTCTCCTGTTCGGTGTTACGCCTGGCTGTCACTGGCCGAAGGCGTCAGGCCGCTATATTCGCACGGTAAGAGAGAACGCTGGCAGCCCCATCGTGGAACTGATGCGGGAAGCCGGTTATCACGTAGAGCCATCGATCTCCAACCCGGAAACCACGATGGTCATCTACCTTCCCACCGAGGGACCGGAGATGCGCAGCGAGGCAGAAGTGAGCATCTGGGAAAAGGCATCCCTGGCAGCTCATTGCCAGCGCTGGTGGTCAGACAACTCCGTGTCGGTTACCCTCACCTTTAATCCGGATAAGGAAGCCGATCAGATCGTTCCGGTTCTAGGTGCGTTCGACGGCCAGCTCAAGTCGGTATCGTTCCTTCCGGACGCGGAGGGTGTCTATGTCCAGGCACCGTACCAGAAGTGGACAACGGCTTTGTCGCTCGGGCTGAAGAAACTCGACTGGGACCGGCTCTACGATGGCCCAGGCGGTCAGGACGCGCAGGGGGAAAGATTCTGTAACAACGATTCGTGTGAAGTTTCACGATGATTCGCTTTTTGTACTGGGACTCGGTTAATTTCTGGCGCGTAGCACCGCACAAACATGCCGTGTTCCCCAGCCATTGGTACGACAAAGATTCGACCCGGCGTATATGCGGACGATGCCACCGCTGGTACGAGCCACCTGCATAAAAACAACCACCTGCGGTACACAGCAGGAAGCCAGTTTTACGCAGGCGACCCTCTGATGTATGAGGTCAGGGGGTTGTTTGCTGTCCGGGGTTGGCAGCTTGATCGATCTTGTGCTATGCTGCTTGCAGCCGGACGATACCGGTGGTACCCTACAAGTGAAGGCCTGCCGCCACTGGGTAGGTTCCGGTCTCCCGGAACCGTGGTGATCAGTACGTAGTTGCTGATCACTTGAAAATCCCGGTGGGCAGGCCTTTATCCAGGAAGGATAACCATGAGCAACAGTACCATGGAACGTACAAGAACCTGCTCCGTCTGCGGGGAACCGATCACCGAGCGCAACAAAACCGGCATCTGCGCCCGGACTTTCGATTGCCGGTCAGCCCTGCAAGGGGTGAGACATGCCAACGCGAAGAGCGGGAAAACCACCCACGTTGAGCTGCTCCTGCCGCCCGCTTACGAGCTGGAAGACGAGGGCGATGAGTATGCCCGGGATGCGCTGGGTAATCTCATCGAGATGGTAGACGAGACCGCCATCCGGATCGCGGTGTCCGGTGTCCGGTGCGTACCGATGACCGAACGGGAGCGGCGCATCGCCGTGCAGAAGATGATCGATCTGGGGTACCGTCTCAGAGAGATCGCCGCCAACATCGGCACCAGCTCCACCAAGATCCGTCCTGTGATCGAGGGCCTGGGCTACGAGCTGATTCCGAGGCGCCATCCAGGAGGTCATGGACTGCGGGAAGCTACCGAGATCAGAAAAATCAGGGATGAGGTTGCAAGCTGACGCGAGAGCGTGTATGCTGACACTAACAACGATCAGCCAGGAGGCAAGACGATGGCCAACGGCCAGACGGCAGGGGCGCACGGTACGACCCGGCGTAACTCACTGCCCCGGGTCAGCTCACCGCAGGGAAGAGCGGCACGTCAGAAGAGGCGAGCCGCCGCCACCCCTGTCACATCCGACAAGTTCCGGAGCGGCTACACGCGGCCTGGTTCCGGGAACCCTCGCAAGGTGGGGAGAGGCTGACCATGCACAAGAACGACCTACAGGAGCGCCTGGTGTCCAAGCACCCGGGCAGCAAGCTCCACAAGCGCGGCAAGTCCCTGCGCCAGAAGCACCGGGACAAGATTGTGAAGCTGAGGCGGATCCGTGAGGCACGGGTCCTGACGGTACGGAGGAAGCGAAATGCCTAAGCAGACCTGGGTGTCACCGCACGTGCTGGCACCGAACGACCGCGTCTACCAGCGCTACAGCCCATGGAACACGGGTACGGTCAGCAAGGTGGTGAAGGGTCACACCTTCACAGTGGTCTACGATGACCCTGGCCGTAAGCCAGGTCAGCCCCGGCAGCGGTACACTTACCCTGCCAGTCTGCAACGGAACTTCCTGGTCGGCAACCCGCCAGATTCAGGGGTTCCAGCTCCGGTCCATGTGGACGAGAACTGACATGGAAGATGAGCAGCTAGAGCTATCGCTAGGATGGCCTGAGGGCAGCTACGAGTTCTACCAGGTGTACTTCGGCCGCGCCGTGAAATGCACCGTTCCGGTGCCCTTCTGGTCCGATGACTGGCACGATGGTATGCGATCCCGGAGCTATATCGGGAACGTGTGTTCCTGCCACAAGGGCGGGATCTGCCTTCAGCCACCCATCCGGGAACAGGGGGTCCCGGAGGAAAGAGGTCAGTGTTTCCTGCTTACCTCTGACATGACACTGGAACTACTACCCGGCAAGCTGCGAGATTACGAGTAACAGAGGAGAACGGAAATGATTGAGCTGCCAGAGGCGCAGGAGATAGCGAAGGAAATTCTCCTCTCCAACCCAGACGCACGATTCGGGCCCGCGAATTGCACGTACTTCGATGATGAGCAGAAGCCACGCTGCGTTATCGGGTATGTATTCGCCAGGATCGGTATTCCGTCAAGCCTCATGAAGCCTCATTTCATGGGCCACACCCCGAACACATCCAGGCTGGAATGCCTGATCCGCCCCACCGCCCCTGACTTTCTTTCTGTTCACTGGAACAACAGGGTCAGCCCGGCAGCCAGCGAACTCTTTGTGAAAATCCAGGATCTTCAGGACACTGGCGCATCGTGGGGCGAGGTTTACGAGCAATTCTTCGGAGGCAGTGATGAAGAGGATTAACAGCAAGCTTCTCAACTGGGCCAGTATTCTCGACCCAGCCACCCTGCGGCAAGCAGAGATGACGGCGCGCATGTCGTTCATCTATCCCTGGCTGGCCCTGATGGGAGACGCGCATCTGGGCAAGGGTGCTACGGTCGGCTCCGTCATCCCTACGCTGAACTGCATCATGCCTGCTGCGGTAGGCGTGGACATCGGCTGCGGCATGATCGCCCACCGTACTCGGTTCACAGTCAACGATCTTAGTCTGGCGGCCGGTGATCTATCAGATCTCCGTGTCGCTATCGAACAGTCAATCCCATCTTCGATGGGCCGCTATAACGACAAGGTGACGAGCAAGAACACCCGTGACCTGATCAGTCGGCTGGAGGCTATGCCCGGTATAACTCAGGCGGAGGAAGTATCACCTAATTGGCGTATGCAGTTGGGCAGCCTGGGCAGCGGCAATCATTTCATTGAGGTAACCGCTGATGAGGAAGGCCGTATCTGGCTGTTCCTGCACTCCGGATCACGTGGTGTCGGCAACAAGCTTGCCATGAAGCACATCAAGGCCGCGCAGGAGTATACGGTGCCAGGCTACGGCAAGCCAGCTAAGTACAAGCTGGAAAGCCCTGACCTCGCATTCCTGGAGGAGGGCACGCCTCAGTTCGATGCCTACATCGAGGCGCTTCGCTGGGCACAGCAGTTCGCCCTGTTCAACCGCGAGGAGATGATGGACCGTCTGACCAGGGAGTTCGCCGGATGGATCGGAGAGCCTGTTCTGGTGGATGATAAGATCAACTGCCACCACAACTACACCGAGCGGGAAGAGCACTACGGCAAGACCGTATGGCTTTCCCGTAAGGGTGCTATCGACGCCAGCCTGGGCCGGATGGGTCTGATCCCGGGCAGCATGGGCGCAGCCAGCTATGTTGTCAGTGGACTGGGCAACCCGGAGTCGTTCAACTCATCACCGCACGGTGCTGGTCGTGTGCACAGCCGTGGCTCAGCCAAGCGCACCTTCACCCTGGAGGATCTTGAGACCAGGATGAAGGGGATCGAATGGCGCCATGACAAGGGATTCCTGGATGAGCACCCTGGTGCTTACAAGCCGGTGGAACAGGTCATGGCTGATTCCGTGGATCTCGTTACCATCGTGCACGAGCTTCACCAGCTCGTTAACGTGAAGGGGATGTAATGTCAAGGCTGTCCTACCCATCAGCCAGGAAGATGCTCCGGGAAATCCTCCTGAGTGCACCGGATACCAGGTATCTGCGTTCCACCCCTCTCAGTGGTTACTACTTCAACCCGCTGACCGGTGAACCGTGCTGTGTGGTTGGTCACATCTTCGTGAGGATCGGCGTCGAGTACGAGGATGTCTCGGCGTCCCTGGAAAATAAAACCGCTCTGGAAGCACTGGAGTGGGTCCGGATTATGGACCGGATGACTGTAAGAGCCATGACTTTCCTGCGTGAGGCACAGTGTATGCAGGATAATGAGCGGTCCTGGGGTGAGATCTACGAAGATCTATTCGAGAGCGAGGAAGGGTAATGGGACTCAGGATCAATCTGTGGACGCAGAGCATCGATATAGGTAACAACGTCCGTCTCGGTCTGGAACATGAGGACGTTTTCCTTCTGGACGAGCACGGTAATCCCTACGCAGTGCTGGTAAACATCAAGCGATATGAGGAGATGAAGGGATGAACCTGGAACAGGCAGAATACGCCAGACAGATAGCCAAATGGGCCCAGTCGGGCACCCCGGACTACAATCAGGACGAGTGGATTCTTTATTCCGGTAAAGACGAGTATGGCGATATTTCCGAGATCGTCTCTATCGAAGTCATCCGGGAGGGAAGTTGCCAGACTACTTCCTGTATCGCTGGCCGGATCGCCCTCGACCGTGCACCGGAAGGAACCATGGTCGTAGACGGAGTCGAGCTGGTGTTTCCTGACGGGGCGGAAGTACGCATTGCTGACTTCGCAGCGGATGAGATCGGGATCACTACCGATCAGGCCCTGGCAATCTTCTGGGTTCCGGTTCCCTACGCGTCCCAGCGTCTGTTCTATGTGGCGGATCATCCAGACGCCAGTCATACCGAGATCAGGGATGCGTTCCCGATTACGATCGAGGGAAGCACCTGGCCGGAGTTCGACTAGGCCTCCACGGCGCTGAGAGCCACGGAGACAGCGAAAAGCCCCGGACCCTCTCCTACCACAGGGGGAGGCGTACCGGGGCTTCTCCGTGCCGCTGAGAGCCGCGCAGGGCTATCTCAGGCTAGACGAGCTTCTTGGTCTCCGGGTAGACAGGCTTGGCCTTGTGACCCAGCAGGAAACCGAGCGCGGGGAACTTGGTCTCCAGCACCCGTGCCACCGCGTAGTACGCACCGGACAGCACAGCGGTCGCCAGAGCGGTGATCGCGACCTGCGTCGTCGGATTCACGTTCAGGCCCTTGACCGCCAGCCATGCTGCCAGAGCACCCACGCCAATCGGTACATAGGTACGGATCAGTGAAGGTACGTAATCAGATGCATCAACCTTTGCCCTCTTTGCCATCGTCTTTCCTTATCTCTTTGTAGTGAAATCGTGATGCGCTCGCGCGCCTCTTCTCGCCTTCAGCGAGGCAGGATTTGCCAGCACGGTTACCTTGTACCGGTTGCCTCTTCGAAGTCTGTGGAAGGTGACTCTAGGTACGGTGGTCACCTTATGGCGAACCTGCATCTTAGGCATCTTCCGCCACAGATTAACGGTGTAGGACTTGGCTCCTACAGCAGGATCCCAGCTAACGTCAGCCTGCGTCGTGCGGGCATCCACCTTGATCCCCTGAACAGGGTTCCCGATATGATCAGCGGCAGGACGGGGCGCCGGGGGAGCGGGAAGCTTACCAGTGATAGCTATTGATTTGAACTGTGCCAGCGTTCCCTTATAGGCATTGAAGTCCACGTTGAAGCCATTGAACGGGGTATTGTCACTGTACTGCCATACGGTAGGGGACATTCCGCCGTACTGTGTCCACCCAGGTCCACCATCACTGTAAGTAGTATAGTTCGAGGACACCAGCAGCATGCCCCGGTCCATCAGCGGAGTCAGGGACGGCGAGCCGATCTGCTGCCAGTACCAGTGCGGCAGGTAGACAAGATGGATGACCCCGCCCATCCTGCGGTAGGTATCAATGAACGCCAGGCAGTCGGTCATTCCCGGTCGTGAAGAGGACGGCTCGAAGTCCAGCATAACCGGGGTCTTGCCAGCATGGGCAAGGCACCATCCCGCCTGTGCCGCAGCACTCCCTGCTGACAGGAAATGGTAGGCGAAGAAGAATGTACCATGAGATGCGGCGTTAGCTCGCGCCCGATTGTAGTCAGGGTTGAAATATCCAGCACCCTCGGTAACTTTGCAGGCAGCAGCTACAGCTCCCTTCAGGCTAATCCCCGCCTGGAAGCTGGAGATATCCGGATAGAATATGGTCACGGTAGACCACCCTTTCACATCGGTATTCTTCATTATACGTGCAGTGGATTATGGTGCGGTTCTCGTCCAGTAACCCATGAACATCGGAACTACACGGCCGGAAATATAACTGGCATTGGCGTTGAAGTTAGTGGAAGTAGTGGCATCCACGAACACCTGCAAGGCCACCGTGTCACCTGGGTAAAGACCCATCGGGCTCAGATCAGAGGTGCACTGGGCGGTGTCATTGGCCGTAGTGGAAACGGAGTTACCGCCACGCAGGCCGAACCGGAATGTACCGCCCGGGGCCAGGTTGGGGTTGTTAGCACCGGCCGTCATCAGGAATGCGATTCTCTCCCCGATTGTAGACGTTCCCGTCAGAAGCGGGACACAAGCCTCGAAGGCGTAATACCCCTGCGTTTGGATGGTGGGGGCGAAGCTGACACCGGAGCTGAAGAACCCGTCATTGTCATAGTCCTGCGTTCCGCCTGGCAGTGTAGTCCAGGTGTTAAGGGTAATGGACGCGGTGGCTGTCTTGTAGACCTTGAACATGGGCCGGAAGTCGATATCGGACAGGAAACCGATAGCATCGCTGAGCTGCTGTAGCTTGGTAACGCTGGTATCACCAACGGTGAAGGACGGAATGGTAGGAAGTACAGCCATCTTACACGCTCACAAATTCCAGTGCGAAGAATGACCCGACCACCGTGTTGTTAGTAGAGTTACCAGTCGCGTCCGCGATAGCCACGACGAACAGGAAATCACCAGAGTACAGATAGAACGGCCAGATGCCACTGACCCCGGCAGCCCCTACGAAGGTGGCACCGCTGGCGATGTAACCGCCCCAGTGGTCACCACTGGTGATGCCGTTACCAGCCGGGTTGTTAGGACCGGTAGTTGACCGGATCTTGGTATTGATGGCATGGCTGCCCGTGGTAGCTATACCGACCCGGAACTTGTACCATCCGGGCGTCTGGATGGTGAGCTTGGTATTAGCACCGCTCGACCACATCGAGTCGGTATCGTAATCTTTCACGTTGAACGGTATGGTAGTCGCGGTAATACCAATGGCAGTAGATCCCAGAGAGTCATGGACCCGGGCCGCAGGTTTGGTTAGCTGGAACGTGCAGGCGTAGGCCAGTGCGTTCATCTCATCGGCCGTGGCCACATGACCGGCGGGCAATGACGGGATGGTCGGGATTACCATAGCCATCTGTTATTACCTCCTTAGACCGATACGGTGTAGGTTATGGTTAGCTGCCATGAGTTAGGGCCGCCCTTCCAGACTCCGTACTCATCTACCTTTACGGTAGACCCGTTGCCCAGAAGAATGAACTTTCCGCTCCCCTGGAAGTTGGTGGCGAACGCGGACGGCAGTGTAAAGGTAGCGGACTTACCGACATTGAACCACTGCTGCGTCACGTTACGGTTGGTAACGCTGGTAGCGTCGAATGTTCCTGCCCCCGGCACCTGAGTAGAGTACCCGAACAGACCGCGAACACCACTGCCCGCGCCAGCGCTTATATTAGTGCCGGTCAGCTTTACCGACTTGATTGCCACAATGGCGCCACCGCCTGGGTTGAGGTCTGCGTTAATCTGGCTGTACGGGAAAACAATCTGGGTAGATTCAGAACCGTTAGCATTGTTGGGTTCCGGAAGTCCCTGGTACGTGTTAAGGTCGGTGTTTCTCCTGTTCCACGGGGGATTATTCTGCTTTCCGAAATAGGCATACGTATGAGTGTTCAGGTACGTCTTGGTATTGGTGGTAGTTACCTTAGCGTTAGTAACCGTACCGCCAGTGATCAGCGAGTTGAACTGCACGCGGTCATCTATCTGGCTCCAGCCACGCCACATCATTGAGAACTTGGATCCACCGACTCCGACGCCCGTGTTACGGGCCGCACCGCTGGACTGGAATCCGGTTACCGTTACCATATCGCCAACGCCCAGGTACATGCGGGTGGTCGGGCAGTCGATCGGGTTCTGGGTAACGACGTTGATCCTGACCTGCTCGCCCACCGGGGCGACATAGGACCCGTTGGTTACCGGGTTCACAGTGCCCGCTGCAAGGCCCTGAGCGGCAGCCTGAGCCACGCAGATGAGACCAGCGCATGCAAACCCGGCGTTGATGGTTCCTGCGGCCCAGACCAGGCTAGCGTCGATGTCATAGAACCCAGGGACGGATACCACGTACCAGTTCGGCCAGCCTGGCATCAGCCCCATACCGTTCTCGGTGTCCACGTAGATGTTGTCCCAGAACACCTGCGGGGTGCTGTTGGTGCCGCTGGGGAACGACTGCGCCTGGTTGGTAGCCCCGACCACCAGCATAGGCGGTGATGTCAGCAGGCTGAGGTTGTCGGTGATACCCCTGATATCCAGTCCGCCCACAAACCCGTGACTGTCCGCAGCCGGGTTGTTCATGGTAGCACCGAACTGGGGTGGCCAGTAAGGACGGCCCGCGTCATGATTGGTGTTCTTGCCCGCTACCACTTCCGGGCCGGAGTCAGCCTGGCTGATACCGATCCTGGTGGTGGTGCCCAGCACGCCATAGGTGCTGTCCCCCGGCTTCCATGCTCGCTGTGTTTCAGCGGGAGAGCAGTAGAAAGCAATAGTATGTATCTGGTCGGTGATGTTCTCGGAAACGCCCTCGACAAACCATTCCCTGGACTGGCTGGCATCCGGGAAGGATGCTGGCAAGGTGCCAGTAGGCGCTACCAGTGAGTCGATATCGATAGCATAGAAGCTGCTGGTGCCCAGACCGGTCGAGGTCTTGTTCAGGGTCTTGAGGTCAATCGTGATTGATGACGGGAACATCCACGGTTCCGACCTTGAGTTAGCTTCCCATGCCGCCCTGTCATCCAGGTTAGGATCCGAGAAGTAGTAGAAGCTGGTCATGCCGAGAGAACCGAACGCCCTCGACCAGGTGATCAGCGGAAGCTGCAACGGTGAATGAACGGAGTTCTGCGCATAGATTCCGTAGTTATCCTGACTGGCCTTGTTGATAAATGACGCGCCGGTCTGGAAAGTTTGCGATGAAACGCCCATCTCATTGGTCAGGAACTGGTCGCTGACGGTCCATCCCATCTGGGTTCCGTCAAAAACATCAGGTCCCAGAAGAAGATCCGGGGATCCCTTTCCCTGGCGCCGGTCCCTGGTGTGGAACGACAGCTTACCGGTAGCATCTACAAACAGCAGGCCGTTCTCAGCCTTTTCGTATATCTGCATGGATGACAGTGCGGCAGATCCGGCAATGTCCTGGTAGTCGGTCAGTGAAAGACCGTTATGGTTACCGGTCAATGACAGCCAGAAGCTGGGCGTGTCAGAGAATGACGCGATAGTGGAGATGCAGTCGTCTGTAGTCTGCTCCCACGACCCGTACTGGCCCATCTGGCAATGGGTTCCGATCTCATTAGGGCTGAGAGCACGGTCATATACAGACGCTAGTGATACTGCGCCCCAGTGACAGCCCATGCCACCATAGGTGCCGCCCAGAACGATGTTATCGTAGCGCTGTCCGGAAGGCAGGTTAAAGGTGGCACCGAACTGAAGGCCATCCAGGTAGGCGATGACCAGCGGCGAGGTACCGCCTATAACCACGATTGCCAGGTGGTGCGGAAGCGGGACGGAATCAGCCGGAAGGTTCTGGCTGATTGACTGGACGGTTGACGGTGGCCCGTTTCCAGGGAAGTTTTTGCCCAGGAATGCCGGTGGCTGAGCATAGGTGTTCACCTTGAATGAGTGCGGGGAAGCACCGGTCAGGAAGATACCTGCCACGAGGGTAGAACCGTCAACCGAGTTTCCCAGCGACAGCGGTACATAAGGTCCGAACTTGGAGGCGATGTTGGTCTTTATGCCCGGGTCCATAGTGAACCAGCACTCGAATGTATAGTCGCTGGTAGCCGGTGTGAGTGGGACCGGAAGCGGTGACTGTAGCTGATAACCGATGTTGCCGGTGAACCAGTTGACCGCTGTCTGGGCCGTCAGCTTCGGCACCAGGTAAACAGATCCCTGCGGGGAGGTGAATGGTCCCGCTACCCCAGCGTCCAGACCTCTTACCGCCGTCGTAGGCTGGTTGGATCCGGGCTGCCAGAACTCTCCTCCGTCTGGTTTTCCCGGAGCCACTGCGTTGGCCAGGGTTTCCACGCCTCCGCTGGTGTCCTGCCACGCAATTGTGGCAGTCTTGGTGTTGTCGGAGTTCCATACCCTCAGCGTAGGACCGTTATTACCGCTAGTCTCAGAAGCCATTCCTGATCCACCGGTGTTCCCGGCGTCATCCAGGCTCCAGTGATAGATCGGGTGACTTCCCAGAACAGATTCTTTTGTCCATCCCGCGAGCGCATCCTTGCGGCCGAGGAAGGTCAGCACATCACCCCCGCTGATGTTTACCGACGATACCAGGCCGTTGTTAGTGAAATCGTAGGCGCTGTCCGTCAGCAGGCCATCAGCCCGGGTGTTCCATACGCCGAACTCATCGGCGACATTGATCTGGTAGCGGCGGGCCAGGGTCATGTTACCACCGATAAGAGCGACAATAGAGGTGCTCTTCCCACGGGTGAACAGACCGGTATCATTCTGTAGGGTAAAGGATGCGGTAGAGGCCTGGACATCGCTCATAGCATCCTGGCGGCCCCGGGTCATACCGATACCAAGATTCATCCGGACCCACATGGACACGTCCATGAAGCTCTGCCCGGCCCGGCTGCCCGCTGCGAATACAGGGTTAACCCAGTCGATGAGAACCTGTACATCTGACTGGGCTATATAGGACAGCTCGATATGGTTTACATCACCCTTGTTGGACTCCGCCACTGTATATACCAGCTTGCATTTAGCGGCGGTAACCGGAGACGATCCGGAGAAGGTAAGTGGGATCCATGCACTGCCCGGGGACGCGCTGAGAGATCCAGGATCCTGCCGGATGAGAACGTTACCGGAAGTGTACCACTGGACGTTGAGCTGGCAGTCACGCACTCCTGCGGGCAGCATGAACCCGGATGCTATATACGGCTTATTAGGCTGGACATTGTAGAACCCGGTAGCGATCTGCGTCAGGCCATCAGCAGAGCTAGACCAGGACAGACTGTTAGATCCGGCCAGTGAAATGGCTGAGTTCTGTGCCGGAGCGCCAGCATTGATATCGGCTGCCCAGGTGAACCCGCCCGTCTCTCCCGTCGCGTCAGCCGGGGTCAGAAGGTTGTTAGGCAGGGCTGTGATTGGTGCACCGCCCGCACCGCCAGGCAGGATGGTGATAGTCTGCGGGGCGTCACCTGTCACGCTGTGAGTGTCCGTTGCACGGATGGTAAACGAGAAGGTGCCGTTCACTGAGGGAGTGCCGGAAATAACGCCTGAGGACAGGCTCAGGCCCGTAGGGAGGGTGCCTACAGGGATCGTCCACGTGTAGGGGCCGACGCCGCCTGAAGCCTCAAGGGTCTGTGAGTAGGCTTCCCCCTGGACCCCGTTGCACATGTCGAATACGCTGATCACCGGATTGACTCTGGTGGTGATCTCACCCACTGACCAGGCGGCGGAGGTAATGGTGCCGCTAGCGGTAAGAGCAGTTGTAGCATTCACGATCTGGTATGCCGCGCTTATCCTGGCACCTGCACCACCCTGCACGTTAGCCACCACGTTAGATGACCATGGTGCGGCCCAGGCCGGGACACCACCGGCAGCAGCATCCACGATAAAGGCGATGGCGTGTTCCTCAGCCTGTGTCAGAGTTCCTGACGATCCCGAGGTAGGAGCGGTGCTGGATCCGGAAGAGGTAGCGAACTTGTCGATTATGAACACGTTGTTGTCGCCTACTGCAATGGCTCCCTGAACGCTGGCGTTAGACGAGTAGACAACATTGATCGTGTCCACCCCGCCGGTCAGGACACTCGACTGGTCAGACTGGAATACGTGCTGCTGTGCACCAGCCTGACTAAGGTTACCCAGAATCTCCGTGTAGTTGTTACCGGCCGTGTCCGAGATGGAAACCGTCACACCGGCAGAAGCAACGAGAACACCGACAACAATGCTGTCCCCGAGCGCCACTGAATTGCTGACCGGAACCGACAGCAATGTGCTTCCGCCCGAGGGAGCGGAGTTGGATCCGACATAGTAAGGGTTGCCCGGAGTTACCGCAGGGTTGACAATGATCGTCTGTGAAGCCGAACCAGTCAGTGAGTTACCGTCCGTGGCCTGGATGGTAAAGGTGAATGTACCCGTGCCGGTAGGCGTGCCGCTCCATACGCCAGCGCTGCTGATCGAGATACCAGTCGGCAGGGTACCGGCAGTCTTTGCCCATGTGTAGGTTCCTGTGCCGCCGGATGCGGTTTCCTGCGGGGCACTGTAAGGGGAGTTCTGGACACCATTAGGAAGCGGGGGGCTGGTAACGGTAATGGTGCTGGTCGTCTTGAGGGTCAGAACCTGAGCTGTCCACTTGGCTGATGAGATGGTGCCGTTAGCCGTAACAGCAGTCGTGGCGTTGACCCGTTTGTACGCAAGGGAAACCCAGTTACCGGTAGTTATGGTGGCACTGGTAAGTTTAGTCCATCCGGCAGCCCATGCCGGATCGCCACCGGAAGGCGCACTTCCGATGACTCCGATAACCACCTCAGATGCTTGCGTCAAGGTGGGGGAGGTAACAGAAGGAGATGGGCTTCCCGCCGAATCCGCTACATTTTTCTGATCCAGGGAGGTAGTGGATGTACCCGGGACGGCTATCACAATAGCGGTCTTAGTAGGTGAAGAAAGACCGTAGGTCACTGTAATGGTGTCCCCAGCCTGCAAGGCGGTGGTGGCCCCGTCAGCCAGGAATGTATAGGTAGGGATACCAAGGCCGGGGGTGTCACTTTCCTGGAGGGTGTAGGTATTACCCCTCGTGTCAGTTACACCCGTGGCACCACCGGAACCGGAAATGACCGTACTCACAACAATATGGTCACCGGCCGCTGTAGCCTTGGTGACCGTCAGAGGGAGTGTGGTACTAGCCCAGGTCGAACCTGGATTAGTTACCACGTATGGGTCAGCCATTCACTTTCTTCCTGATCGCCTTAACCAATGCCTGTATCTCTTCCGCCCTGATGCCGCTTATAGTCGCGGATCTTCTGGATGATCCTTCTTGCCGCAGCATCTGGATCGGTATCGCCCTGGACATAGATGTTATATACATCCCCGCCACCCCGGCCAGCATGGCCGGATCCTGCGCTCATCGGAGCGAAGAACTCCGCACCATTCTCACCAAAAGCGTACTCCTGTCCCGACATCCCCCAGCCAATTACGTGCTCCCGTAGTATACCACCGGTAGAAAATCCACGGCGTCGGCCATGCGGAATCTTGAACCAGATAGAAGCTTCCTTGCCCAGGTCACGGCCTAGCTGCTGGAACAGCTTCCTCAGATGGTCACGCTGAGCGAACAGTCCCTGGTAGAACGCCTTTCCGGTCTTCCATTCTCCCAGGTCAAGAGCACTGGCAGCACCCTTGGAGATCCTGCGCTCTTCCTTGGTTAGCTGGCCTTCCTCACGATTGAGCTGCTTGATGAAGGCACCTCCACCGGAGATCAGCTCCTGCGCGTACTCAAGACCCTGGTCAGGACCCATGTCAATGATCTGGCGGAACAGTGAGCCTCGAAGTCCCATCTGGTGCAGCTTCTTCAGCGCGTTCCCGAACTTCCGCATGGTGTGTATCTTCTGGGTAAGCTGTAGCTTGATACCCTGGCCACCAGACAGCGCTACATTGTCACCGACACCAGCGGTCGGGCCGATAGTCAGCCCGGACAGATCGCCGTAACCAGCCAGCCCCTGCATGATGTTTCTCTTGTCGGCGTACAGCTTGCTGATCGTCTGACGGTTAGCGTTGACGCGATCACGGATGTTCTCCATCGCGACCACCTGGCGGGTCAGGACATTTTCACGCCGTATCGCTGCTGGTCCGGTGGTATACGTTCCGATTAGCGTCAGCATCTTGTCCATTATGCCGACCAGGGTCTTATCGCTGGTCTTGCCAACGCTGATAGAACCGATAGAACGAAGAATCTGGATACCGGCTTCAGCTTCCTTGCTGATCTTTGACGTACCGGTAGCGAACATCTGAAGAGCCTGCATGGTGTGCGTGTTGTTCAGAACTTCTTCGCCACCGCGCATGTGAACCAGCTCGGGACCGCGTTCCCCGACCACTGACCAGCCTGGCTTTGCGAACGGGGTACCGTTGGCCATGAACTGAAGGTAGGCGCCATTGGTGTAGGTTGACCATGCACCAAGTCCCTGTGACCGCCACTTGTCCACAGCCATTCTGGCGTTGGTAAACTCGTTGTACGGGTTACCCGGGAACGGCAGGCCAAGAATTTGCCACAGACCAGCAGCACCGGAAGGGTTGTGGGCCATAGCACGTCCACCGGACTCGGCCATGGCGATAGCCGACATCAGGTGAGCCATGCTAGGAGGGCCACCAGCAGCAATCCATAGCTGGCCAAGCTGGTTTTCCTTGGCGGTGCCTCCAGATCCACCGCCACCCCGCATGAAGCCACCAGGCGGAATACGGAATCCCATGTTACCGGCAGTGCTGCCCATGACGGTGCCAATACCAGTACCAGCAGCATCGGCCATCCGGCCATTACCCATGCTGATTCCTACGTGACCCGGCGGCGGTCCACCGGCCGGGGAGTTGAAGAACACCATAGCACCAGGCACGTCAGGAGAGTGCTGGCCCCAGGTGTACTGCGACTCGGAGGTACGTGGCGGTGCATAGCCAAAGTGCTTGTAGATAAAGCTGGTAAACCCGGAGCAGTCCCATCCGCTCGGGCTCATGCCGCCCCACACATAAGGATGGTTGTTACCGGTAGCGAAGGATGCTGCCAGCTTGGCGATAGCCCCGCCACCACCCGCCGCCATAGCACGCTTCATAGCGTCGAACATGGCGTGTTCCATGGACAGTGTGAACTTGTCCGTGAACCTCTGGTCAAAACCGACCGCAGCGTTGCCGGTAAGAACACCCTTGTTACCGGCCATGATAACGCCTTCAGCATAACCAGGTACGCCGTTAGCGGCCAGCCAGGGAGCCACATACGGGGACAGGTGCTTAGGTACGACTGACTCGCCACCCTCAAGCAGAGCCGGGAATCTGTCTCCGCCACCAAATCCTGGAAGCACCGTCACACCCTTGGCAAGCAGGTGCCCGCCAGAAGGACCGATACCACCCGGGAACTTGGCATTGTTCGGGAAGCTTTCCCTGATGCCGAACTTACCCAGGCCGACCTCGGTGATGGTGATAGCCTTCTTCAGCGGGATATGATCCATCTTGGCGATCATTTCCGCGATGGCCTGCTTACTGTCCCCAGCGTTGTGCATGGTCTGGATGATGGACTGGTTCATCACATCTTCGGCGGCCTTGGCCTGCTTGGACTTAACGCCCCAGTGCGCGATAGCGGTACCGTAGTTATCTACAGCCGTCTTTACCTTGCCATACTTCAGCTCAGCCATGTCCAGTTCACGGAGAAGCGTGTTAGCAATATAGCCGCCCTGGTCACGCATGGCCGTGGTCAGCAGTGATTCCTGAAGCGTAGCCTGGTCCGTTACATGCTTGACTATCCGGAGAGAATCATGCGTGTTACCCAGCCATTTCACCAGACCCTGCATCGAGGTGATAGCTGGTGCCCCGCCCTCACGGGCGAGACCGATAAGCTGTGCTGTCGCCTCAGCGCTTCCACGGGCATACTTGACCAGCGGTGCGATAGAGTCCTTCACACCACGGGTGAACATGTCACTGGTGATACCCGCCTGACGCCAGGAGTCGATCATGGCGTTGGTATTGCTGACCTGCGTAGCAAACGCCTGGCTCAGGGCAATACCGGACTTGGACAGCGAGTCGATAGGCGCCCGGACAAGCTGAAACTTGTCCTTGATCTTCCCTACGGAAACCGATACCGCTGACCCGTTCTTGTTGGCCTTATCAAATGCCGAACTAAGAGTCTGGATACCCTGAACAGTGGTGTCGAAGCTGGTCTGAGTGTTAGTAAGGTTGCCGATGAACTGGTCCCATGCCTGGTTAAGCTTCTGCATGGCCTGGTACTGATCGGTGATACCGACGTCCATGACCTTCAGGTCATTGCCAAGCGTACCGGACTGCTGGCCCATGGCCTTGTAACCAGCCAGCGTGCCGTTCATCTTCTGAGTCAGGATCAGCCATCCCTCAGCCGACTTATCCTGCCATTCCTGCTGTGTTACACCGGCCGCCGTCAGTAGCGCGGCAGCATTCTTGGTGCCGCCGTAAGCTCTAGCCAGACCGTTCATCCTGCCCTGGCTGAACTGCATCTCCGCAGAGAATCTTCTCGTCTGTCCCTGGAGACCCTGCACGATACCCTGCTGCTCACGGTACGCGCCGGAAACAACCCGGGTAGTCATACCAGTGTGGACATTGACAGCATCCATGTACTTCTGGGTACCGGCCAGCTTAGCCTGAGCCGCATTCAGTCTGTCAGTGGTGGCAGTGAGAGCGAACTGGGTGAGCTTGAATCCCTGTGACACACTGGAAGCGTTATCGATGTTCTGCTGAAGCGAGTCACCCCATTTCTGTGTCTCGTCCTTGTTCTTGGACATCCAGAACGCAAGGCCAGCCAGGGCACCGATGGCGGCACCGATCCAGATCAGCGGGTTATCTGCCAGGAGAGCAAGGGCCCCCGATAGGGCGGTGGAGGCAGCCGTCGCAATACCCTCAGTGAAGGCCAGAACGGTAATACGGGCAATGAATATGGCGAGGGTCTTGATGGCACCGCCGATAACAGTGGCGCTAAGAGCGATAATGGCCTTACCCAGGAAGAACGCAGCGGAAGCGCCAAGACCAGCCCAGACGATGAACCCGTGGATACGCAGGCCAAGGCCGATAACAGGTTCCATGGCCCGGGTTACGAACTCAGCCAGCCTCAGGAACCCGTCACCGAAGGCCAGCAGAATCTGGGCATAGCCAGGCATAACATGCAGGATGTTACCGATGATCCCGAACAGGTTACCGAAGGCGTCCGTGACCTTGGCCAGGTCAGGGATGGCGTTCTTCATGAACTCGCCAAATCCCTTACCTGATGTAATAGCCACCGTCATACGTGCTGCCAGGTGAGTCATTACCCCGGCAGTTCCGGTAGCCAGCGTCTTGAAGAGGCCAGTCTTCTCGTTCATGATCGTCAGTGCATCACCGAAGATCTGGTAAACCGCAGGACGGACAGCTTCGTGGAGCTTCTCCATATTACCCGTCATGGGCTTAATGACCTTGTTGGTCGCGTCCATGACGATATGGAGGTTGTTCATGTGGTTATAGACTTCACGGGCAGCGTCAGAACCGGCGATACCGAAGGCACCCAGAGCCAGGGTAGCCGGGATAATAACAGCCAGTACCTCAGCGATAGCGTCAACCAGCAGGTGAACGGCACCGATACCACCGGCAAGACCGCCGAACAGCGCTACCTTACCGCCGACCAGCCCGCCAAGCAGACCAAACCCCTTGCCCGGGGTGAACATCCTGGTCAGGCGGGTGCTTTGCTTATCCGCTTCGTTACCGAAATCAGCAACACTTCTTTGCAACTTGCCGAATGCCAGGTCGGTAGATGCCACCAGCGTGTTAGCCCTGGCTAGTTGATCGGTACTGATCTTAGGTTTGATAAAGATCTTATCCAGCTTCAGGAACGCCTGTTCGACACGGGCAGCCGCCAGCAGGGAAGGCTTGTCATCAGCATCGATAGTCAGCTTAGTGTGGAGATCCTTCAGGGTCTGTAGTGTGGCTCTCAGACGAGCTAGCTTGGCATCAGGCGTGTCCGCATCGATCTTGACAGTCGTTTTTGACTTGTCAAGCTTCTCGCGCTCCCGGTTTGTCCAGTCCATCTCCGCGCGGGCATGGCGACCGTCACCCATGATCTTCAGCGTGACTATCCTGATCGGCATATCTACCCTCCCCGCTGCTGTTGCTGTTGCTTCCGATGTTCCATTACCTGTTCAACGAAAAGGACGAGCTTCGCAAAATCGTGCATGCGCAGCCCGTCCAGTTCACGTGGTCCTATGTGAAGAATTTCAGCGAAGAGGCCGAGGAACCGATTACGCAGCTCCACTATGTCTCCGCCCAGTAGCCTCACAGTGTTGTAATCAGGTGGCCTTACTCTTTTGGGGCCGCTCCTTCTTCTTCGCTGGCTTCCTTCTCAGCGGCTTCCTTCTCCACCGCGTCCTGAATGGCGTTCGCCAGCTTCACGATCTTGAAGTTGACATCATCAATGTCCACCCGCTGCCCGGACTGGGTTAGCATCAGCCAGTAGACGGCTCTCAGCGCGTCAGGATCGCCCTCGGTAAGACCCGTGTCCAGGGAGAGCAGGGTGAGCCCCAGCTTCCGCTTCAGAACGGTAGCCTGCTGAACGTCGATATCCTCAAGATCGAAGTTAAGTACCTGATCCTCGTAATGAACCTTCATGCCTCTGCCTCCTAATTAAACGTATCCGGACTCCTTCGCCCAGATGCCTATTGTTACGTCTGCGTATACATCGGCTGCTTCATCCATCGATTTTTCCGCGCCGATCTCCATGAACGGACGGTAGGGCTGGGTGTACCAGTGGCGTCTGTTACCGAACAGCGGGTGACGGGCACCGGCTTCCTCGAACATCCAGGCGTTCGGGGCCTCATGACCACCGACACCACCAGCGGTGACGTAAGCAATACCGGCCCTGATGAACATCCTGATAGTGGGCGGGATCTTCTTCGAGGGCAGGTCTCTTGCGGCCTGCCAGATACCGTCTTCAATGACCGTCGCAGCAGCCTTCAGGCCCTCATCCTCTGCGGTTCTGCTAAGTGCCATTTGTCTCCCAGGCCATACCGTTAGCGGTGAGCCATTCGTCGTCCTGCTCAGTCCGGTAGAAATCTCCCATTGCCGTCCGGGTAGTTACCTTCTTGTTCCCGATGACGGACGCGTGGTTGGCGAACATGTTCCCCTGAAACAGGATAGTCTGCCGGTAAATGGGTGTGTGCTTCTCCAGCACCCGGCGCCCGCATTCGTAGCAGATCCATTCCCCGACGCCGTTTTCCATGGGACCGTTGAGGTACATCTCGTGAACCCCTGACATGGCACACCTTCCCAGTGCCAGCCTGGCACTTAGACGCGGGCGCTGTTCTGGAAATATAGTCCTGCTGTGTCACCAGTTACAGTACCAGACTTGTCAATCTGGATAAGTCCGCTACCATCGTTATAGTTCGAAGGGCCCCATGGTCCCAGAATGTAGGTAGTGCTGGCGGCCACTGCTATGACCAGCGGGGCGGGCAGTGAACCATCGGTCGCCCTCGTGAAGATAATGCTGATGTTACCGTTGTTACCAGCGGCCACGACGTACCTCAGAAGGATACCGCCGTTATTGGCAAAGTTAACGCCAGTGAAGCCGGTGATAGAGGTAGCTTCTGCGGCTGGCAGAGCAAGTCCAGCGCCAGGACCAGGCCCGAGGAACAGCGTAGGGGCTGGAAGTAGGGTACGAGCCATGTTGGTTTCCTTCTACTTGAGAGCGGCTGGTAGGCTGTCTGTATGAAGATTGATCCTGCCGCGAGAGCGGCCATCCATGAACTACGTGCTACCGGACTGACCATGCAGGCCATCGCGGATAAGATTGGGTGCAGCTTGACTACGGTGCACCACATTCTGTATCCAGATCAGGAAGCTCTACGTCAGAGACGTAACGCAAAAGACCGAGCCTTCGTAGATCGCCGCCGCAAGAAAATTCAGGACATCAAGATGGCTCGCGGTTGTGCTGACTGTGGTTACAACAAGTATCCTGAAGCGCTGGATTTTGATCATCGGCCCGGCACTGAAAAGTTGATCACCATCGGTGGTCAGCTTAAATCAGGTACATGGCAGTCTGTACTGGACGAAATAGCCAAATGTGATGTAGTTTGCGCGAACTGCCACAGACATCGAACCAAATTGAGAAGATGTCCGATATGACCTTTATACGGTATCTAGGCTCTGGTAGGTGATTTGTATCTGATTGTCTACTTCGTTGTCGAGACCCGTGAAAGCAAGAGCCTGGGTAACCAGCGCAGGACCGCCAGCCTTAGGTGACTCAGCGTCGAACTTGATGTTCGGGATCAGGATATCCAGCAGTTCAGGAGCACCACCGGAAACACCGACCGTAGGACCAGTGAACTTCAGTTCAATGGCCAGGGAGGTGTCGGCAGCGAACAGGTTGTAGTTGGTTGCGGCAGCAAGCCACTCAGCGGTGAAGGAACCGGTGATAGAACGGAAGCCGTTCTCAATCGGCTCAGCGGCGAAACCACCGCCGCCCAGGAAGTAGCGGGTGTCGTCAAAGGCCAGGGTGTGCTTGATGCTGGCGTCCTTGATGTTGGCCAGCGTGGTAGCACCGGTCAGGGAGGTGACACCGGCAGACGTGGTAGGAGTACCAGTCAGCAGGTTGGCCTCACGGAAGTGGAAGATGTCCATACCGGGGGTTACCGTATAGGTGGCCAGACCTGGAACGGAGCCGTTCAGCGGGTCAGAGTTACCCGCACCGCCAAGTTCGTTCCTGCCGTCAATGGTCAGGTCGAGAGAGGCCAGCGCTCCGGTGGCTACCGAGATCGTCCAGTCGGAAACCTTGCAGCCCACATAAGTAAACGGCATGACTGTTCCGTCTACGGCAGGGACACCCTTCTGGAACACCAGTGAGTGACCACCAAGGTTACCAGGAGCATGGACTGCCTTCTGGACGGTGGTAGTGCCGATCTGGGTCAGAGTCGCCAGTGCCTGACCATAGGAACCCAGCATAGCGAACAGTAGCTTGTTGAGCTTCCTGGTCTGGAGGTCCATGGAGATACCGCCACCAGCGTCATAGTTCGTCAGAACCCTGCGCCCTGCGCGGTCATACAGACCACCACCGTGAAGCCCCTGGCCCTGCACAGTGGTCTTCTTCAGTTCGAGAGTCTCGCTCTTGAACTCAAGCGCCTGTGCAGTAGCCAGTGAGGGAGCCACCCCGTAGGTAGTCTCGTCCATGTAGACGAGCTGGGAGGCGATACCTGAACCGATAGCCATTGTTAGCCCTCATTCTTTTCTTCGTCGTCCTTGGCTGCTGACTTTGCCTTGCCGCTTGGCTTGCGGGCGGCGGTCTTGCCTGCACCCGTCAGAGCCCGCTCCTCGTTTTCATCAGGAGTGTCGCTTCTGGTCTTTACGACCGGACCCGGGTCGAATTCTTCCCCGTCAGAATGCCTGAGCTGAACGCCTTCCAGCGAAGCCGGGACATGATCAGCATCGAAATCGAGCGGAACGAAGTAGAGATCACTGAACTCGGCATCGTCGGGGAAATCTCGCACATCACCCACCTGGCACATACCGAAAGCTTGAATGCAAACTACTTCCATATCTCTTCCTTATGTTAGGCTGTCAATTCGCTGCTGGCAGTTGACCTTGAATTCCACGGATCCCAGTGTCTTTCCCGTAGTGTCGGAGCTGGGAATAAAGTCGTAGTCCGTAATCTGAGCCCACCGGACAATGTTCCCGAATGTGTAATCATTTCCCACGGCCACGCTGAGGAGCGCCCATGCTGTTTGTGCCTCAGCCATTCTGGCTTCCAGGTCATCGTCACCCTGGTAGCTGGAGACGCAGCAGTCAATGTCGAAGGTTTCCTCGCGCCTCGCCTGCGGGCTAAGCTCAGCGGGGATCTGGCTGCCCTTGAATCCGTACACCTGCAAGGTGAGGGGAGCGGAGAAAACCATTTGAGCGCCGCTCTTCCTGAGAACCACGAACGAGTCATCCGGCAGAACTGACCTGGCCAGTTGCAGGAAGTAGGAAGTGGCTGCGGCGGCTACGCTTGACATCGTGCCTCATTCTTGATCGTTAGAATCCGAAGGTAGGCCACTGGATCCGGAGCGTGTCATTGAGTGACTGGGTGGCTGGTGGCTGCTGCCCGGCCGGTGCGATCCTGATTGAATAGGATCCTGAGATCACCGCACCACCGGTATCGGTCATGGACAGGGTGAAGGTGAACAGTCCGGGAGTGGTGGGTGTGCCAGTCAGCCTGGTGTGGTCCGCGTTGAAGGTGACACCGGTAGGAAGGGCTCCCGTGCTGACGCTGCCAGCAGTGACAACAGTGGCACCCGTATACCCGATAGCCTCCTCGTAAGGAACACCGACGAATCCAGGATTCATCTTCACGGTCGTGTATACGATGTCAGGCATCGATTACTCCTATCTGGGCTAGCTCAGTGGCCACTGGATTCTTACTTCGGTGGCGGCGGAATAGTTGGTATCCAAGTCGATACCCGGCGTTACCACCCGGATGGTCAGGTTACCGGTCTGCGAGGCCCCAGCCGTATCAGTCAGGGTCACCTTGAAGGTAAACAGGCCGTCAACTGTGGGTGTACCGGTAATCCTGGTGAACGGAAGAGCCGCATCCAGGGTCAGACCCGGAGGCAATGATCCGGAAGAAACAGAGCTGGCAGTAATCGGGGTAGCGTCACCCTGGTAAGCTAGAGCGGCCTCATACGGAACCCCTACCTGAGCATCGGGGAAGATAACGGTCTTATGTACGATGTCCGCTGGCATGAAATGTTACTCCTCGTCGTCACCCAGGTTGATGCCTGGCCACTGAACTCGCAGTTCATTTTCTACGGAGTAGTTCTCCGCGAAAGCGTCAGCACCATGGTCAGAACGGATCCCTGGGCGCTTCTCAAGCTTCACGGATTCCTGAGCCCTCTCGGCCCGCTCTGCGCCATCACCGGCTTTTGAATCCTTCGCCATGGCGGCAGAATCCTTGCTGGCTCCCGTGTCCTTGGCTGCGCTGGTGGCCTTGTCGTCCTTCTCTTCAGCCTTAGATCCGGCTGCTGCCTTACGGGCAGGAGTCGTTCGGGTGTCCTTGGTGTTCTCGGCATCAGCCATTGCACAATCTCCTTGGGATTAGCTGTTCTGCGATGGTCCGGTCAGCGGCCACATACGGAGAAGATAATCCGCAACGGGCAGACCAGGGCCGTGATCGACCTGATCAACTGTGGTCATGGTGCTTCGGTTGGCCTCAGTTCCGTGATAACCCTGTGCGTCTGGACCGTCCGCTGAGTTGTTAACGGCGGTGCTAACACAGGTTCCAGTGGCTGACAGTGTGTCAGTTGCGGTAATAGTGGCCGTAAATGTACCGGCTACCAGGGTCGTTGGCCCCCGACCCGCTACAACGGCCTGGTTGTCGTTGATCCTGGTGACCGTGAAACCGGCCGGTAGGGCACCAGACGTGACAGCCCATGTGTAAGGACCAGTTCCGCCAGTGGCCGTCAGGGTTAGCTGATAGTGAGCGTTCTTCTTCGGCGCTGGCAGTGCGGCTGGGGCGACAGAAATGGCCATTTGTTTTCTCCGTTATCCTATGAAGGGCGTAGCCCGGTACGCCTTGATCATCTCGATGATCCTCCAGGGAATCCCCTGGTTGATCGACGTATACTGTGCCCCGCCTGAACGTGGGATTTCCTGGTCAACCGCGCCGTACCCGGAAGCGCTGAGCTGAGAGCTTGCCCGCTGCTGGGAGTTCTGCCACCAGAAGGCGATCAGTTCCAGTGAGGCCAGCTTGATCAGGGAAGGGATCGGCACCCGACCGGCCGTGTAGGTGATCCGGATGTTAGCCTGCCCCGGGTTGAACCGGGTGACCACGTTCCCTGCGGAGCGCCTGGTAAGGATACCTGTCTCGGGATCATCAATCGAGTAGGCGAACTGTGATCCGGAGCCGAGAGAGCTTGGCTGGATACCGTCCAGCGTGAAGTTCGCGAATCCCCAGCCTTCCAGGATTCCGTCTACGCTGAGAATAGGTGTGTGGCGAAGGAAGATGGTGGGCTGACCGCCGTTGTAGACCTCATCGTAGGTACGCGGGATGATCTCCCCGCATTCCTTGCGGATCGCGTCGTCCGAGGCTTCGATGTGAAGCTGAAGGGCTGCGTCGTCCATGGTGTCCGCGATCGGATAGCGCAAATGCGCCCTAACTTCGTCAAGGCTAACGATGTTTCCCATAGTTGACTTCCTTTACCTCCGGTCGGCTTCCTTGCTGGTACACTGTCCTCAGGAGGTGTGTGTCATGGCCAGAAAAGCCCTGGTTATCCCGGTAGGAACCCACCAGCCGAACGGTCGTCTTGCCACCGTAGGTGAGACCAAGATCCAGACTGTCGGGGTGAACCCCGTAAAGTATCGTAGTGCTGTGGACTGCATCTGTGACTGCGGAGCCCTAACTACCATTTCCGCGTCTAAGTTTCTAGATGAAAAAACCAAGTCCTGTGGATGTCACCGACGCGACCACTTGACCCAGATCGCTGTGAGTCGTCATCTCGGACCTGAATATCGTCGCATCCCGGCTCACTACGGCCCGGCGCTGCTGACAGAACAAGGACTGATTTGTGCATGGCCCTTGTGCAACGAAGCACTGACTCTTCCCATCAACGTTGATCACGATAGACGACACTGCGATTCAAGACTTTGCTGTGCCTACTGCCCACGCGGACTCGTACATCAACGGTGCAATAGTGAAATTACAGTGTTCGAGCGACGACGTAATCTCATCGTACTTCCTGATTCAGTTATTACGTATCTAGATTACCGACGATCTAATCCTCTATCTTCTTCTGGGCTTACCAGAGCGGACAGACTAGGAGGTTGGGCGGCCCGGCGAGGCATTCCGAGCCACCCTCCCTCGTCTGTGGGTGGCCAGGTTTAGCTAGCCGGTGCTCGGTACATACTTACGGCGCGCAGGTCATTGCTACGGGAGTCCATTCGGACGAAGCCCAAAAATCCAACCTGTAGAAAATCTGCGTAACGTTCGTCCAAACGCATAACGCCCGCCTGGTTAACCTGCCTAACAACCATGCAGGTCTGGAAGTCACCGAAATACATGCCACCGTCAGTTGAAGCGACGGTAGAAATGTCACCGATGTTCTGGTCGATCAGCACCGGGTAACCGTAGATACGATCCTCCCCGCCTACCTGCACGTTCGGGTTCCACAGAGGGTGACCCTGAGTGTCGGTGATTGAACGGATCTTCCACTGGGTGTTGTCGTTCATCACCCAGGTGCAACGGCCACCGGCACGGTATGCCGGATCGATCTTCGCGGTCATCGCGATAACATCATCGAAGCCAGGCGTGCCACCAGCCAGCTTGTTAAGCGGGGTAGCAACGTGACCGATGGTGGTTACCGTACCGGCTGCGGTCGGCTGGTAAACGCCGCCCTGAGCACCGGTCTTGACGCCGTAAGCGGTAAGCGCGGTCTTAAGACCCAGAAGGGCAGAAGAACCAGTACCGGTGTGAAGCTCAGCAGCGACGAATCGCCCGATGCTCTCACCGATACGCTCACGGACGAAGGTCTCCACGTCGAACGCGGTGTCGTTGATCGCTTCGATTGAAGCCAGCGCAACGTTCGAGGTGATAGTCCAGGCATTCATCATGCCCTGACCGAACACGTAGTCCTGGAATCCGAGCTGAGTACCCTGTGCGCCAACGTAGTTACCCACGATAGCGGTCGGGTCAGTGGTCGGCCATGGCATCGGGTTACCGGTTGAGGTTTCCACGATCTTCGCCACGTTCAGAAGCCCGCCGAACTGCTTCAGCGCAACCTGTAGGTTGTGCCAGAACCCCTGCGGAACCAGGAAGCCAGCGTTCGATGCGCCACCCACGGTGTACAGGGCGTTCACGTCGTTCGTAACACGCTGCTCAAGACCTGTCAGTGCACGGCGGTCCTCACCGGCAAGACCGGCAATACCGTGGCGCAGGTAGTTAGAGAAGGCGCGAGCGTGCGCGTCCTTGCTCTTGGCCTCGTACTCATCACGGGACTGGCCTGCGGTGTCCGCAGCGTTCTCGCGAGCGTCGTTGAGCTTGTTGAAGTCAACGATTCGCTTCAGGTCTGAGTCCAGACCACGTAGTTCCTTCTCACGCCGGTCATACTCGACCGACTCCTCGGCTGACAGAGAGCCCTCCTCGTTGAACTTCTCCATCAGATCGGCCATGCCACCATAGACGGTGGCGCGCTGCTCGCGAATGCCCTTCTCGCGGGCTGACATAACTCTAGCCATAGCTAGACCCTCCTCGGGACAGTGCCTCGTTCATTTGGACTATCCCCGGAGTGCTAACGCGGCTGCCGGGTACGTAACCCTCTTGCGGGTCTCACGACTGCAAGGGCGGGCTTTTTACGAATTGTGAACTATATTCCAGACCGGAGCGGTAAACTCAATCAGGATTCGTTCCACTCTATCCATGTGATCTTCAGACTCACATCTGAAAAACTCCACATGATTAACTTGTTCTCGCTTTACCGGGTCTGACAAATGCTTTCCCAGTCGAGCGTAGATGTTGGTGCTTTTACCGATATACAACAAGGTGTCGCCTTCCCCAACGAGGAAGTACACGTAGCACCCGTCTACATCGGGAAGCCGGGAAGATCCGGTAAAGCGTCCTGTTCGCTTACTCAGCGCGTCAACTTCGGCAGAAGTAAGTTCGAGAGTCCGGGCTAGCACACCGGTCCACTCCTGCCTCTTCTTCCCGGCGGTCTCCCGTCCACTGAGAGCGTGGCTCACATATTTTCGGGAGTATCCGGTAGCGGTGGCGATCTGGGCGATATTGAGCCCGCTGATCTTCAGAGTCTGGATTCGTTCGGTACGCTTCTGGATCTGGTCAGCGCTGAGTGACATTTCACGGCGTCCTTCCGGTACGTGTGGTCCTAGCTACGGTGCCCCTGTGCGGCCCTGAGCGGGTGCCTGCGGGGATAAAACTGTGGGGGTGCCCTCAGACGAGGGACTTTCGGATTACAGGTTCCTGTCGATGGCCTGAAGCCGTGCCTTGGCTTCCTCGAAACGAAGCTGCATGTTCTCTGGCTTCATCCACTCCGCGTCCGGCTCATCTTCCGGATCCGGTGCTTCAGCCTCGGCGCGAGTCAGCTCAGACAGATACGGCTCGGCTCGGTTGAGGATGGTGAGAGCGGCGTCCGTAGGCGGCAGGTTGACAGCGGCCTCATAGATGGCGGTCATGTCACGCACCGCATCATCACTGGCGACGGCACCGATCTGACCGGCTGGACCCCAGTATTCCGGTAGGAGATCTGCCAGGCCAAGATTGCCAGCCAGATCGATAGCGGCCATGCGGGTCGGCGCGTCACACGCAGCCTTGATCGCCTGTGCCAGCTTGTTAGCGTCATCAGCTCGCACGTATGCGCCTGGACCGACCCCAAAACTCACGTCGTTCAGATCTCCTTCAGAGTCCTGCCCCTCGGTCATCTCACGGAAGTCGCAAAGAAGCTGCCAATCCTCAGTTTTCTTCTCGTCACCGATCTTGACACCGAACTGGGTCAGAGCGGCACGGATCTTGGACTTGATGCTGGCTAGCTGCTGTGCGGTGTACTCGGCGGCGTTGTCACCCTGATTGATGTAGCTCCAGGCTGCCTTTGCCCTCTTCTTGCTGTTCAGCGGGTAACGCTTCTTGCCGTCCTTCTGGTAGCCGGGGTCAGCGTACTTAACGTCACCATATGGCTTCTTGGCACCGTTACGGTTCTCGCAGACGTGCTCCTCAGACCGGTCTTCAATTTCAGAGCCGCATGAAGAGCAGTAGTTTCCAGCAGGCTGACTTGATGACATGGGCTCTCCGCAACTTGTGCAATATTCTCCGTACTGGCTGGTGGAACCGCATTCACCACAGGTGGCCAGGTCCCCGTATGTGGCAGCGGCAGCTCGTTCGTCCTTAACGCCCCTGGCTGAGTTGACCTGGGCGCGAGCGGATACCGTGGTATCGCCGTAAGCGGGGAAGGTGCAGACCGAGATCTCATGGACCTTCATTTCAACGATCTCACGATTGGTTCCGTCCAGCGCTGTAGCTGGGTTCCCATCGTCGTCGGTCCACTTGTCCTTGATTACCTCAAAACCGAAAGAACAACCACCGTAATTACCCGCTCTAACGTTCTTAACAACGTCTCTGGCATAAGATGTGTCGGTAACTTTAGCATTCCAGTCACCGCCATTTGATCCATCTGTTAGCACTAGTGTACCAGCCGACATTCTTGCCAGCGGCTGATGGGTCTGGTGATTGTCAAGAAGCACGATGTCACCATCGTTAATGCTCTTCTTCCCGGCCCCCGTCTTAATGACTTCACGGAAGCCATAAGGGCCCTTCCCGATCATCGTTGGCGACCCATACGGCCACGCGCGGCCATGAAGGGAGTTGTCGTCACCAGCTTCAGGTGCGGCCCTGCGCATGTAGCGGTATTCTACGGTCATTGCTGCTTTCCTCCGATGCCGTTTCCTCCGACGCCTGCCGGTGCTTTGGGTTGCATGGGTGATGCTGGTACTGCCTGCTTCGCGGGAAGTGCTCCTGGCTGCATATGCTCAAGATCTCCTGGTCCCATGTTCAGTGCGATGATCGGCTCATCCAGACCGTCAAGTGGCTCCATGTTTTCCTTGGTCCTTGCTTCGTTACGGGTCAGCCACCCGGCTGAGATGCCCTGCGTGTAAGCGGCGAATCTTTCGGTCATGCTGCCCCGCAGCAGATGGTCAAGGTCGAACTCACTGTACTGCTTGCGGATGTTGATGATCTCCCGGCTGACCCGCTGCTCAATCCTGTTCGTCCAGCCTGCTACGGTATAGCTGACGAAACCGGTGTTCTGGGTCTCGATACCAGTACCCCAGGAGGTTGACTTCTCGACATCGCCCACAAGGTGCGGTGGGATACCGAAGATACGGGCGATCTCGTTGGTCTGCCATCTACGTGACTCAAGGAACTGCATTGCGTCAGGGTCGATGGTCAGCGGCTGGAATTCAGTTGCTGCATCCAGGACGCCAACCTCAGCGGCGTTACCTACGCCGCCCATCTTCTGAAGCCACTTGGCACGAATAGAATCGGCCTGCGTCTGGTTAGCCAGCGGGGCCTTGACCTTGATGATACCGCTCAGGATGGAACCCTTTGAGAAATACCGGGCAGCCAGCTTGTCACCGGCCATAGCGGTACCGAATGTCCTGGCCGCCCACATGATAGGGCTAAGACCCTTCAGTCCGTCATAGCCCAGACCCGGGATGTGCATAACCTCGAAGTCAGTGAAAATAATAGGGCGCATATCCGTAGGCTGCACATCTTCCGGGAAGACCCGCTTCACCTCGAAGATCTTATTGCCTTCACGGTCACGCTTGACATCCACGCGATCCGGGTAGATCGGCTGCAAGTCCACGATCTGGTCCGTGAGCGGGTTCCTGATCTTCCGGATGTATGCGTTGCCCCATAGGCAAAGATGGACAACTACCAGCTCCCACAGCTCATACTGAGTGTAAGCCATCTCGTTGTTGCCACGGTCAAGCAGCGCGGGGAAAACCTCAATCTTGCCAGGGTCACGGTAGGTACGGATCGGGCAACCGGCGATAACCGTCCCCAGCAGGCCCACGCAGCGGAACACGGTCGGCAGGACCATGGAGTTCTCGGGGGTGACAGCCTCACCGGAGTCGGTGGTGGTCATGCCGCCGAAGATGTTGTCAAGACCGACAGAAGTCAGCGGGAACGCTGGATTTTCAAACGGATTGAACGTGCCACCGAATCCACTGGAACGCTGCTCGGTACGTGCGTTGAACAACGTCATGGATTACTGCCTTTCTGCCACCACGATGGCTCCGATACCGCCGACGACAAGAGCAACCGGCGCCGAGAACAACAGGGCAAGCCCGACAAGAGCCATAGCCGCACCGGCTGTCTGGAGAGCGGTCATCCTGAGGCTCTTGTGGGCTACTACGAAAAGCGTGGTATTCAGGCTGGCAATTTGCAGTCTCTTCCTGATTACTACAAATCTATCACGCCAATTGTTAGGCTCCTCAGGAGGTCCCTGGGTCAGAGCCACTGGCCGTATATCAGACATGCCGCCTCAAATCAGTAGACAAAGCCGATCTGACTGACCGGCTTACTGTGCTCATTGCCTTCCTCGTCCTTCCAGGTATAGACAGGCTCATCAAAGATTTCCTGAGTAAGCCAGTACCCGGCGCGGTCTGTAGCCATGACGCCTGCGACGGCGAGGTCAATCTTCCTGGGGGACTGGCGTGCGTCCTTCATCAGCCTGGACCCACGGGAGTCAGTCTTGAGCTGGGCGTTCTCCAGATGACGGGCCAGTCTCGGGTCACCATCATGGGAGATCTTCCTGGTAGAAACCATCTCGTAAAAACGTTGCGTGGCCGGTCCCATTCTGCCCAGCGTCTGCGGGAACACAACGACCGGCAGTCCCTCATCTTCTAGATCCTCCGCCGCGTCCAGCCATAGGTATTCGTCCCAGGCGATCTCACGTACACGGTAGTCCCGGCAGGCCTGGCGGATAGCGTCCTTGACAACACCTCGGGGCACGCGCCAGTCCGCATCATCGGATGGTTTCTCCCACAGGCCTATAACTTTGATTCTCGGGTCCGACTCGATGGTGACCGCGACAAGAGCAGTGCAGTCCCCGTTCTTCGAGCCGTCGAATCCGAGAACAACACCCTTACGGGGCTGTACGAAACCACGGTCGGAATCACGGCAGGCTTCCCAGCTTCCCTGCGGGAGCCATGCCTTCGCCTGGCTGACCCACTGGTTGAGTCTCTTGGTCCTGAACTCGTTCTCATGAACCTTCCTGACAACGGAGGAGAAGTCCTCTGGATCGATAAGATCCCCGTAACCCGGATTTGCGGCTTCCCAGACGGCGGGGTCACGGTGGTCTGCGCCTTTCGGCGCCCCGTACCACACCATGAAGAACGTGGGGTCTGTCTCTTCGCCATTGGCGATCTTCTCGCCGTGCTGGAAACGGCGGTAGCAAATGGAGTCACCACCGGTCTGGTCCGTTTTTACCCCGGCGGTTGTGATGATGATCAGCAGCGGGTCCTTGCGGGCTCCGAAAGCCTGTACCATAACGTTGTACAGCTCGTCGGTGGGCGCTGCGTGAAGCTCGTCGTAGATGACTACGGAAGGGTTAAGACCTTCCTTCGTGAAAGCCTCGGAAGAAAGAACCTTATAGATGGAACCGTTCTCCGTGTACTCCAGTGCGTCCCGGTAGATCTTGATCATGCCACCCTGGGAGGCGTCCAGCTCCGGGTCCAGTTCCACCATCCTGCGGGCGACGTTAAAAACGATCCTGGCCTGGTCCTTGTCCGCAGCACAGGAATAGACCTCTGCGCCAGGGTCACTGCCAATAAGACCGTAGAGGCCATAGGAGGAACCAAGAGCGCTCTTTCCGTTCTTACGGGGAAGGCCGATCAGTGCCTCACGATGACGAAGCCTGCCATCAGGACGCCTGGCAAAAACACGGGCGGTATCGATGGACTGCCATGGCCGCATTCGCAGCAGCGTACCGGCGGATCCTCCCCAGGACTCCTTGGTAATCCGGCAGTAGGACTCTATGAATTCCGTGACAATGGCACCTTCGCCGCGCTCGATATCAGCGTCGGGCACCGGGGTCATGATCAGAGGAACAGCAGACATTTCAGAATTCACCTTTTAGTATACCAGCCATGATTGTTACCGGCGTCATTTATGTAACTTTTGGCATAGGCCCGGAGTCATCCCCGTTAGCCTGTGACCTCCTGCGGAGCCTGATGTTCTCTCGGTTGAGCCGGATAATCTCATCGTTCTGGTCAGTGAGCTGGCTGCCCTGACGCTGGACTTCCCGCTCTAGCTGGTCGATGGTGCCCTCATAGATGGTTTTCGCACGGCCCCATGCGTCATTGTCCACCGAACGGAAATATGACCCAGGATCCTGCTGAGTCACCTGAGTAGATACGGCACGGGTAGACGCCATCCAGATAACAACTGTGATTGCAATTCCGATGACACCGATGATAAGAGCTACGAGAGTTCCTGGGTCCATTTACCGATCCTCCACCTTAAATCTTCTCTGCTCAGGCCAGAAGGAAACGATGCCGGTCAGCATGGCGAAGCCCAGGAAAACCGTGGCGGTAATCCACCCGTAGGGGTTGGAGCCATTGAACCAGGCCACGAACATCTGCATTCCCCAGAGGAACTGAATAAGAACGGACAATGAGAAAGCCAGCCTGTCCCAGATTGCAAAAGCCTCCACCAGGCATATGACCCCCGCCATAATCCACGCAATGCCCCATGCCAGAGATGACGGGAAAAGGTGGATAACAGCGAGTGCAGGATTGGTGATCGAGATCAGTGACCACCCGTAAACAAAATCAATCAGGGCGAGGAACAGAAGAAAGCTTCCTCTCCGCCCCACGCGGACTACCAGTCCCCTCAGCTTGTTCAGCATCAGCTTGCCTTTCCCTTGCGTTTTTCACTTATCTTTTTCTGGAGACCGGCCATCTTGGACTGACGCTCAATTTCGGCCAGGCCAAGACGTGCCCTGTCAGTGGGACTGAAGCCTATGGTTGAAAGGCATTTACGGATCACTGCTTCCGCGTCACGGATCTCACGGAGCAGCGGGTTGGCGGCCATATGACCGGCGTACCCCTTTACGATAAGGCCGGTCTTATCGATCTCCTCGCGGAATGCCGTGATGTCGTCATAGGCCCGGGAGACCATTTCCACCCAGTGGTAATCCTGGTCCGGGTGCAGCCATATTCTACCAGCGGTCCATACCTTGTGCCATTCCTCGACTCCCCTGGGGCCAAGGCCATCCGGAGGGTCTGGAGTTACCGCTACCACTTTCCCGGTGACTACCATATCGGTGCCAGGGCGGTGACCGCCCGGGAGCAGGCCGTCTCCCCGGGCTGATATCTCCCGGCGCTCTCTCGGGATTGGCGGTCGTCCTGCTGGCATTAAACCCTCTTAATGATCTCTACCGGATTGGAAGTGTTACCGAAATCGAACCACTCCCCGTCCGGGCGGATTCGTTCACGGGAGAAATGCTTATGCAGCCAGTCCTCATACTGAAAGGAGTCAGGACGGTACATGATCGCCTTCACTTCCAGCCGCCACGGGCATCCCGTCTGAAGAGTAGCCAGCCGCTTTTTAAGATCCTTCGTAACGCCGATCTTGACGATACCGTTGAAATGAGGATCCTCGAAGCCGATGATATAGAGGCAAAGGCTGGATGCCGGTTCCCTCCTAGTAGTCGTCGTCCGGCTGCTCGATCTGAATAGTATGTCTCGTAGTGCCATTACCGTTGCCTCCCGATATCTTATGACTAATTATAGTGGCGGAGATCACCTGGTTCCCTTCCTGGGCTTTTGTCAGCGCGCCTTCAAGAATCTTCCAGCTTGTCACAGTGTCCAGCCGAATGCGAAGAATGAACCCGAGGGCTGTAACGAACCCGGTAGCCATGCTGATAACGGCAATAGCAAGAAGCATCAGGATAGATCCCTGGAATATCACCGCTACGATTGAGGCGACAGTGATTCCCAGAACCAGTCCTATCACGCTAGCGGTGATGGTCAGCCTGGATATTATCTTACGCATTCTCGTACCACCTCATGATGCCGTCCTTCGGGTAGATGTGAGGTGCCCTCGGCCCGTTCCCCCTGCGTCCCACCGACTCGGGGAACTTACCGTCCATTGCGGCTACGCTCCTGTCTCTTGCCTTCCGGATAGCAGCCAGGGTCTTTCCTGAACATAGACGCTGAGCCTCCGCCAGGGTTACTGTCTCCAGCGTTGGGACTACCTTAACGTCGTCCTTAACGATCTCCCCGGTGATCACCGGTATCGCGGGAAGTGGATCACTTACGACAGCAGGCACTGATGTCCATGTCGGGAAGGGGGTGACGGTTCCATTGCTGGCCAGCTCCCTGGCCTCCGCCCCGGTCAGGTAGGCCACCTGGCACATCTGGATCTTTGATGTCACGACCTGAACCCGGCCAGGCTTCATTGACCTCGGTGGCATATCATGCTCGGGGACCAGCATCTTCCAGGCATTGCGGGTATAACGGCCGAGAATACGGATGCCCATATTCTCACGGGCTGCTCCTGAGCCTGCCGCGAGTGCCGTCATCATCTGCGCTACAGCGAACATGTTGATTCTCACCTGACGGCCCATGAAGAGCGCGCCCTCCAGGGCCTCGATAGCCGGTGACTTCTTCCCCTCATCCTTGGCCCGGTTGTCCGTCCAGTAGCGACGGAGCCTTGCCATTCCCTCGTTCATCTCCTCCGCGATAACCAGGATTCTCGGTCCTACGTTAGCATGGACTTCACCTTCAAGGTCCACACCTACATCGGCCACCTGGGTACGGCGGTTAATCTCATGCTCCAGCCATAGAAGTGCGTCATGAATCTCCTTGATAGAACGTGCATAGCGGACGTTCGGAAGATCTCTGGCCCAGGTATGGGAAAGTCGCTTGATGTCGAGGATCATGACGATACCGCCATTGTGGAGGATCTGTGCTGCGGCAAGACGGGCCAGTTGTGACTTGCCTCCGCCTGCTGCGATGGATAGGCCGAAGTGGGGCGAATCCGCCGCGATGCTTACCCTTACCACTTCGTTACCACGGCCAAGTCCAAGCACCACACTGTCCTGGGTGCTGGCCTCGATAGCCGGAACGATGTCGGCCAGGGAGACCTTCTCCGGTGGTGGCTCCTGGGACTTCACTTCCACCCAGGATGAGTTGTCTTTCAGGTTCCAGACTACGGCGGAGTCATCAGCCATTCCCACCGTTTCCCTGATTATGTTCGTGATCTTGGTTCGGTCACCGTCACCAGGATGGAAGTTCTTGGGCAGGAGGGCGCGAACGGTGTTGCGGTCAGAGGAAACATTGATCCACTGCCTCGGCTTGGCATTCAATGGGACACCCACTACCGGGGCCAGTGTCTTGTGGAGAGGCTTGGCCACAGTCTTATCGTTCTTGAACCGGACCCGGATCTTCGTCACTCTCCAGACGAACTCGCCAACGATCATAAAGACACAAGCCACAAGAAACAAATCCCATCGAAAAGCAAAGGTGGACCCGGGAAGGTACACGTTAGCTAGCCAGGTGAAGAGGGCGACTGGCGGGCCAAGGGTCCATCCTGTACGCTGGAGCGCTTTGTGCACACGGATCTTAGCCTCGTAGCCCCCCTGGTTAGGATCATAGACCGCCTTATAGCGGTGTTTGTTATCCTTGCTGATACCGTGGTGCTGCCGCCCGGAGAACCAGCGGTAGAGAACAGGCAGAAGCCCATGACGGCGCACATGCGCCCGGAAGGACTGGTACAGTCCAGCGATAACGATCATGATCACGCCTAGCAAGATCAACGCCGCAAGGATCATGAGACACACCTCATCTGGAGGAGGCCTTCTGTCATGATGTTTCTTGGTATGTTTCGGTTAGTTTGCCTCATGGTTAGTTCTAAGCCCTCTCGCCTCTCTCACGCTGGCAAAAGCCATTAGCCAGGCTAATGAGTCTTGCTAACTAAGCCATTCTTTTCCGGCTGCAAAAACCATTAGCACGGGTAACTACCGCCGGTTTGACTTCCGGGGCTCCAGCGGGTAATCTCTAGGTATGAATACCGCACCGAGGATCACAGCCCGCACCTGCAACGGTCACCTGCATGTCAGGGTCCGGCACGGCTGGATAGACGCCGAAGGACTGACCGCAGTGATCATTATTATCATTATAGTGGCCGCACGAATCGCGCGGGCGCTTGTGCTCATGATGACCAGGATAACCGTCCGTGCCATCATGCTCATCGTCCCGGTGGCCGCGCGGCTGGTCAAGATCGTTACTATATGGTCTGCCCGCCATCTGGCCGGTATCGTTCTGGCCTTCCGCGCTTTCTACGTGCCGTAGTGGTTATCGAGGATGAATTTCTCCCAATCGGCCGGAGTGACATGCCGGTAATCCCTCGGTGACGGGCACGGCAGATTAGCCCGGTCATACCCGTATGCGGCCAGTGAGCTGCACACGATATGGCCGGGCAGTTTGCCGTCCACCTTCTCATGCCAGATATCCGCCAGCCCGAATTTACGGGAGAATATCTGCCCGCCATCCTCAGCTATAGCAGCCCAATCGTAGGCCGTACCTATCATCGCTTCCATGATGACGGCAATGGACATTCTGGCCTCATCGGTAATCGCCTGGCTTGTGTTGGCAACGGTCAGCGGGTGAGCGATGTATTTGGCGCAGTCCACCCATCCAACACCCCCTGGGCGGCCCTCTATGCCCCACAGAACGCCGTTGGGCGCGATGTGGTGGACTACTGCCACATGATGCGCTGCGGGCTCACCGTCGAATACAGCGCCGATCTCGATCGACTCAGCGACGACAGAGGATCCTCCGCAGATCACCAGAATGCTGGCGGGTTTGAGGTCTTTGGTGTTGATCATGGTTTTACTCCCTTGCGGATATTGCATCCCAGATGGGCCGCTTGCACATTATCCCAGACATGCCCACCACCCCTGGACATGGCAATAATGTGATCAATGGAACCGTATCCCGGATCCGGGTATTTGACATCTCTCCTGATCACGGGAAAGTCACAGCCAAGCTGACATAGCCAATTGTCACGGTCTAGGACATCCTCTCTAGTGATAGATCGATCGAACGGGACACCAAAGCGTTTGGCACGGGCACGGTGGTTTTTGGGAAGTGGAATGTAGTCTGCCCATTTGATCCGATTGGCTTCACCCGCGCCGCGAGACGCCCTTTTCTGGGCGCATGGACGGCTGCATGTCATAGCTTGGTTCCGTTTTGCCATGAATATTTCGCCGCATTCGGGACAGATTTTCTCGTATTTGGCTATTTCATGATCATGACGCCATGTATTCCGGCAGATTCGAGAACAAAACCGTCCTACAGGGTTTCCTCGGGTGTAAACCGACCCGCACCGGTCACAATTTCTAGTTTGGGGTCCTCTGTAACCTTTCCGGATTCGCTCTTGTTCTTGCCGTGCTGTTTTTCGGCATACGTCCGAGCAATATCGGGTCGGGCGACCCGCTGATGCAATGACCTGCTGAAACTCTGCTTCGCAGTAGCCGCAGATCAATACCTTTATCTTCATAAATGCAGTATATCAGCGGTGATGGGAGTGGGGAGGTGGGTGCATAACTATGCAGGTCAGGACCATGATCATCTAAAACCGGGAAACATACGGCGCAAAGTGTACAGACTGGCGAAGCACGGGTCCGTAAGGCCATTGTTTGGCGACTTTTGACCCCCCTACCCCTGCCATTCCCCTATTGGTATGCAAATGACTGCATAACTATGCACAGTGCCATTGTATCTGCCTGCCTGATGAATGGCACGTGATAGGCACGGGCACGGCACCCTATTGGCAGGTCATAGGCACAGTGGCCACGGTGCCCGGTCACCATCCCTACTGGCATTGGGCACGGCTGAGTGGTGACCATGGCAAGCATGCCTATTTACCTCCGCTATGCATGGTCACTGATGACCATGGTTGTTAGCTAGGCTAATGGCATGCTATGCGCATATAGGGACTGCCCGCCTATGCATAGGGACTGTCACCCCATCACCAGTGGCCAGCCTGCCTGCTATGCACAGACCATGGCCACGTATGGGCACAGTGCCAGGCCACTAGCTGGGCACGGTGCGCACTGGTGGCCAGCCTGCCTGCCCTACTGCCTGCCCGGCCCGCTAGCTACGGCCAGCCTGCCTGCCCTGCGTGCTAGCTGCGCGGCCCCACATGCCACGGTGGCAGCCTGCCAGCCTGCCCGGGTGCACCGGCCCTAGGTCGGTAGCTAGTCCGCTCTGCCTGCCCCGTGGTGGGCATGCGCGACCAGGTAGCACACATGAGAGTGACTCTCACTTACATAAGGCCTGGTCAGGGGGCCGCCGGGATAGCTGTATCTCGATATTCAGTGGCCAGCCTGCCGCTAGCCTGCCCTCCCACGTATATGCAGGTCAGAGGGCATGCTCACTATGCGGTAGTTAGTTAGCAGCAGTAACGACTGAACCGGACATATGGGTGCATAATCAAGATCAACAAATAAAGTTTCAAGATTCTTTAGCGGACGTTTCCGCAGGTCAGACGGGGTGATACCCGTGGAATCGGACATATCGGTGTTGACTCTGCCCAGATATCTACTTAAGCTCAGCGTAGCTTCACAGAACGGCAGCAAGGCAAGGCGGTTGGAACAGCCGCCGGGTTCGCGGGTAAGGCCCCGATTCACGGGCACGCCAGCACCGGCCAGACTTTCACCGCACCGGGGCTACAACTCCCATGCAAAACGCGAGTATGGGATCCCCCGCCACAAGGGCAATGCCTGAAAATGACACCCCTCTTGCTAACTGGCACATCGTGAGATTCCGCCTCTGTTCAGCGCGTGACCGTTCGGGCTATCTGCCCTGGTCCGCATGCGCAACGTGTGCACGGGAATCTCTTCCGAACTAACGTTTTACCGCTTTTCCAGATAGTTTCACCGATCACAACCTAGGAAGATACAGCGCACCCAATCCGGCAGACTTAACCGTCTGGTGGATTGCTAGCCTGTTGATTGCCTGGCACGGTTCGCGACCGATTGTGATCGCTACGGCAACGCTGCGCATGGTGGCCAGCGGATGATAGCCCGTGACGGTTCGATTCCGTCCGTTGCCACGTAAGGCAGAGAATCACTTGAGCTAGTGCTCTTACTGGCGGATAGGCACCATGCCTATCCGCTCGGTATGTCCGCTAGACCAACCAAGCGAGGGGCAAAAATGGACATCACCGTCAACGTCTATGTCGGGGCGGATAACGCTACCGGCACAATCGACACTGACAAGATCGCTGCAATTGCCGCACGCAGGCACGATGGCTTCACTATCCTGCCCGCGCTTGGCTACTGGCAGGGACAGTCCGAACCGTCCGTCATGATCGTTATCGCTGACGACAGTGACAAGATCTCTGCCACCGTCAGCGACCTGGGCCGCGAATTGGCGCAAGACGCCATTGCAGTTCAGACCGTCAACCCACTCACTTTCGTGAGCGATTACCGCTAGCTGATTTGTCCGGGCACGGTGCGAACCGTGCCCGTTCATGTTCGCTAGACCCAACGATGAAAGGTACTGACATGACATTCCGCACCGGCGACCGTGTATGGTCCGCTAACGGCAATCTCGGCACCGTGACCAACGTTTCCGACGGTAGCCTGCTGGTCTCTGTCCTGCTGGACACCGGGCACACCGTTACCTGCCTGGCCAGGCTGTGCACGGTTGCGCCATACGTGATCGATCCCGCCAACCTCACCGATGCGGAGATGGCCGCCGGTATCCAGCGCGGACTGTCGGACGGTTCGCTCATCGACGCAGCCGACTGGATGGCGGCGAACGCGCCGGAAAGCCACCCATTCAACGATGATGGCAGCGATCCCGGCAACTGTGCCACGTGTCATTTCTTCCACAAGTGAGGATAGACGCCATGCGTAAGCCCACCAGCGTTCAGCTAGCAAACGCTCGCAGGTCCATTCCTGTGCATCACCCGGCAACGCCGGACTTGCGCGAGTCATGGTCCGTGGATAACCCGCACGGTGCGGAAATCCACTACCCAACGCACGATGAGGCAGCCGCAGCGGCGCGCACCGGTATTTACTGACCGGTAGTGAGCACGGCGCACAATCTCCCGGGAATGTGCGCGGTGTCCTTTACCGGACCAACCAAAAATCCTGCACATGAGAGGCCCTAAAATGAACACCAATCGAATCGCAGAAATGACGGCACGATTGCACACCGCATGGAATGCCGCCACTGATGACCAGATTGCACGCGGGCGGGTATGGTATCCAGTCGCGCATGACCTGGCAGAAATGATCGGCAACGGCGATGTCCGTACCGGTGCCGGTATCATCGCGGCACTGTCCCCCCGCATGCAGTGGGACCGTAACGCGCGGCTGGCCATCGATGCTGGCAACGGCAACGTGCACGGCGCGATGGGAGCGAGTCTGACAAAGGTCCAGCGCATCATAGACGGTGAGGATCCGGCCGATGTTCTGCCCGCCGACGCCAAAACCGGGCACTTTTTCCAGAACATCCTGAACCCGGCCGACCCTGCCTATGTCACGATCGACGCGTGGGCATATCGCGCCGCTACCGGCGACTGGTCCGCAGCCGGGCCCAAGAATGCGCGTGACTATGCGGAGGTTGCCGCTGCCTACATCGCATTCGCTGATGACATTGGCGAGATTGCCAGCGTTGGCCAGGCCGGTGTCTGGATCTGGGCACGGGAGACCAAGCACTAGAGAGGAGCATCATGAAGCGATCAACCGTCCGCGCGTTTGCCATCCTGGCACTTATCGCTCTTACCCTGGTTATCATCGCTATTCTGGCATTTCTCGCCATTAGCATAGCGCTGGTGATCTAGTGCTCTCAATCGTGATCAGCCTCACGGCTGATCTCGGTTGTGTCCGCTAGGTCGAAATGAAAGGACAGAAACAATGGCCAGCACCGAACTATGCAGGCGATTCCCCTCACATCAGGGATTCGCTACCAAGTATGACATCCCTACCAACACTGACCTGACATCATATGCGCTTACCGCGCATATGGACGGACGGCTAAGTGATCACCGGCTGGCGCTGATTCTCACGTCATTCCGGTTGTATGCCGATAACGATCACTGGGCATCGATCGGAATCCGTGATCGCGCGCTACTCATGGCGGACGGTATGGGATATCAGGCTGAGCTAATCCGGATTGAGGCCACTGTCCGGCAGAGCTAGTGCTCTGCATGGCAACCTAGGTAAGCACGGTTATAGACCGTGACAAGTAGGCGACATATTGCCTAGCCTAGGTTGCCGTGCTGTCCGCTAGGTCCGTCAGCGATAACCGCTGGCATAATGAAAGGATACGGACATGTCCGCAGAGGGTCAGGACAAGATCTATACCATGATCACCGACAAGATCATGGACGCACTGAAGAATGGCACCGTGCCATGGCGTAAGCCCTGGACCGCTGGTGGATGGCTGCCAGTGTCGATGTCCAGCCGTAAGCCGTATCGTGGCGTCAACATATGGCTACTGGCCATGGAGGCCGCAGAGCGTGGATATGACTCACCGTTCTGGGGCACATTTAAGCACATTGCGGAACTGGGCGGCCAGGTCCGCAAAGGCGAAAAATCGTCAATCGTGGTTTTCTGGAAAAGAATCATGGTGGATGACAAGAATGCGCCTGACGGCAAGAAGGCCTTGTTCATGCTCCGCTACTATCGCGTGTTCAACGCCTGCCAGGCTGACGGTCTGCCGGATCGGTTTTACCCGGCTAAGGACAGTCCAGACAAGCCCGTAGAGGTGCTGGATGACGCGGAGGCCATCGTCAAGGGCTATCTGTCCGGTGACGGCCCTAGGCTGGTCAAGGTGGTTGGTAACCGTGCATTCTACACACCCGCTACGGACACGATCACGCTGCCAGAAGATGGGCAGTTCAGTTCAGCGGGCGGACGGTACTCGACCGTATTTCATGAGTGCGCCCATTCCACGGGTCACGCATCCCGGCTGAGCCGTCCCGGACTGACCGATTTTGATCACTTCGGTTCCGGTCAGTACGCGCAGGAAGAACTAGTGGCTGAAATGACTGCTTCCTACCTGGCCGGTGTCTGCGGTATTGACACCGAACTAGACCAGAGTGCGGCCTATATCGCTAGTTGGCTCACGAAACTAGCGAACGATCACAAGATGGTCATCAGGGCCGCTGCGCAGGCACAGCACGCCGCCGACCTTATCCGTGGAATCAGTCACACGAATAACGAGAGCTAGAGGGGTTTGATCGGGGCCAGCCCTGACGGTACAGCCTGGACTAGTTCTGTGCGGCCCTCAGCGTGGAGCTGAGGGCTTCGCAGTGCCAGCCCTAGGTCATCACAAGGGTTCGCAGATCGATCTTGTCAGGATCGCTTACAGAGACGGGAGGTGGGCACAGTGCACGCTGTGAAGGAGGCAGACAAGAAATTCCGCTGGCAGGTATGCCCACTGGACGGCTGCGGCAAGCGATACAAGCAATTTGCCGGTGCGCCGCTGGGCGCATGCGATGAATGCCTAGGTCGCTTGTGCGATGAATTCTGGATGGTCTACAACCGGAACCATCCAGCCAAGCACTCAACAGAGGGAGCAACGTAATGCGCCTGGTCAGAAACCATGTCCGTGTCGTCACGATTTTTGGGGCGGTATTCTCCAGTGCTGCGGCAACGCTGGCCGCGCTGGCCGCTATCGGCGTAATCGCGCCTCCGGCCGGTGCAGCCACCAGCCCGAAGCTTCCGGAATGGGTGCAGGTGGAGCACTACCGCTACAAGTCCAGTGGTGAGGCTTGCGTCCTGGTCGGCACAGCCGGGCACAAGCACGTTGGCGCGGTCTGCCGCGATGGCAGCGCACACCGGCTGCCGGACAGTACGCCGCATAACGCGCTCATCTCACCAAGTGCGCTGCCGCCCTGGCTTCACTCCTGGGGTGGTGGCCGGGTGATCGTGATCGGTGGCGGTAACGCTGACAGCACTCTGCGCCTCCGGGTGACCGGAGGTGTGGCTGAGAGCTAGACACTGCCTATCGGGGTGGTCCGGACTGTCGGACCACTCTGGTAGAGTGTGCCTAGATAAGCACACCGGCTAAGGCAGCAAGCATGATGCCGCTGCCAGGAAGAGAAGAGGAATGTCATGTCAAAGGAATTTCTGGGCGAGGTCAAGGTCTGCCGCAGCGCCTACGCTGTGGACCGTTCGGAGCCGCTGTTCATTTACCTCGGCGTGTGCACCGTGCATAACCGGCCGGTTCGGGTGGACATGAACCGGAACTTCGGTTCATTCACACAGATCCCGTGCCCGGAAGGCGACACGGTGAAGGGTGAGCGGCTGAACGCGGTCACCACTACGCTGGAATGCGACGGATCATGCCGTTCCGCATTTCACTCCGAGTGCGTCTGCGGCTGCGGCGGAATGAATCACGGGCTGTCATTCCTTAACAAGCTGATCGCGGAGTCTGGTGGCACTCATTTCGTTACCGGTGCGGTGCTGGATGAGCAGCACGTCACCGATTCCGCGCTGGCCACGTGGCGCGTTCGCCGCCAGAAGGTGGAAGAGAAGCGCGTGCAGCGGCAGGCCGCAAAGGCTGACCATGCGCGTGTCGCCTTTGACGAGTGGGCGGAAGTGCACAGCGATGTCGTCCGTGCCCTGGACGGCTGGCATGAGCACCGTACCGACACGGCGTGGCAGGACGCTACCGGCGTTAAGTGGGGTGCCCACATTCTGGTGGACTTCGCTATCCAGACTCACGGCGGCTGGAACGGCAAGCCCAAGCCGCTGACTGAGAAGCAGATTGCCCTGGCATTCAAGCTGCTCGGTGAAGGTGCGGAGCGCGTGTCCAAGAATGCTGCACGGGCCGCCGACGCCAAGCCCGCACCGGAAGGCCGCGTCACGATTGACGGCACGATTGTCAAGGTCACGGCCCGTGAGGGATTCAGCTACGACCAGATTCAGCATCAGATGATCGTTTCGAGTGACGGATTCGCTGTGCTGATGACTCTGCCTACGGCGATAGCGCAGGAGGCCTACCGGCTGAGCACGTCCAGCACTCTGCGGGATTCTTACGACGGTCCCGATTACGAGGCCATCGGCGCGCGGCTGACCGGCGTTCTGAAGGGTGCTTTCATCCGGGTTACCGTGAATGTCGAGCGATCCCGCAAGGATGAGTCATTCGGCTTCGGGAAGCGTCCCAGCGTCGTTAGCTGGGAACTGCCTGGCAAGCAGAACTAGGCGGTAAGGTGGCCGGGTGCAATGCCCGGCCACCTCGATCAGAGGGGAAGCAATGAGAGACATCGATCACTACCGGCAATGGAACCGGGCATTCGATAGTGCCCGCGCCGCTGCGGCGGAAACTCTCGCCAATGACAGTGCGCTGGTCCTGCGATCAATACACGCCGGGCTCCAGAGTCATCTGTCGGAGAACCCGAACGACGCTCGCTCGCTGGGCTTGTGCGCCGGTATCACTGACGTGCTGGATCAGAGAGTGCAGCAATTCGAGCCGGAAGGGCCACAGGAGCCGGAGCGTGTTTACTACGTTCAGGTGAAAGCCAGCCCGCGAAGTCACACGCTCACTTACAAGGGCCCTTTTTTCATCCCGGTGGGGAGTACGGTAACGCTCCCGCCACTTCCGTGGATGAACCACGAATGGACCGCCGAGGTTATCGGCACCGATAAGGGTGAGGGGTACAACGGCGAGGGGTACAACGGCGATATCAAGTCCGTTCTTTCCGCTACCTTCAAGCAGCGGAACTAGTTCGTAAGGCACGTTACAGATACCACGTCCGTGTCCGGGGCTTGGGGATAGTGCCAGCACGCTACGCGACTGGCACGGTTACCGGTACGTAGTTGCCGGTAACTGATTCACCTGGGAGGTTTCGCAATGCCAGGCCATTAGGTGCCTGGTAAACAGCGGCCGGTAATGTGGGAGTGCCTGTTCTCGATAATTCAGCAAACGGAAGGAATGTGGAAAATGACACACCCAATCGTCACAATTGACAGTTTCAACCGTACGTGGGTCGGCGGCCGATTGCTGACTGCGGATGAGGCCCGGCGTTACTGGCTGGACCGGGACGCCGACCGCGCGAAACTACGCTAGGAGAGAGTGTCAGGGGGTGCCGGTACACTGGTGCTGGCACCCTTCACGGGACTGGGCGGTATCGACGGATAAGGAAAACCGCACGCGGACCTTATCCGGACCTGGGTTCGATTCCCAGCAGTTCCACGTAATTGCATAAAGTGTGTGCCCTGTTGAGGGTGTGCGTGCGGGCTAGCGAAAGCTAGCGGGGCCAGAAGCAAGCGCAAGACGCCTGGTCGCGCCGGATTTATCCGGCCCATGGTGGGGAGAAGCCCGAAAGGGCCTAATCGCATGTAAAGGCTGCATGCAGATCCTTTGGCAACGTCAATAAGACCATAGGTACGACGGGTTGGCCGGATTTGTGTGGCGGTAAGGTCTACTGCCCTGTCCCACGTGCCGCACGTACAACCCCATCGGGGCACACGTAAACCAATGAGAGAAGGAAACGGCATGACCATTATAGAGATACGGGCTCAGCTAGACGCTCAGATCGCCGAGCCGGTTAACATCAGGGGCATGACCCGTGACCAGCGCCGGGCGGATATGGACCGCTGGCTGGCGGACTGCCTGGCACAGAGCGAGCGGCTGGATGAGGAGCATTTGCTCCTCGGGATCGGCCGTACTGCTGCGGTTAACATGACGCACGAACTCATCTGGGAATGGCAGTATGCCACATCCTCCAGGTGGTTCCTGGCTCTTCCTGAGCGTTACATGACTCCCGATAGTATGTCTCGCCCGGACTGGGATCACAGCCACTACCCCCACGACGAGCACGGGAACATTGGCCGGGTTGCCACTCTTCAGCGCCCAGAGACCGCCGAGGATCGACGCGCTGCGGAGATGGTCCGCGCTGCGCTTGCAAGTAACGACTAAGCGCAACCGCGCTCTACGGAATCAGAAAGGTCAGGTCATGATTCTTACCTTCACCGAAACACCACTCAGTCCCGAAGATGCTTACGCCGCGCTGCGGGCGCTTGGATACGGCAGTAGGTTCGCCGGGCAGGCTGTCGCGGAGGCTGAGGCTGAGGGACAATTCTACGGCCCCGATCTCGAAGTCACCTCAAGTGACGCCGGGATCATGTTCACCGTTCGCAGCATTTAGGGAGGCAGCATGAAGGTACGTGTGGTCCTGGTGGTCGAGCTTGACCCGAAGGCCTGGCAGGAAGAGTACGGCGTGACCGATGTCCGCGAGGATGTCCGCGAGTACGTGCTGAACATGGCACAGAGTGAGATAGCACGAACCGGCGTTAGCGTTACGTTGGGAGGGTGACTGACGATGATAGCCCTAGGGCATTTCATCCTGGTCCTGATGGCGATATCCTTTGTGGCCGGTATGGCACATGAGATCTGGACTAAGATCCAGGCTGCTAAGGTAGCAAAGGCAGAAGCGGCAGAGCGGGACACCGAAGAGAGCACCCGGTGACCAGCTACTGCCCCCGGTGCCACCGCCCCTATGTGGACTGGGACCGGCACCTGAAGATCTGCACGGGAAGGAAGAGGTAACGATGGCCGGGTGCACTTGCGCGATGGGCCAGGGTCAGTGCGGGATCAACGCCTGTCACTGCACTACGACAATCATGGACTGCATTGTCCATGGCACAAGCGAGATCGCGCAGCGGGAGCGTGAGCTAGCTGAACCCGCACTGGTGCTGGTGATCGCTCACGACTACCGGGATTACGTGACCTGGTGCCGGGAGAACCCGGATACCTACCGGGACTGCCGCGTTATCTATGCCCGGGACGAGCGGTCATTGCAGGGCCTGGTGGGACCGGCTGAGGTAATCACGACTATGCGCGGCTACTTCCGGCGGGACATTATGGATATCCGCCGCGCCGTCCGTGTCGTTCAGCAGCATGCATAACAGAGAGGGCCGCCCCGAGAGGGGCGGCCCTTTTTTACTGTCTGAAACTAGTTGCTGATCGGCAAGCAAGGATCGCGGCCCTGAGAGCCCCTGTAAGCCCCGTAAATTCTGGACCCACCCGATCACCCCACCCCGGTGCCTTCAGGCCGTCTCCGTGGATCTGGGGGCCGGGAAGAGCTATCTGTGTCGTCTGCGCCAGGCTGAGTTGCACTTGAAAGTGAGCCGGGGCCAGATTACCTAGATCATTCCCACCCCCAAGGCGTTTGGGCACCAGATGCTCGGCAGTGATCATCTCTTCCAGCCCGAACGGCTGGCCGCAGATCACGCACGGGCGGCCGGTCTCCCTGGTATGCCTGACCATGGCACGGCGATTCTGGTCATACTCCGCGTCATACCCGCGAGCCTGCCGGGACGGACGGTTAGCCGGTTGCCTCCGCTGCTGTGGCGGGCGCAATGCCAGGCACGTATCGCACATCGAGGCCCGTACCGGCGTGCCACATACGAAACATGGCCGCTTAAGCATTAGCTCGCCTTGATCGTCAGAGGCCCGTAGAACACGACGAAAATCGCGTTATTGGTATCGGTGAGAGTGAGTTTCCACCATTGCACACCTGAAGTTGTAACGTTGGCGTGCGGGATAACAAGCTTAAGCTGACCGAGTGCAGAACTTACGATTGTCAGCCCGGAACCCACCTGGTAAAGAGTGGCCCCGCTGTCGAGCGCGTCCTTGGTGGCTTTCTGGTATGCCTTGGGAGTAAAACCTGTCAGCGGGAGAATTGCACCGTTCAGTGTGACATTAAGATTGAACGCGGTGTCACTGTTGGCCAGAACCATCAAAGGGAAGTATTGCGACATCTAGGTTTTCGCCCCTCCCAATCGGTCAGTAGTAATTGTCCCGCCGTGCCTGTCGGTTGCTATCTTCCCGCCGTAATTTACCGAGGCCGTATCGATAGAGCCCGCGAAACTATCATGCGAGATCGTGCCTGAGTAGTGGTCGGCCTGTGTGATCGTCCCGCCGAGGCCGGTGGTCAGCGTAAGGATAACCCCGACCACGGCAGCCAGCGTGTCTGCGCCTGCACCGGTATCAGCCAGGAACACGTGCACGGCCAGCGTCAGGATGTCCGAGCCCGCACCTGCCTCTGCCAGCGGCACAGCGGCACTGGTAGCCAGCGATGAGGATCCCGTCCCGGAATCGATTAGCTGTATGCCGGGTGTCAGTGTGTCCGCGCCGGAACCGCTATCAGCGAACGATACAGTCACCGTGACGGTAAGCGTGTCAGTCCCGGTGCCCGTATCCGCCAGGCCTGCCGTTGCCGTAACGCTGAGAGCGTCTGTACCGGTGCCGGAATCCGGGAGAGCCACCGGAGTACCGGTCGCTACTGAAAGGCTGTCAGATCCAGCCCCAGCGTCGGCCAGGGCTATGGCCGCGTTCGTGCCCAGCGAGTCGGTGCCTGTACCTGCATCAGACAGACTGACCGTTACAGTCAGCAGATCCGTGCCGGTGCCGGAATCGGTCAGGAAGGTTGTCAGGCCGGTGGTGAGCGAATCGCTGCCAGTGCCAGAATCAGATAGCGGAATACCGATCTTAAGAGAATCGGATCCCGAACCAGAATCCGTCAGTGGTGCGGTGGCTGTCAGTGACAGCGCGTCAGATCCTGCACCCGAATCAGTTAGCTGGACAGTAATAGCCAGCGAGTCGGTGCCTGTACCTGAATCAGATAGCAAGGTCTGCTGACCGGATAGCAGGATATCGCTACCTGTACCGGAATCAGAGAGTGCTATCCCGATGATAAGGGAATCTGCACCCGCGCCGCTGTCCGTTAGCTGGACCGAAGCCGAGGTGGTAACCGCGTCGGTGCCAGTACCCGAGTCAGATAGCCGGTTGGTTATTGCCAGCGCATCTGCGGCAGTGCCTGAATCGGTAAGTGATACCGCTGCACTTACCGCAAGGGCATCGGAGCCAGAGCCGCTATCTGTAAGGTTTACAGATACTGACAGTGCGTCCGTACCGGTGCCGGTATCTGCCAGCGGAACAGCGACCGATACCGTTAGCACATCGGAGCCGGTTCCCGCGTCGATCAGTGATTGTGCTGCCGCCGTGCTAAGTGCGTCTGTTCCTGCGCCTGAATCGGAAGTCCCAATCGCCGCATCGGCGGCTAGCGCATCAGCGCCCGTACCCGAGTCAGCAAGGGAAATGCTGGACGTGCCGTTAACGGCATCCGGAATGACCGGAGTAAGTCTCTTGCGTCCGCTTCGGTTCTGTCGCCAGTATTTACCCCCGTGCGGAATCGGGTAACCTGGGGGAGCCGCAGCCGCGCCCAGTACCTCGACCGCGACAATACCCCAGAAGTCCGAGTTAGACTCGGAGAATCCAGTAGTTACGGTTCCGCCGGTAGTAGTCCAGGTGCCACCGGCTGTGTTGTCGGCGGCAGTATTTCCGTCGCCACCCTGACTCCAGCGGGTAGTAGCCCCAGTGCCAGTTGCAGATATAGATCCGGCTAGGGAACCAACGCTGGCCGTTGCTGCTATCAGGTTGCCGCTGGTCGTACCGGTAACGTTGACCGATACCGAAGTACCCGACGTGAATGAAGTGAATACGGTGCCGAACCCGGAAGCACCGGTAAAGGTGATCGAGCCACCGGTAACATGGTTAGCACTGACATCAGAAAAGGTTACCGATACCGTGTTAGAACCTGTCGGCAGCGTATCTGATTTCAGTCCCCAGAAATCGATACCGCCAGGACCGACATTGTTAGCTGCTATCTGGCCCAGCCGGGAGAGCGCAACACCGCCATAGGAAACGGCGGTAACGGTAGAGCTTGTGCCGGTTCGGTAGTTGACGCCAACTACAATTGCATTACCAGCATTGGAATGCAGCCAGGTGCCGGGGCTAGTGGTTATCGCGGCGCCGGAAGCAGTAACGGCATCGAAGGCGACCATAGGTTACCGCCTTCTGTTAGTTCTCCCCATAGAACTTGTACCGGTCCATGCGGATAAGGTTGGCAGCGTTGGACGTGTTGCAGGCTACGCCAATGTGCAGGTCGTAGGTTACCGACTGCGAATAGTTGGTGATCGTGTTGGTGGATACGTTGTTGTCAGGCAGAGTTGCGAAGAAGGGGGAGATAAATCCCTTAGGTGATTTGATCTCTCCGAATGTGGTGAACTGAGATGTACCAGTAGCACCGCTGTCCTCATTGACGTTATCCATCCACATGTCCAGCTCCAGGCTATATGGATCCAGAGTTTGTGACGCGACCATTTGGAGTGTTGCGAAAGTTCCCAACAGCAAACCACCGCCCGCGCTGAATGCCGTACCGTGCGCAAATAGCCGGGGAGTGATCGTGAAGATAGGGCCGGTAGTGGTCGAGCCCATCTTGCCCCACGCCTTGAACTTCAGGGTACGGCCAACGGAAGTGTTGTTAAAGAAGTAATAGGCCGGAATCTTCGGGATCAGAATACCACCCATCAGGCTGGCTTCGGTGGTAAAGGTTGCCAAAGTAGTTCCAGCAGCGATAGACGCCGATAGAACTTCGTTCTTAGTCGGGGTGTAATCACTCATGGTTTATCCCGGAAGAAAATTGATATCTAGGTGTGGATCGAGAAGTAGGTCTCGAAGAAATTGTGCGATGGCCTCCCGAATAGCCTGATCGGAATCTCCATAGTGCAATGGCACTGCCATACTTCCGGGATTGGCACCGTTGTCTGGTAGTGTAGCCAATGTATCATCAGGCCGCAGGATCAAAAATGACACAGATAGACCCACTGGCTGGATGTCCGGAATATCTGTTCGCCACCCAGCGTCCATAATTTGCACATATGCCTTATTGTTCTGTGTCATGGAATTCCTTCCGATTAGGTAAAGCTAAGGGTTGCGGTAGCGGTCCAGGTTCCGCCTGCCTTGGTTCCTGCGCCAATGTTGGTCGAATGGTTCATCATCGGTGCGGTAGCGGTAACAGTCGGGCCTGCACTGGAGGTTCCCTGATCAACAGCGAATTCATTCCATGCGCCAACGGCATCGGTTGCACCGAAGGTGGCAACGAATACCACCGTGCCGGGGGTAGCTGCGGAGGTAACGGTCGGGAGCGCGCCGCAGAGCTTCCAGTTGTTACCGGTAAGGCTGGCTACCGAGCCCAGAGCGGTATCTGTCGCTGCGGCTGCGGAGACTGACGTACCGATCCCAATACGGCCCACGGTGGCTGAGAACAGCGTTGGGGAGCCAACCGTAACGGCCTTGAACAACTGACCCCAGCCAGCCTGGGTGATCAGGTTGCCATTATAGGTGAACTCCTCATACGGCTTAACACCCGCCTCCGCGAAATGATGCGGCTTAAGTATGATTGAATTTACTGGGATGCCGAATCGCATAAAAGCCCAGTTGGTCTGCTCCTCATCCCACTTCTGGACTACCAGCTTAGTGCGTTCACGGCCACTATCCACCATGGGAGCGGTCGCCTGGATCGCCATGTGGTCGAATCCAAACCCCTTGTCGATTGCCATGTGTTCCTCTCCTAAATGGATGTGGGCGTCCAGCCCGATGCTTTTAGTACGGTATAGAGAACCTGGCTAGCGCCAAGCGAGAAGTTTACCGGGAAGCTGTGAACCTCTATGAATGGCAGACCCTGCACCCGGATAAAACAGGTCCACAAAAGCTGACCCGCACTGAAGTTGTCGGACGCCAGCAAGGACGCGGAAAGGATACCGGTTCCTCCGGGCATATTGTTTCCCCGGATAATAGGGGTAACAATTGCCGCGCCGGTATCATCCGCCAGTGTGCCGCCAGCCACGAACAGCCAGTCGGCCGGTACGCCCGAGCCGAAGGCCTCAGTGAGAGTGACCAGATTGGCAGTCATTAGGCTAGCCCGCTGTCAATCTCCCACTGCTGGATAGCCGCTGCCAGGTTTCTGTCCCGGTGGCTGTAGTGGTAACGACCGGCCCATGGGCCAGCTACCGTGTCCAGCGTAACGTCCTTCAGCAGCGGGCCTGACGGATCCGGAGTCGGCGTAGGGTCAGGCGTAGGAGTGGGGTCTGGCGGGACCGGAGTCGGCGCAGGAGCGGTTACCGGAACCGGGACGGTGCAATCGCCCTCCTCGGCCAGCAGGCGTTCCATGGTGGCGTAGGAGAAGCTGAAGGTGCCATTCAGTCCCCAGGATTCTCCCCAGGAGTTTACCGCATAGAAAACCTTAGCCTCGGGATCTATGCCAAGAACCTCGACCTCATGGCCGCCACGGACATATGCGCTCTTGCCAATGGCCACATAACCGTTAACATCCGGTACGTCGAAGCTGGAATACCAGTTCATCCCGATTGCGGTTGGGCCATTCTGAAGAGCCAGCTCCATTGTGGCAATGTCGGTGCAGTGCGTATATCCGGATAGCATGCCCATCTGCACAGCAGCTTTGCATCCGTCGATTCCGTCCGAGCCGGTGTCGTTCGGCGGGTATGCGCCCGGGTACGGGTCGAGGGTAGTGGCCAGCGAATAGACCTTGACCGCCAGCGCCTCGTCCAGCACCGGATGATCCTTCAGCAGGTTCTCAAATACCGGTGTCGTACCTGTACATCCAACCACCGCATTACCGACACAGGATCCGCGATTACCCTGATCCAGCACGGGAATGCGGCGTGTCCATGCCTGAGCCACAATTCCACCGCGAGGTACTTTCGCCTGGAATGGGTAAAACGCACTGCGGGAGTCAGTATGGACATGACGGCCGAGTGGCATCCCGGCGATCTTAATCTCCGGGATGCGGCGGCGATAAATTGTTACGGTGGCCATTGGTTATTCCTATCGGGCGATGGTAAAGATCAGGAAGATCAGGACGACGATGAACAGAATCCACAGCAGGTGGATGCTGAATCCGCCAAAGCCGAATAGCATCAGCAGCAGGATGAGGACTAGAATCAGGGCCATTACCTATTTCCTTTCCTTATTTGCGGACCTATCTTTCGCGCATTGCTTACACTGACGCACTTCTTTTCCATTCCTCATCCGGGTGTAGAAGTCAGCATTGCTGTCCAGCCGATGTTTTCCGTTACCGCACAAGTGAGGAAGGCTTTTTCGTATAACTGCGTCGAATTTTCGGTGGCAGGAGGCACACATGGATACATATTCATCTTTGTCGCCCTGTTCACCTATTCGGTGCGCCCATTCATAAGGCCCTTCATGACCCCATGGGCAAGAGTTGGCGTTACCTAGAGCACGGTATACTCTGCCGTGCAGAGCACCGTATCCTGCATTATCGCCCTTCCAGACTGGATTAGCGTTTCCAAGTCGGGAACAGGTGCGAGAGCAGTACGTTCTTCTAACCTGGATCCATTTACTAACCGTACAAGCAGGACAGGTCTTGATTTCGTAGGGATGATGGGTGTCCCCATCAAAATATTTGTAAGTCATGGGTACATTATACCACCCGTATGCGTGACCTACTGACCTCCTTTTTGTTGATACCCCTTTACAAACGCTTCCGCATTAGGCTCAAGAACCGCATCGATTTCGTCAAGGAGGTCATCGACATCCTCGGTTAGCTTGTCGTTCTGGATATTGGCTACCTTGTCATCGGTCTTTTCGGGCTGCCTGGTTTTCTGGACCTGAACTTGCTTCTGCTTCTGGTGCATAACCCACCCTCCGCGTACAAAAAGGGGACGGGACCGGATGGTCTCGCCCCTTGGCACAATTCCAGACTTTTCCCTTCACTCAACAGTGGTGAACTTTTATTGGCTGCTGGAGCTGGACTCGAACCAACATTGTCCTGACTCAGAATCAGGAGGGCTACCGATTACCCCACCCAGCATTGGAGGTGTTTCGTATGGAGTCGAACCAAAGAGAGAACCGCAGAACTCCTGCCGATTTAGTACGGCCCATAGCTGGCAAGTGGCGGATCGAACACCTTGAGCGCGGGGTTGGAAGCCGCGACCGGCCCAGCCGGTTTATCTACTCACCATTGAGAGAGCTGATTTTCAGCTCTCTGTCTTACTGTTAGCCGAACAGGCGCTTGGTGGCTTCGCGACGTGCCGCACTGTAGGCGTCACGTGCTACCTGCAAGTCAGCCGCTGCCGCCTGTACTGCCGGGTCTGCGCTGATCTCGGCTGCCGGGTTCGTATGAGCGGCATCCCACTCTGCACTAGCCCGTGGACTGAGGGTGTCCTTAAACAGCATTTTCTCCTCCTATCAACCGGTCTGCGACCGGTAACGTTACGGCCTGTTTTGGCCGTACCATTTGCTGACCTAGCTGGATTCGAACCAGCACCTTCCGGATTAACAGTCCGACGCTCTGCCGTTGAGCTATAGATCATTATTGCGGGAGTACCCTTCCCGCTCCAGGGCGACAAGTTACCACCGGTTTCCCGGCCGCTCCCCTTGCTCCCCCAGACAGCGCGCGTTCTGCCTGGGCTACCCTGCCCGAGTCTCTGATGATTCGATGATACGTTTAACTAATCATTCTGGTCACGACGAGTGGTGGTGCCCTGCATCCGGCACGCAATTCCACGTGTCATCCTGCGTCAGGTGGCTATGATACTCGGCGTGCTGGTGAGCCGGGCAGTGATCGGAACCCCTCGTACCAAGCGGACTGCATCCACCACCACCAGATACCAGGGCCACCCCAGCGGCCACCGCTGCCAGCTTCATAACGATATGGTGCCTCAGCCACATCTCAGTTCCTCTCGTAGGGTCTGTGCGGCCCTCAGATCGTCTGTAAGGCCCTGAAACTCGCTGGGCTAGGGAATCACCCTACCCCGGGTTCTACAAGTCGCCAGCGGCCAGCTCAAGCCCGCGCAGCCACCATGGAGAGCCTTCGGGGTTCTCGTCCATCAGTTCCCAGCCTCGCTCTTTCCATGCTTCCATGCTTGCCTCCCTCTTACGTGGACCTGGCGGGATTCGAACCCGCGAGCACCACAGCGTTCAGGCGAGGGGTCTCGCTTCACCGCTGACGACTAGTCGGTTTCAGGCCCTTAGATGCGGAGGCGGGATTTGAACCTCTTAGCTGCGATCTCCAGATTATGAGTCTGGCGAGGACGACCGAACTCCTCTACTCCGCATTGATCTTTCACTGCTTAGTATACCAGCAGTAGAAGCCCCAGCCGGGTTCGAACCGGCGTAACCTGGGTTGCAGCCAGGCACCTCACCACTCGGCCATGGGACTTAGCCTGCCTACCGTAGGTGCGGGGCTGATCATTGTCAGCCGTCTAACTGGGGTAGGTCAGGACCTTTCGAAAAATACGCTGATCGGAGTTCCCGCCATCTGATCAGGAGCAGCGGCCACGGCAGTGACCACGGGTTGCTGTGAACGGGCTCATACGAGCTATTACCGTTCCGCGTAATCAGGTCTGCCGACCTGTCTCGTGAGGTCCCCTGGACCTCTTAGCGCGGGTGATGGGATTCGAACCCACATGCATCCAGTTACCTTTTCGACTGTTTAGGAAACAGAGAGGATACACCCGTGTGTCTAAACGATCTTGAACTTTTGTACCTCCGGAGCGGGCCGGAAGCCCGGAATTCATTCCGTACCCCCGCTAGGAATCGAACCTAGCTTGCCAACGGCGTGAGTTTTACAGACTCACTGCTGCACCAGCAGCACGAAGGTGTGGTGACGAGCCAGCCATCGAAGGACAACGCTTGAGAGTTTATGAGGCTCTCTCGGCCAACCTGCGCCCGTCTTGTGTAGACCCGGTGGGACTCGAACCCACGATTACCTGTTTGTAGGACAGGAGCCCTTGCCGCTGGACGACGAGTCTGTATTTTTACTGCGCACTCCTGACAGGGGTCGAACCTGCATGATCCATTACCCTTTCATCTGGTTCGAAGCCAGAGGGGATACAGGAGCCTATATCTTACGCGCACCCAGAAGGACTCGAACCTTCACAAGACGCGGCTCCGCAAGCCGCCGCACGTCCCTCGTGCTGTGGATGCTAGCCCGGAGTCTCTCTATATCCCGCCTGTCGGCTCTCCGGATCACCTTTCGGTGCTGCCCTGCGGCAGGGGACAAATGGAGGGGCGTTCTCTCCGCTGAACTATCACTCGTAACTGCACCGATATCAAATGCAGCCTCCCAGCCTACTTGCGCGCTTACTCGGCGGGAAGAGAGTGAGCCGGATTCGAACCGACGTTTCCCCTTTGCGGTGACTACGGGATTTGAACCCGCGATCTTCCGGGTGACAACCGGGTGCTCTGCCTGACTGAGCTAAATCACCTTGGACAGTTTTGTTGTAAGGACTTCTGCCAACCTTCAGGCGGGTACTTCCATCGCAGTTTAAGAGCTACTAGTATCACCGCTTCGAGCCAGGTACGGGAATCGAACCCGCGCCGCTAATCCGGGGTGAAAACCCGGCGACTCCTAAGCCAACAGAGTAAACCTGGCGGGAGTGAGTGCTCTTTATCGCTCTGAGCTATATCCGGACTCGCCTAGGTTACCGGTAATAGGAGCGCGCGACTGCTCCGACCTCTCACCGTACCGATGACCGGAATCGAACCGGCAACTCCTCTGCTTGAGGGGCAGGGTGCGAACCACCAGATGGCGCGCATCGGCTTGAGTCCAGCAACAACCGTACTGGACTAGATCAGTCGCGTAGCGTGCTGATCTTTATCTATTGTAGTACCTGTTGATCATGTCAGCAGGCTCCTGCGAAGCTGGCGGGCTGATCACGATCACAACCTTGCCCTCTTCCGTGCTGTTGTAGACCCGAAGCTCTGATCCATCGGGGATCTCGACTCCTGAGATAATCTCTGGCTTCAGATCACCACATGATGTGATGACCCTCAGTGGGCCATAGGATGCTACGTTTCCCATTGTACCACACCTCCTACGCACCCCTGACAGGACTCGAACCTGCATCCTCCGTTATGCACCACTGGTTTAGAAAACCGGGCCATTACAGGGGCTTGAGCTGCCTACCGTATATACGGGGTGGATCTTCGTCCACCGTATAATCGGGGTAGGTCAGCTACGCTACGATGGTACTCGCCAGGGCGAGATCCTTGAAGTTCTGGGCAGCGCCACCGGCCAGGTTGATCGTGAACTTCCTGTGCGGAAGTCCGGTCAGCCTGCCGTTCACCTGTGCTACCAGGATCCAGTGCCAGTTGTGACTGATACCAACTCCGTCCATGGCCAGGAACGGGATGCTCACCGCATTCCCGGTGAACCCGCCGTTACCTTCCAGGTGAACCGGGGGTACTACGATGACGGCCCCGGTGTTCATGTCGAGCACAAAATCATCCACCTCGAAGTGCAGACTGCCAATTTCACCTGTTGATCCGTCCAGGCTAGCTACGGAGATGTTCACTGTTACGTAATCGTATGCCATGGTTTCCTTTCCGTACCCCTACAAGGACTCGAACCTTGAACCAACGGATTAAAAGTCCGCTGCTCTACGCAATTGAGCTACAGAGGCGTGAATGGGTGCCGAGTACGCGGGCGGGGGCACCCAATGGTCCCTATCGCGCCTGGTTTCCGAGGCCAGTGTTTACGGAGCGCGATTGCGTACTACCAGTGGGCCGTGTAGGGATTGAACCTACGACGCGCTGTTCATAGGACAGCCGCTCTTACCACTGAGCTAACGGCCTGTAGGCCCCCTAGGATTTGAACCTAGAACCGGGTGTTCATCGGACACCTGCTCTAACCAATTGGAGCTAGAGGCCCTCGCAATACTCGCAACCTGGGCACCTTTGCTTGTGTGTTCTAACTCGATGACAGTTAGCGCAAACCAGATCGCACTTCTTTATTTCTTCACGCAGACGATCTATCCCTACAACCACCCACTTGGAAATGGCAAAGGATTTCATCGTGGGATCTCTATGATCGAAATCCATTACGAATGGTGGGTACTTATTACCGCAATCGAAGCAAGCCCCGCCCGCTTCCTGCACCAGCATGACCTTCACAGTACGACGACGTTTCGCAACGTATCGTCCTGTTCTTTGGGCGAAACAAGTCTTACATGTTGAAAACGTTTCGCTAGAACGGGCACCCGAGCGGGAGTAAAAATCCGTCAGGGGTTTAGTCTGTAGGCACTTGGTACATTGCTTCATGCCTACATTGTATCAGCCGGTGTATTAACCAACGACTAAGCGGAGTAGGAGGGAGTCGAACCCCCATAGGATTTCTCCCTGCGGTTTTCAAGACCGTTACGCACGCCTATGTTAGCTACTCCGTGTTACTTACGAGGAGTGAGCGGGATTCGAACCCGCGAGGGAGTTACCCCTACCACCTTAGCAGGGTGGCGCCATAAACCTGACTCGTGCCACCACTCCGTAACGACCGGGAGTACGGGACTGCACCCGAAGTCCAGGGTTTTAGCCGCTGAACCTGCCATGGGTCTCCATGGTCTTTCCCGGCCTTGTGGCCCCCGTGGGATTCGAACCCACACTGTACTGGTTCTAAGCCAGTCGCCTCCTGCCGTTGGGCTAGAGAGCCGTAACGCGGTCGTGCTGTGACAAGGCCAATGGCCACTGGTTGGCAATCCAGCCCACTGTCAATATTAACCCGCCACAGACCTGGGTCCCCGTTGCCAATCTGGAGAGAGTTCCAGTGTCTATTGCCGTACCGCGAGGGAGTTGCTAGCACTCCCCGAGCAGATGACCAGGATCGAACTGGCGATCTCCACCTTGGCAAGGTGACGCGCTACCACTGCGCTACATCTGCGTGTCGGGTCAGGTTTGAGTCTAGAGCACCAGCACGCTTTCCAGTGCATATCCTAGTCACTCCTAAACTGACCCTGGGTAATTTGAGGCTTGGCACCGTCGTGCGTACCCCTTACACCCGAGCGTGACCGGGAGGGCAAGTTACCCAATGCCCCTTGCTGGTGGACCAGGATTCGAACCTGAACCGTCCGAGTTCAAAGCCCGGAGACCTGCCGTTTAGTCCATCCACCATTGAACTTCCAACTGAAAGCCGTTTGAGTTGGAAGTTGATTTGTTACTTCCAACTGATCTTGTACTTTTGAGCCAGGGGGCGGGATCGAACCGCCGACACCCAACTTACCAAGTTGGAACTCTTCCACTGAGCTACCCAGGCGTACAAAGCGAGGAAGCCGTCTGAACTGGCCACGGTTCGGGTCACCCGCTACCACCATCCTCGACGGAACTCATGCTTGCATCTCACACCCGATGCGGCTGCAAGCCGTGTCTCCCTCGCTCTGAGAGCCCCCAGGAGGTACTGATCCTCCGCCCTGCGGTTTACAAGACCGCCGCTCCGCCATTGAGCTACAGGGGCACGTACAGGGCCTCAGGGCCGGACTCGAACCGGCGTGACCTGATCAGGGTGGATGCCTAACAACCAACCTGAAGCCCTTGAGCCTCCCACCGGAACCGAGCCGATGACCTCCCGCTTACGGGGCGGGCGCTCTGCCAACTGAGCTAGAGAGGCGTGTCGAGAGAAGTGAGGGATCGAACCTCCCCGGCCCAGATGACCTAGGCTCTGGCATACCGGGACCATCGCCGTATGATGACCTTCTCTCAGAGCCTCCCATCGGGATCGAACCGATGTCACCTGCTTACGAAACAGGTACTCTCCCACTAAGCTAGGAAGGCGTAAGCAGCGTCCTAGTCTGAACCTTCATGGCCGCCTCTTTACGGCGAGGAGCCTTCAAATGTTCAGACACACCTGCAATCCGGTGGCCGTAAAATCCGTTGCAGTCATGTTTGGACTACTGCTAGAGAGGTTGCATGCACCTCCCAGTGGGCAATGTGGGATTTGAACCCACACACTCCAATGAGTACCGGGTTTTGAGCCCGGCGCGTCTGCATTTCGCCAATCGCCCGTTATGCCAGATATTTAGTGGCCACAGGGGTCTGGCTAACCCAGTGACTTGTTTAGGTGGTTGTCACCATCCACACATTTTTGGGGAGACCGATGTTGGATCACCTCTAGTGAGCGGGCTGCGTACCGGGGCACCAGGTCGAAGGAACGTAACGCCTACGTTCGTATCGCCTTGAGGTGAGTCTGTCCAGAGAATCGGTCTCCCCCACCGCCAGACTCAGGCGGCTGTCTAAGGCTCCCGGCCGTCACCGCCAGGTGTCTGCGGTATTTCCGCAGGAACATTGGGAGCCAAGCTTGGTCAGGACGGTGATGCAGTCACTTTCAGCATACACACCTTGGGAGGAAACAGGGGATTCACCTGTCCCGTCCTGACTTGTGCCCCCACTAGGATTCGAACCTAGGACCAATCGCTTAAGAGGCGACTGCTCTTCCGCTGAGCTACAGAGGCTTGTTACCGGCGGTCGTTTGATATCCCCTTGCCGCCGATCAATGGTGTTATGGGTATTTCACGGTTTCCCAGCTACCGTTGAGGAATTTCCCGACCACCGTGCAGACTCCGGTATCCCCATGATCTCTCTGCTGGCCTGCAAGTCTAACGCCAGGTAGCGTACTCCCGGCCCAGATTGAATGCATCATTCATGGCTTTCACCACGTCATCCGCGACATCCAGCGGAAGCCCAGTTAGCACATATCCTTCCGAAACTACATCAGGATGATGTTCTGAGCCGGGGGCGCAATGAGATATCTGCACCACATCGGCCGCCATAGATGACTTTTCTATACGAAACCGGTTAACTGGCCTCTTCATTGTCTTGCCTCTCTCGGCTCACCCAGTTAAGGGGAGATGTATGGGTGACTTGGGAGGCAGACCTTCGCTTCCTTACCATTGGCGACCACAGCCGCAGGCAATTTCACGGCGATCTGGTGGTCCCTCCCTAGTGGCACCCTGAGCTTCCAGCCGGTACCGCCCCGGCTACTCCAGTTTGGAAGACTGGAATGTATCTATCAACACTTTGGAAGCGTGTTGCGGCTTTTCTTCCCGGGACTCCTAGTAAGACCGCAACTGTCCCGCCTTCTTTTTGTGGGGCCTCGGCCCCGGCGAACATCTTACGGGCTGCTCGAAGCCTACGAGCAATTACTCCACCGAGCTATCGGTGGACCCTAAGTAGGGGAAGCGGCGTGACACTCGCCCACCCAGGCACCTTAGACCCGGGGCAGGAGTTGAACCTGCGTCTCTTCCTTTGTAGGACCCACTGGGATCGAACCAGTGCGCACCGGGCTTCAACCGGCTGCTCTTCCAACTGAGCTAGAGCCCCTCGTGGGGGCGGGCCGCCATCTGGACGGCCCGCGCCCCTCATCTTCACAAACAAAACATTTGGGTAGATCAGGCTGTAGGTTCAGCCTTTACGCCAGGAACCGCATGATGACCTCCTGTTGTAGCAGTAAGTTCACCTTATCGTGCTTAGTGTAGCACGATCTGCGCCTTACCCGGTGTACACCCGGTACTTCTTGCGCAGTACGGGACGTGCTCCGAGCTGGACGAGCAGGTTGTACGCCTGACCGTAGGAAGCCTCGGCACCTGCGCCGTTCGATGGCTTCGCACGGGACAGCTTGGCAGTTGCCCGGTCAAGCTCCCATTCGGCCCTTTCGATCTGCTCCGCAGTTGCCATGCTGATCACCTTTTCTGGTGTGATTGCTATTGCGTCAGTGTGGAGGGACTCGAACCCCCGTCGTTCTGGCTCCAGACCAGATGGGCTGCCGCTGCCCTACACACTGTCACCCTAGCACACTCCGGTTCCCAGCCGGTGGTGTGGTCGGGCTTGCCCTTTTCCCGCGAGCGGGTACTCGTCGGGTCCAGGCCGTTTTTCTCCCTCCGTTTTTCGGGAGGAAATCGGGGCCATCCACTCCATCGCCAGACGGAGCTGCCTTGCGGCAGGATGGACCTTAGCGCACTCAGGTATCTCCCGTCAGTAAATGATCTTGGGTAACCAAACCCCCGCTGGCGCAGGGTCTGACAAGTGTGCGCGACCGGTGAGCTGACCGGGGCTCGAACCCGGTTTCTGTGAGGTGCTGGTCACGTCTCCGTGTCTCTCACAGTGCTGCCATTCAGCCCGAACGGTGGTCACGCTTCAAGGGCGCTTACGGCAGGCAGCTACTCCTGCTTGACCACCAGTGGATCACATCGGATTCGAACCGATACCTAACTGCTTGCAAAGCAGTCGCTCTCCCGTTAAGCTAGCAACCCGTGAACGACGGCGTTGGGAACTGACGGAGCGTACCCGCCTGTTTATGCCCTTGACGCAGGGACGAACCCGTTGCCGTCGTTTGTGGACGACCCCAGATAGGGCACGTCCTGCGAGGGTTGGCAGCCCTCGCCTTGCTGTTCACCACTATTGAGTTCTCAAGTTTCTAGCGCCTTCACCGAGCTTCAGTTTCCTGCGCCTCGATGTCGCTGTAACCAGCTTACCAGCCGTACCGCCGTGTGTCAAACCCCGGCGTTCTTGCAGGTCAACCGGCTTCGGGTGCCTCACGGGGGTCGAACCCGCGCCATCCTGGCTCACAACCAGGCGCTCTACCATTAAGCTAGAAACACCGTGATAGATGGAAGGTGGGGATCGAACCCACGAACACCAGACTAATGCTGGCCACTGTACCCGTCCGTGAACATCCATCTTGTGGACAAAGAGCTTACTCGATTTAGTTGTGTGTGCCCTCGTGTAGCCGGGCCTGTTTGTGTTGCTCTCTGTCCTGCTTTTCTATTGTACCAGATCCAGCGGCGGTCCCGTTCCTAGCGGGCAGCTTCCGTGCTCTGGTGTGAGCAGGTGCCCCGCAGGCTCCCTGGTCCTTCGGGAACGCAGGTCGCTCTTAACGACCACCCTTCTCCGAGGGGAGTCCCGCTAGGTTCCGGGCCGCTGTTCTGTTGTGCTACCCACTATACCAGCCGTGGCGCCGATGTCAACCCCTTCGGCTGAACTTTCTGTTTTCGCAGGTCAGGAGTGCAGGATCGAAGGGTAGCCGTCAAACAACCAGAACCCCTGAGCCTTCCAGTCATCCCGGGCTTCCAGAAGCCGTAGCAGCTCTTCTAGTTCCTCATCGGTTGCCCTGCCCTCGACCACTCTGGTCTCTACCCAGCGCAGACGGCCTGGCCAGTTCTGCCTGTACTCACCCCAGTTGATGTCCATGCGGCCAGTGTATCACATCAGGCGTGGTGCACGTCCACCAGGCCAACGGCCCACCAGTCAGACTGCGCGACTGGCCATGTCATCGTAACAGAGGATCCGGTGCCCGGTGCCGTAGCACCCGCCGAGTTGCCTGCCCCCGTGTTCGCGTTCACGTTCTCCAGCAGGCTGTGCACCGCCGGTACAGCCGGTGCCTGGAGGCTGTTGCCTGCCGCAGCGAACCCGGCGATCATGTCGTTCGCACTGGCTGAGCTGATCGCAGCATGGGCCGAGCTGGAGAAGCCCACCGCAGACGCGACCGCTGAGAACGGGCTCACCTGGTCAGCCCCGGTGAACGACTCAGACACAGCAGACAGCGCAGGACTTGAGCAGCCACTCACGGTCATCGAGAAGCTGTTCGCACCTGATGCCGGTGCTACCGCGCTCCACAGGTCCATGAACCCGGCGTGCTGGTTGTTCGTATGGAACACGCCCAGCTTGGTCATTGTCACGCCGTTGAGCTTAACGGTCTGCGTGCACCCGTTGTCATTGCTGGTGCCGACAGTGCTCTCCACCAGGACCGCACGGCCTGCTCCTGCCCCGATGTTCTGAGTCCAGTTCAGCGGAGTCGTGCCGGTCTTTTTCCCGCCCGCCTGCGAGTCGAAAGCAACCGCTGAACCTCCACCCGCAGGTGAGGTGGTGAAGGTCTGGTCATTGCCAAATGTGGTTCCGGTAGCGTTCGTGGCCTCCACCCGGAAGTGGTACAGGGTGTCCGGCAGAAGTCCGGTCACATTATCTGGCTCACTCACCCCGGTGCTTCCGGAACCGGCGCTGCCCGAGCCTGTAGAGGTCCCATAGGCGTTCGTGGTGCCGTAGTCGTACTGGAAGGTGGTCGCTGCACCTTCGGGGTTCACCGTCCCGTTCAGCGTTGCGCTGGTGTCAGTCACAGCGCTGGCCGGGTCGGTGCTGACCGCTGGCGCCTGCTGTGTGTTACCGCCACCGTTGACCACGGTCGAGTAGTTGCTCACGCCGTAGGTCTTAGCACCGGAGCCAGTAGCGCAGATCTCCAGCCCGTAGTTAAGCTGGTCGATACCGAAGCTCGCGGTGTTCAGGTAACCCTGCGATACCAGGTAGTTATAGAACCCGATCCGGTCCAGTGATCCCGATACCGAGTTGACCTTACGGACAAAGGAAACGATGTCAGCGTTGCTGCTGACGGTGGTGGATCCAGTGTTGACCCATACCTCCCACTGAGTACCAGCAGCGTCGGTATACACATTCCCGGTGTCGCGACCGGCAGGCACCTGACCATGGGTGTCAGTCCAGACCATCATCTCGAAGTCGTTTGTCCATGAGTTCTGGTTCGGGTTTGCCAGCCAGTCATCGATAGCGTACTCATAATCCTGGCCGGTGCCTGATGGTTCCAGGTTGGTGTAGTTGCTGATCAGCGATGTACCGAAGGTGGAGACCGGTTCCGGCTTGCCTGCGGTAGTCGTATAGGTGACCTGCGTAGCCGGGTAGCTCTTCACCGAAGTTTGATCTTGCTGTGCGTGAGCGTCAGCGGTGACGGTCCAGCTCGTTGAGTCCTGCGCGGTCAGGGTCTGCGGGATAGCCGAGAAGTCGTTCTGCGTAACGAGATCGGTGGCGTTCGCCGTGCGGAATACGGTGGGGTCCTGATAGGGACCGCAGTTGCCGCTCGTACTGGACGTGGTACAGGTAGCGGCGAGCGCTGATGGCGCTGCGGCTACGGCTACGGCTGCTGTGCCTGAGAATGTCAGCAGTCCTGCTGTCAGGACAGATACCAGTTTTCTGCGGATCATCGTTGGTTCTCCTCATTGTTGATCTCACTGGTCAGTGTGGCGTGAGTCGAACACGCTGCATCTCCCGTCCGAGGGGAGTAGGCTACCGTTGCCCTACACACTGTTAGTTGGTGCCCTTGTACTCCGCGTAGGCCTCACGTGATGATTGCAGGAACCCGACTTCCTTACGGCGGGCAGACAGCTTGTCCTTGTTGTAGGCGGTGTGCAGACGAGCGGCCTCACCAGCATGCTGTATACGAGCGGCCTGTACTCTGGCAGTACGCTTGGACACGGCTTCCTGGTGCTTATGGCCGTTGCGAACCACCGATACGGCGATGATGACCAGCAGCAGGAAGATAAGGAATGCGAACATCGAGGTAACTCCTTTCAACTGTCTATTATAGACGCCGTTATCATTTGCGGGGGAAAATCTATTTGTTTCGGGATGTACTCCACACCCTGTGGCAGTACCATGACTCCCATAGCGTTGTTCTGGGCGGTCTCGTACCGCTCTTTCATCACCTCGACAGCTCGGGCCAGATCCTCAGGTGAGGCAGCCTTGACCAGACCGATATTAGGGACGAACTCCTCGCAGGCTCCGGAAGGCTCCAGCAGTTCCCTCGCCTGCTTCCACATCTTATCTCGTTTCTCTCGCATGAGCTTCTGACCGGCCGGAACCATCCTTCCCCCGCTGAGGATGGCATCGATCGAGTTGATCTGCGCATTCAGGCGGTTGAACTCGAACTTCTCCGCCGGGCTCATGGTTCTGGTGAGGACTTTATCCGCTTTAGATGGCTCAAGGAACGGACGTGGGACGCCATCACGGATCTCAATAGGCAGGCCGAACAGGTACTTCGGGTCCTGTACCAGCATCGGTGGCGTCCAGACGAGGCGGCCACTGCCGTCAGTCATGTTTCGAAGTTCGTAAAAATGAGCGTAGCTGAAAACCCAGTGCATGTTCTGAGTACCACCAGCAGGTGCCTTCGAGTAGACACGAAGAATTTCATCGTACAGGGGAGAAATACCCGACTGCTCCCTGATCTCGTTGAGGGTCAGGGCACCCCGGCTAGCGTTCCTCACTCGCGCCTGGTGGGCCGGGTCATGATCGTAGAACTCATCCACCGCTGTCTGCTCGGCCTGTGAGATCAGCTCCAGGACCGACGTGGCGAACACGTCCTGCTCCAGTCGATAGATGCTGGTGCGCAGCCTGGCGTCACGCAACCACGGGCTGGTCCGGCGAAGCGGCAGGAAGTAGAGCGAGGCATAATAAACGACGACTACGATGGCCAGGAACATGAGGAATATCATCATGCCTACCATCGTAGCCGCCGTCATCGCGAGCCGAGGTCGGATCAGACCTTAGAAGCTCCACCTCTTGTAGAAGCTGGTGTTGAACCAGCTCACGGTAGACAGCGAGACACCGAAGGTGTTGGTAGATGCCAGCACCCGCAGGTCGTCCAGCCGCTGCGTCTCCGCCCGGTTGATCCACACATCATGACCGCCACTCGTACCGTGACCCCATACCGTGGCTGTACCGTTCGTGCAGCTCGCGGTCGTTACGGCACCCAGGTCACCCGAGTAGCACAGGCCGGGATGACCGGTCAGGTGCAGCAGCCCGGTGTTGTACGTGTGCGTGCGGAACGTGAACGTGTTGCCGTTCCCCACGAACTTAGTATCCTCCGCAGGTCCCGGTGTCTGGTTCCCGGAGAACATCACCGACCCTGCCGAGTCGCTGTTGTTGGTGTCCCGGGCACAGAGCAGTGCGTCACTGGTCTTGCACAGCGGACGGGGTGAGATGTCCGGCTCAATAGTAACCGGATCCGGGTACCCGTCCGAGGTATCAGCGGATACCGCCGCATGTGCGGGTGCGGTCTGGGCTGCCATCGCTGGCGCCCCGCTCGTAACCGCCAGGGCCAGGATACTGAACCCGGCTACTGCGGTATTGCGAATGAACTTATGCATGTTCTACCTCTCCGTTGTTTTTAGCCCTGGCCGGTTGCTGGTGACCAGCGCTGGAATCCGTTGCCATCACTCTCGAATGATAGCTGACCAGAGTTGCCGCTGCCGGTAACGAACTGGTTGCCGTCGAGGGAGTTAGAATACAGCCGCGACTCGAACTTCGGTGCACCGTTGACGAACACTTCCGCCACAATGGTTCCGGTACCGGTGTCGCACGCCTGCGTGGTGATGAAGCCGCCTGAGGTGGATCCGACGCAGCGGTTAGAGTGCTGGAGAAGGAAGATCTCCCCGTTCTCCCGTGTAACACCGTTGTAGTTCGACTGCGTGCCCAGATCCTGCCACTGGAAGTCGGTGGCTGACCCGAACACGCCCTTGGACCCCTCTACCACCGGATTGCCGGTGTTCTGGGAGTCGTTGGCGTCCCGCATGGCGAAACTGCCGGAGGTTTCATTCAGGACATGGATGGTGGACCTGCGAGCAGGCTGTACCGTGCTGGCACTGGCCGCCAGTGGTGCGAATGGGGCTGCCATGGCCACGACGGCGAATGCAGCCATCAGGATTGATGATACGTTTTTCATTTACTGCCTCTCTTGTCAGACGGAGTGGAGGAACACCTGGCGCCAGCAGCCGCAGCCACTTGGCCCGAAGGTTTTCCACTGAGTTCCGTTGGAAGCACCCAGCGGAAGTCCCAGAGCGATGTTATCATGGGTTCCTGCTTGCTGATCACAGTACCGGTTGATCAGCAGGAAACCACCTGCGCCCAGATCATGAAGAGCCCATACCGTTCCGTTACTCGTAGAGTCGCTTTTTATTGTGACTCCGGAACAGGAATTGTTGGCTGCCATGAAGTTACCGTTACTCAGGGTGAACTCCCCGGCGTCATCACTGAAATAGAACGTGTGATCATTGAAGTGCAAGTTGCGAGCCCGCCCGCTGCTTACACCAATGATCATTGTCCCAGCGTTAAGATCGTCAGATCCCACATACTGAAGTGAGTCGCCCGTAAGCTGGATCTGGTATGGTCCCGACACTGAAGCCGGTACTGCCGGTCCAGCCATAGCCGGGGCCGACAGTCCAACGACCATGACGATACCCGCCAGGACCGCGCCGATCTTGCCTCTTATCATATTATTCCTTCCTTCGCCCGCCACCCTGGCAGACAAGTTTTTACCGGAACTCGTAACGAACGAATCCGGCGTGGTTATTATACGAAACAATGATCATGCTGGTGACGCTGGCACCGGGATCGAACCCTTCCAGCACCTCATAGTCTCCCGGATCCGGGTTGAGGGTCTGCTGTGCCAGCCGGTTGATCCATATATCGGCGCCATTTGCCCTGCCATGCAGCCAGATGGTGCCACGGCCACCAGCACATGGCTGTGTTACCAGCTCGCCCTGAGTGGACCCGGTGCCCGTGCCGATACACAGGTTGGTATGGCCCGTGAACTTGAGGGTGCCCTCCTGGAATACAGTCCCGTTCACGTTCAGGTGGCTGCCATTGCCGAGGAACCTGGAGTTCTCCGCAGGGCCGGTGATCTCGGTCCCGGTGACCACGAAGTTTCCGGTGGTGTCCAGGTTGTTCGCGTCACGGGCACAGCCGGTGCCCGATGCCTGGCACATCTGAAGCGGGACATCCGGGCTGGTATCACCATCGGGAGCAGCGGTGATCGGAGGCTGGCTTGCCTGCGCTGGTGATGCGAAATGCGCCGGTGCGATCAGGGCGATCACCGCAGCGAGAACCGTAAGCCTCCCGGCTGTTTTTCTGCTGATCATGCTAACTCCTCGCTGAATTAGGTAGTTTAGGTAGTTCGTTAGCAGGTTTAAATGATCTGCCAGAACACCTGGCAGTCTGCCGTGGCCGCCCTGATGCTGAACGTGCCTGTGCCTCTGCTGGTAACGAACACGGTGCCAGGGCTGGTCGTGTTGATCGCTGTCAGCAGGATTCCGCTGGATGACCAGCACCACGGAGTGCTCACTGTAGCAACCTGACCGGAGGTGGTGACGAACCCGGATCGTTCTTTGATGCTGGTGCCCTGGTAGCCGCCAACCTGAACAAGATTGGTGCCCAGTTTCAGGTGGTCCGCGATGGAATGGTTGTGAATGGCTTCGCCGCTCTGGCCGGTGGAGTAGTTGAGGATCCCATCGGACCAGGAGACCAGCTCAGCCTGACGGGCGCCTGTGCCAGCCTGCTGGAGGTACAGCGCATACTTCGGTGAGCCGGTGGCGCAGTCGAGGTTGTTCACCGCTGAGTCGGTGCCTGTGATCTTGACCCGGTTCCTGCCCTGGACCCTGATGGCCGCGAAGTCACCGCCGAGGCCGTTGTTGTGGCCGTCGCCCTCGAAGCAGCAGCCGGTAATGTTGACCGGTACTCGCCAGTCACCGCCAGTGGGTGAGCTGTTGGTGATCAGCACGCCATCTTCCGCGTTACGTTCGGTTGAGCAGCCGATCATCTTGATGTCGTCGCCAAAAGCGCCATTGTGGTCGAGCACGTAGCCGCAGCCGAAGGAAAGGTCGGCACGGCAGCCAAGAAGGGTGGAGTTACCGCCTGAACTAGGTGAGGAGAAGAACCCGCTGCCTACGCCGTCCACATAACCCGCGTACTGGGTGTGCACGTCTCGCAGGGTGGAGTCGGGTGGCCAGCGGTGAACCGCGTTGAACCCGGGCTGCTGCACCATGACGGTGTCCATCTTGCAGGCGTCTCCGTCTACCCCGTCACTGCCCTGGAACCATGCGATGCCATGGCCGGTGACAAGGGCAATGGAGACCTCTTGCAGGTTCAGCCCGTTCACGTTTCGATGACAGGCGATACCTTCCACATTGGCTGGCATGTTAGCGTCCCCGCAGATGCCGATCTTCCGGATCGCCAGGTTGCAGCTACCGTCCAGCACGTCGATGACAGCACCGCCGCCACTGGCAGCGAATGATGTCCCGCAGCGGAGGTTGGTGCCGCCGGGGAACTTGCTGGACCTGCCGTTGATGCCGCCGTGCTGGCCGGTGATGGTGAAGCCGGTGAGGAAGGCGGTGGAGATCGGCTGTGACAGGTAATAGTCGCCTACATCAAAAACGATCTGGCCCATGTCACCGGCTGCGAGGAGTGCTGCGGTGATGGTGGCGGAGTCGGTAACTCCGGTGAGATCACCTGATGGCGGGCCTAGTGCTACTGTTGCTGGCATAATTAGCTGTTCTCCTTCAGTTCAAACACGCGGAGGGCATCTCTCAGAGAGTTCTTGGGTGTGGCTACCATCATCTTCTGGACGATGGAGTAAAACCTTCCGTCGGAATACCATGACCAGGTGGGTGCGACGGAGTACGTAATGATGATGGAAGATCCTTGCGGCAGAGAGAAACTTCCGCTGGTTCTGCCAGTGACGCCGCCGTTGATCTGAACCTGGGACACTGTGCCGCCGTTGATGGTGATCTGCTCGGGCCAGAAGTTGCTGTTGGTCACTGATACACCGGAGGCAGGGAGGGCAGGGGTGCTGCCCTTGTAAATGGTTCCCACAGCACCCTGCTTTGCCTGGTCGGTGTTTACGACCTGCCATTGACCGGGGCCGTGGGACTGTGCCTTCAGTGTCATTCCGACATTTCCTTCTCGCTGAATCGTCTTGCGGTCTCGCGAAGGGTTTCCAGCTCGGTGCCGTTGATCACCTGGTGCTCGTTACTGTCCGCTACGATACTGGCGAACGCGCCGCAGTCCTGGCCCTCGCAGCAGCCCTCAAGGTCCGGTCCCCGTCGTGGCTGCGGATCTTCGTCGGCGCGGAAGGTTAGGCGGCCATTCTCCACGGACCAGTGGCCTGAGACCTCGGAACGGAAACGGCAGTGGCCACAGGAAAACGAAGGAGGCTCCAGCAAGAGCACCGTGTCAGCGGTCATGCCAGAGCCTCCTGTCGTTGTCAGGGTGTCACCGTGCAGTCGGGGCTGATCTTGTCAGCCGTGCTAACGGGGTAACTACCCTGGTTTTTGGCAGCCGTTGCTGCGGGGTAACTCTTGGTCACCGTCACACCGGGGCTGCTCTGCTTCTACTATACTGGCCGTACCGAACCGTAGGCGCGGAACGCCTTGATCAGCACCCGGACCAGCTTGTCGAACTGTGCGCGCTCTTCCGCATCGCATTTGTCGCCCCAGCGTCGGCCAACCGCCCGCAGCGCGGCCCGCATCGGGTTACCCGGCGCCCTTGATCCCGTGCCGGTCATCATCCCGTTGAGCCCGATGATCCTGCGCACGATGAAGTTGGTGCCCCATGGCCTGCCCTTGTACGTGCGGAGCTGACCAGTACGCGGGTCGTAAACCGCCACGGCCACTGCCGCGATACGCCTCAGGCTGTTCACCTTCGGCATGGTTTTCTTCAGGTCGAACAGCGCTCGCTCGTCCTTACCCAGTGCGTGCCATGCGATGTTGACGATATCCTCACCGAACGGTGAGTCGTAGCCGCCCGTGTTCTGCAACCGGAGGAAGTCCCGGACCACTACCTCCCGGTTAAATACATCCCGGCCGTATTTGCCTGATGCTACGGGATCGAGGAACGAATTGTCGCCCCTGACGCCCCGAACCTCATGACCGGAGTCGAATGACCCGTACATCTTGACGATCTTGTCGGCGTGGATCCAGAGAGCCAGTACCGCGTCAGCCTGCTCCATGTCGTACCGGTGGTAGAGCACCTTGGCCAGACGGTTCGGGATGGTGATGGCCCGGTAGCCACGGCGGTTCAGCTCCGCGAGGAAATAGTCAAGATCATCCTGGCTCTTCCAGCCGAACTGCGACACTGAGTATTCATTCTGTACCGCCCAGGCGTTACCGTCCCCGATCACGAGACCTGGCCCGGACGGCAGAAGATCCAGGAACTTGAGGAACGTGTCCACGTTCAGGGTTTCCTGGATCTCGCCATCTCCCGTGAAGACCAGGGAGTGATCTTCCTGGTCTATTGCGAAGATATTCATGCTGTGCCTCTCTGTTGATGCCGCTCTTCCTGTGAGCGGCTACCGGTGTTGTGCGCCAGCCGTAGGGTCGGGGATGATCATGTCATCCGGCTCATCGGGGCTGGTCGCTGGTGTGACCGTGGGTCCGGGGTAGATCTATGTCTACCGTCCTAGCGGGGTCACTACGAACAGTGTATCAGCCGCCTCACGGCGGCCTCCGTATCATGTTGCAAATGATCTTGATCGCCTATCTACCTTAACCATTACGAAGCCCCTCCGGGGCTTCTCCATGGTTCTTGTACGGATCATGTCAAGCATGCCATGATCCTCAATACCATGGTCTTGTCAAGTTCAAATGCTTTTCTTCAGTATAACAGCCTTGACTAGAGCCGAGGTATAGACGTTCATCTATCTCTAGTTCAGGCAGTTCAGGTATAAGGAAGAGGATCTTCGATCCTCTCTTGTTCTTGTAAAAGCATTACCCCTGCGGGGGGCACAGGCAACGTTATACGCCGTGAATTCGGTACGGACGTATTAGGACCAATTATCCTTCGGTACAGGCACAGAGCGAAGCGACTTGAGTGCCCCCGGAATGATCATGAACCCCCGGGTTGACAGCTACCGCCACGGCAGGTACAGTGGGGTCATGACCAAGAGAGCCATCCGGGGCGGAGCCGAGCAGACCGTGTTCACCGGCTGGCGCAAGCGGTACTGCTGGACAGACCACGCTGGTGCCACGTCATGGGTGAAGCGGAGGGCTCGCAGGCGCGAGCGCCGTGAAGGCAAGCAGGAGACGAGGGAGACCGAACGATGATCACCAGACTGCGGCAGGCAGCGTACCGGCTGAACTGCACCCTGCACGACCCTAACAACCGGGTCGGCTGCACCAGCGACCCGGCCGAGACAGACCGCCTGGTGCTCTGGCTCTGCCTGGGCACGCACGGATTCTACTGGGAGCCCCCGTTCGGGTTCTACTACTACCGGATTTGACCACCCGCACGAAGGTGCTACACTGGCAGGACAGACACAGCGAGGAGAATAGCATGACCTACTCAGTCCTTCTGGGATCCGCTTCAGGCGAAGACCATTACCAGTCACACCTTCCGTTCGAATACGATATCGAGAATCTGGAGGATGCCAAGCGGAATGCAGAGCGACTGGCCCTCCTGGCCGGCAGTGTTTTCGAACCGGCAGGGTTCAACTGGCGGCTCGTAAATGATGGATCCCGACCGGGCACCCAGGAGGTCTGGTATCTCGACTGGAACCGCACCTGGACCCGCGTTAGCGTTCGCGGTGAAGTGAGGAAGTGACCTGACATGACACGCTATCGAGAAACACCTGTAGGGGGAAATAAAATGATCTTTCGATGGTCGAGAGAGACCGCCAAGCTGATCATCGCCAGCATCCTGTGCGTGATCAGTGTGGCCGTAATCACGGTGAGCCTGGCAACCGCAGGCCGGATCCCGCACCCGAGCCAGCCGTCCGTGGCACAGGACTGGTGCGCCCAGCCGCATCGTCATGGCACCACCTGCATCGAGGTCCGGAGCAGCGCCATCGTGGCCGGGTTCTGGAACAGTAACCGCAGCCATAAGCTGCGCGCCGTGAAGGTCCGTGGCACCTTCGAGCATAACCCGCTGTACCAGCTCCATATCGAGGGCCGCCCTGGCAAATGCGTCGGCAGCAACCCGGCCAACCGCACCGCGATGGTGCAGCCCTGTGGTCATGGCGGCGTCGGCACGGTGTTCGCGCTGACTCCTGGTTTCCACCTGACGAGCCGGTACTGGACGCTGTTCGAGGGCAACCTGGACGGCGCTCATAACGTTCTGCTGACTGTGTCCCGTCGCGGCAACCTGCTGACCTACAAGGTGGACGGCACCACCACGTTCAGCCAGTTCTGGGCACCGTGCAGCCATGCCGTGTGCGCAGTCACCGGAGGATCGGCTTGACCACTGTCAGACCCACATGCTAGACTGCCGGTAACGAGACAGAGGAGATCAAGATGATCGAGCTTGCAGAGGCCAGGGCCAGCCACGACGGTATCACGCTGCGCACGCTGCTGGCCGCACTCACCGCACATGGTGGTGACCTGGACACGCCACTGCTGATCGAGGCTGACGGTGAGCCCGTCTACATCCAGGCGTATCTGACGGAGGGGTCGTGAACACACCACCACGCACCACCCCGGAGCTGCTCTCCGCAGCCTGGGCCATGGCTGGCCCGAACTTTGAGAACATGAACGCAATCCAGGTCCGGAAGATCGAGAAGCTGGTGAACGAAGCCTACGAACGCGGTAAGCTGGACGGCCAGCACGAAAAGCGCCCCTACGAATGCGACCCCGGATGCGGCTGCATTTGAATTCGTGTACATTTGCCGGAAGGAAGATCATGAGTTTCATCGAGGTAGAGGGAGACCTGTTTGATCTTGGCCTTCCAGCCATCGGCCATGGTGTCAACTGCCGTGGGTGCATGGGTGCAGGCATCGCGAAGGTTTTCCGGGACAAGTACCCGTACATGTATCACGCCTACGTCAACCTGTGCGAGCAGGGTGAGATCCGGGCCGGTGGCATCATGGCCTGGAAGGAGCCGGACGTGATGATCTACAACCTGGCTTCCCAGATCGAGCTGGGCGCTGACGCTACACTCTGGGCGGTGGCCTCGTCCGTCAGGCTGGCGCTGATGAACTGCACGGCCAACAGAATCCCCGCCCTCGGGCTGCCACGTATCGGCTGCGGCATCGGTGGCCTGAACTGGCCGGACGTCAAGTCGATCATGCAGAACGCTGCGGCGCAGGTGCCGTCCGTGGATCTTATCGCGGTTACGCTGCCCGGCCAGGCTTGACAGACTGTCGGACCCCTGTGCTAGACTGGCGCTGCAAGCCAGAACACGAAGTACCAGCAACTACGTACTGGTACGCCGGTTAGCTAGCTAACCTGAGAGGATCAACCAGTGAAGCCAGCAGCAAGCACCATCACCGAAATCGGAACCCTCGGCCTCGGCGCGCAGGTCATGGGGATCGACCCCAAGGGCATGCAGACCGTCCTGAAGATCCTGTCCAACATGTACTCCGATCCTGAGCTGGCCGTCGTGCGTGAGTACGCCGCCAACGCTATCGACTCTCATGTCATGGCGGGTAACGATGGACCCATCCTGGTCACGCCGCCATCCTACCTCAGCCCCAACCTGATCATCCAGGACTTCGGCACAGGCCTGTCCAGGGATGAGGTGCTGAACGTGTTCGCGAGATACGGGGCATCCACCAAGCGCGAGACAGACACCCAGATCGGGTCATTCGGCATTGGTGCCAAGTCAGCGTTCGCAGTCGGCACGCAGTTCATTGTCACCGCTGTCAAGGACGGCATGCAGACGGTCGCACTGTTCAAGCTGGACAAGGACGGCGCTCCGACCGTCAGCATCCTGTCTCACACCGGGACGATGGAGCTGAACGGCGTTACGGTGAACATCGGCGTCCGCAATGTCGAGGGCGTGAAAAACGCCATTGACAAGCTGTTCCCGACCTGGGAGCGCGGCACCGTCCTGGTCGATGGGATCGAGCCAGCCTCCGTCTGGGATGACCTCAGCAAGCTGTCAGATCACAGTTACATCGGGTTCCAAACCGACCGGTACGATCGCTCCGAAGCATGGAAGATCGTCATGGGCGGAGTGCCCTACAAGATTCCCGATGCAGTCCTGACCAGCCTGTCTAACCGGGATCGTCAGATCATTTACAACGTCAAGCAGTCTATGGTGAAGATGCTCTCAGTCGTTCCCATCGGAGCGGTGGATATCACGCCGTCCCGCGAGGATCTGATGGTCACGACTAAGACGAGCGAAGCAGTTACGGAACTGGCGGAGGATTTCCAGCGCAACGTCGGAACATGGATCAGCCGGCAAATCGAGGGCGCTACCTCTGTCGGCGCGGCCCTGATGCAGTTCCATACGATCAGCAAGAAGATGGGCAGCATCGCCAGCAGCACTCTCGCCCATGTCACCTGGCACGGGAGCCCGCTGCCAAGGGACACGGTGGACCTGACGGTGCCGTATTTCAACTTGCATACGCGAGGTTACTACGGCAACGCCTCCGCTAAGCGGGAGAACCGCCTAACATTCGTCCCGCCTATTTCGATGTACATGGACAAGTACATCTTTATCACCAACGTACCCGAGCGACGGGTCAGGTCAGTCCAGCTCGCCGCGAAGCCTTACCTTAAGAGCCAGGAGCGCGACGGCATCAAGTATGTTGTGGCGCTGGTGGGCTCGCCGTCCGATCACAGGCAGAACTGGTTCGACCCGGCCGACCCGGCCTACGAAACGGCTACCTTCGATGATTTCATGAAGTGGAAGCCGAAGTCAACACCCGCGCAGCGTGGTGAGGTCCGGTACGAGGTCCACGAGGAAGCTGACCCGGTGTCACCCGCCGACCTGAACACGATGGGCAAGGTGTTCTACCTGACTTACGGTGAACGCAACATGCGGCTGCGGAACAACGAGCTGCTGGACCTGACAGTGAACGGCCAGCCGATTGTTATGCTGACAGCCACACAGAAGCCTGAGGTTTTCCTCAGGCGTGTACCGCTGGCGGTGCCGCTGCACCGGGAGATGGTTAGCAAGGCTCAGGATATCCTGGATCACCTGCTGCCGGGTGACCTGGACGCACTGTTCTGCAAGACGATCCTGGTGGCGGTCGGCGCGTCCCTGATCGGATGGCTGAACAAGCACAGGAACAAGATCACCAACAAGGTGATACTGGCGGCAGTCGATCTTTACCAGGATGCCTCAGAATCCCAGATCCGCAACCAGGACCGAATGGACCTGCTCCGTCAGGCCGCCCAGTACGCGCACCGGCCTATGCCGGTCGCCCCGGAGCAGACGGAGACGCTGGAGATCCTGCGCAAGGTTGCAACTGGCCTCCCGCTCCTGTATGCTTACATCAACAGCAACCGCTACGAGCAAAACACACCTCTGGGCGAGACCCATGTGATAGACTACATCAACAGCATCAACCTGTGAAAGGACTGGCACCATGATCAACGTACCGTTCAGCATTCTGCATGACGGCACCGGGCCTGCGACCATCGTGATCGCTGGCTCCCAGGGACCGAGGCTGATCCCGGAATCCCACCTCAACTTCGTCAAGATCCGGGACGCGCTGGTCCGCAGCCTGACCGATGGGGCTGGCTACGTGGCCACCGAGGAGGATCTCTATGCGTGGGCTGACGCGGCTGCTACGGTGGCGGATACCCTGAACCGGCTGTCGGAGCGCGTCACGATCAAGGGTGACACGATCTTCTTCGACGGCGATCCGATGGAGAACCGCCTGACCCGTCACATCGTGGCGATGATCCGCGCGGGTGACGATAACTACACTGGCTTCGTGGCCTTCCTGGAGAACGTTCAGCGCAACCCGTCCAAGGCATCCCGTAAGGGCCTGTTCAAGTTCCTGGACAAGCATGACCTGGTGATCACCGAGGATGGCTACTTCATCGGGTACAAGGGTGTGCGCGATGACGGTACTTCATCCACGGCGGGTCAGGAGGAGGTCACAGTCACCCTGGCTGACGGTACGATGGAAGTCCACAAGGGCCACATCCCGTACCCGGTCGGTGCTACGATCGAGATGCCGCGCAGCCTGGTGGACCCTGACAGGGACACCGCCTGCTCCGTCGGCCTGCACATCGGAAACTACCGCTACGCTACCGGCTGGGCCACCAGGCTGCTGACCGTCAAGGTCCACCCAGGTGATGTTGTGGCCGTGCCGTCCGACTCGGACGATGAGAAGATTCGCGCTCACCGCCTGACCGTGCTGGAGTTCAACGCGGAAAAGACCCGCCACGCGGGCACTTCGTTCACCCTCCTGAGAGATCTGGTTCCGGTGGACGATGAGGATGACTTCGAGGAAGATGACTGCTACCTGGACGAGACCGGTTACTGCTACGATTGCAGCGACTACCACTGATAACCACGCTGGCCGGGGCAGGCAGTCCTGCCCCGGCTGGCACCGGGAGGAACTACCCATGGACAGCCCCAGGATCGACCCTAACGGCTTCGAGGCCCGGCAGCGTATGAAGAAGTGCCCCCACCCTGTCAAGTCCCTCAGCGTGGTCAGGGCCTCCGTCAGCCCGGCTCCATGGCAGTTGCGGTGCTCCGAGTGCGGAGCATCCTGGTCCTGCCGTCCGCTACCCCCGCAGGACAGGTGATAAAAATGCCAGACTATGACGAAACTAAAGGATGGATCTTCAGCGACGGATACCACCGCTGGCAGGATAAAGCGCCTGCGACCGGTTCTCGTTTCAGCGGTGAAATCAACGCCCAGGCCTACGGATGGGCCTCCGGTCTGTACGGGTTCAAGATAGAATCCGAGTCCGTTCTGACCGGCATCAGTTTTAAATCGGCTTGCTGGCCTGTTCCTCAGATAGAATATGATCTGGACGAAGGCGGATCACGATGAACCTGGAAGTTATTACAGGACTATGGGAGCTGGCCTCCTACTGGTTCCTGGTCTACATGGCCTCCGGTAACTGGTGGCTGGATTCATATTACAATATGCAGATCAAATACGGACGGCTCTGACATGACTCACAAGCCTCATCGCGACGATGAAATAGTTACCTGGCTGAAAGCCAAGCGTGATGAATGGTTCGTCAGCTCCCAGCATAACCTGACACCCACGCAAGCACACGCACGCACGGCCTACACCGCGATAGACGATCTGCTGGACGATTACCGTCTGCACGCCGACACTGGAAAACCTCTGTGCGAAGAGGTGCACGAGCATGAAGATCAGTGAGGCCTGGGATGAACTTACCCAGTGGGTCGAGCAAGAACTCAGCGGGCCATTCAGAGATCTTCTCATGGGGAAGATCGAGGAACTAGAGGAGAAGTACGAATGAATCTGCCCATGACCATGGCTATCCTCGCGCATATTATCTGGGATCTGCTGAGTGCGGCTATCACCTACATCCAGCACGCATTCCATCAGGATGGGCTGGCACTCTGGTGCCAGAAGAACAGTCTGCACCGGATCAACGACCCGCACCACCCGCAGCGGCTGATGGGGCTGAAGTGTTTCGTCAGCGGTATCACCGGCATCGCTCACCCGGCCCACAGGGGCTGATACCATGAACACCTACTTCGACAGCCTGGAAACCCTGCTGATTAAGAACCGCAGATCCCCAACCGAAGCGGCCGATAACGGCCTGGTGGCCGTTACCAGGGTTCGTGAGGCCATGATCAAGGACCAGCACCGGCTATTCCACGACGGAGAGTTCCACGCAGGCTGCAAGATTTGCGACGAGGAAAGGAAAAATAACCAATGACTACTCTCCCAGCAGGCAGCCTGGCCCTGATCGAGGTCCACGGACTGCCCGATGACCAAGTGCAGGAATTCACCTACCGGCTCAGCCAGGAAGTTCATCTGGGCCAGCAGGTGCAGGTGCCCGCTCCCAACTGGGCGATTAAAATAACTGGACGGGAGAACCTGCCAGGCTTCGTACTCGGCCCGGAAGATGACGTGGACCTTGTTTCGCAGGCCTTTATGATCAAGGCGACCATACCGGAGCCTGCTTATCCCGCTCCCTCGGACCAGGACAAGGTTAAGGAACTAATCTCCCTGTGGAAGCAGGAGTCGATCAGGTTCCGCCAGCAGGCCAGTAACGCTACGATTCAGGCCAACCAGCTTGACCAGAAGGTCGCGGACCTTCAGGACGCGGCAGGACTGTAACATGGAGTGCCCGGCGAGCTGGAAACGAGCGGAACTGATCATTGACGACGCGATAGCCGATCATGATCGGGAGATAGAACGTTTCGGCGCTAGCACCGCCCACATGATCGCTGACTCCCTGCGCCGGGCAGGTCTCCTGAACGACCAGAACGAACCTGAGGTCGGATGGGACGGACTGAGAAAACACCGCGACGAGAGAGAAGAAAGACATGTCAGATCTGAAGGATCTCAAAGGCCAGATCAGGGCTGAATTCGAGCGGATGGCCGATGCGGCTGTCAAGGGCAGCCTTTCGATGAGCGAGTACCAGAACTGCCTTCGCAGGATTGATGATCTATCTAAACAGATCTACTATAAAGGCCTGACAGACGGTCATAACGAGCACGCCCTCATGATCAGAAGCGGACTTCTTGAGCTAGCCGGGAAGATGGAGTAGCCATGGCCGTCGATCTGATGGGCCCGCTGGTATGGCGCCTGATCCGCCGGTTCAACAATGAGCAGGGCAGGACGCTCCCGCGCTCCTGGCGGGTAGAGGCCCGTCATGTGCTCCTGTACGTTTCCCAGAGCGCCGCTGAGCTGCGAACGGCACTGGGGCGAGAGGCCTTCACGGACGTGCAGCTAGCGGTCGATCTGGAGGAACTGATCCATGATCTGACCGGGCTGCGTAACCTGGTCAGACCGGACAGCCGGGAGGAGGTGGAAGATCATGACTCCTCAGGAGAAGCACCGGCTGGAAGTGCTCTGGGCGAACGCCCGGGAAAGTAAGCTCGCCCGGAAAGAGATCGCTCGGGCAACAGCCCAGCACCAGGCAGCTACAGCCAAAGGCAGGATAGAAGCAGAGCGCAGGAGGAGGGGACGCTGATGAGGGATCCGGAGGGATACCGGGAGGCGGCTGACTGGATCGCGTCGGCCACACCGGACCAGCGTGACCGGATGATCAGAGATCAGAAGGAACGCGACAGCACCAGGCACACCATGGAACGGGTTCTGGAAAGCACTGTCCCATCGTCAGGAAGGCTGCATGAACTACTGCTGGCCAACCTGACTATCCGTCCCCATATTCATCCGGGTGATCTTGGCCTGGTGTGGATGCAGTGCCAGCCGCCAAGATGGGCTGAATATCAGCCCGGGAGTTGCGCCGACGTAGCGGAGATGCTAAGCTCAAGGGAGGAGGTAGACAGACATGGCTGACGAGAAGAAGAACACCAAGAAGCAGTACCGCAAGGACACGACCGAGGTCCACCCGCTTTTCGATGGCAACGCCGCGCAGTACCACAGCGACGAGGCCCATCGTGCGAACGTGGCCAAGGCAAAGGCAGATTCCGGAAAGAAGGACGGTAAGTAATGTCAACCTGGCAGCAGTTCCTGGCCTGGTGCTCGGAGAAGGATCGTTATCCGGAGATCTTTCACCTGACCCGGGACGGTCAGTACGCCCGGATTTACTCGGGTAACATTACCTTCGACAACCTGCTGGCCCGTGGGTGGGATGGGGGATGACCGCCCCGTCTGAGTTCAGGGTCGGTGATCTGATCCAGTTCCACCACGTACATGACCGGAACGCTGGGTCTATTTACCGGATCGATCAGATCATCCTGGCCGGGAAGGGACACGTCCTGGGTTTGGTGTTCAGCATCGGGAGCCAGATCACGCCCGGCGCCCGGCATGAATACCTGCGGGACACGAACGGGTTCTACGCGCTCCAGCCGACCAAGGTAGGAACGGCCGACCCCAGCGGCGGCTGATAAGCTGGAAGCAGACATCAAACAGGAGGCAGGAAGATGGCAACAGCCAAGGCAGGACCACGCAAGACCACCCGCACCGTGACCCTCAAGCTCACCGAGGGGGAAGGGGACTTTCTTCTCGGGCTGCTCGCTCTGACTGGAGGTCACCCGTCCAGGAGCCCGAATAAGTACGGGGTGCGAATCACCCGCGCGCTGGAAGGTGCGCTGGGCTACGACTACGCTTTCACGGATTCGTTCGAGCTTGCCCTCGGCGGTATCGACTTTCTGCCCTACGACGGCCCCCGGGTCACCGATCTGGCCCGGCTCCTGGACGATTTCGGCTCCGGCCACACCGTGGCCGACGTGGTGTTCATCGGATGAGTACAGGGGAAACCCCGGATATCGATAGCGTGCTGGATGACTACTCCCGCCAGCGCCAGCCCGTAGATGCAGGTCTGGACGAACTGAACAACATCATGGCCGTGGCCAAGCAGATGATGGAAGCGGCCAGGACAGCCAGGTTTACCGAGGAACAGGCCTTCCAGATCAGCCTCAAGTACCTGGACACGATGTTTCAGGCGGCGGCCCGCGCGGCGACAGAGGGGTGACGATGAGCGTAGAATTGCCCGCCATCGAACCGGGCGACCATATCGGGGTGTCCGGAAGTCGTCATGCTCCTACCCGCGATGCCGTCAACGCGCTCCGCTTCATGGTGGATCAGTGTGCGGCACTCGGCGCCACATCCCTGCACCAGGGTTGCTGTACGGGCTGGGACGAAGCCTCGGTAGAGATCGCCCGTAAGGCAGGTCTGAAGGTTATCGGTCATCCGCCAACCGTCGCCACCTGGCGATCTCAGTGGGCTATCGAGCAGTCCGACGTGCTATGGGCGATGAAACCATACAACGCGCGCAACATGGATATCGCCTTCGAGACGATCCTCCTGATCACCGGCCCGCAGTACCCGGAAGATGATTCCCGATCCGCTCACAGTGGCACTTGGCTGACCACAGGGCACGCCCGCCGCTACGACAGCCGCATATATGCTTGTATACCAGACGGAAGAATTCTAGATGTAACAGAGCGGACGGAGAGCAGATGACGGCACCCGACCTAAGTAAGAACACCGATCATGGTCGTTTTTACGTGCATCCTCACAACCAGAAAGCGGTTCCGTCGATCACCAACGTGATCGGCACCAAGAACAAGCCCTTCATCCCGCCCTGGGGATACAGGAAGTGCGGCGAGTTCGTAGCCGACAACCTGGACACTCTGATCGGGCTGCGCGGTGACCGTGCGGCGATCATTGACGTAGTGAAGGGAGCCCCCTACCGGAGTACCGCTGCGTCTGGTGACCGGGGCGACCTGGTTCACCTCTGGATAGAGCGCAGAATCAAGTCCGGTGGTACTGAACCAACCGATGAGGAAATCAGCCAGCATCCGGACCAGTCAGCCCGCGCCATGTGGAAGAGCTTCCTGCGTATCGAGGATAACTACAAGCCGGTATGGCTGCTCAGTGAAACCACGGTATGGTCCGACAAGTACGGTTATGCCGGGACGACAGACTGGGTAGCCAGGATCGGCGGGGCTATCACCCTGGGCGATACCAAGACGGGCAACGGCGTGTACCCTGAGGTCGGCATGCAGGTAGCTGCCGCCGCTTTCGCGGACTACGGGATAGATGAGAACGGCCAGCCGTTCGAGCTGCCGAAGTTCGAGCGGTTCGCAGTCCTGCACATCCGTCCTCGTTATGCCAGGCTGAGCCCGCTGACCAACATGGAAGAGAACTTCCGTGGGTTCCTCGGTCTGCGCGCTGCGTTCGAGTGGGACGTCCAGCACAGCGGCACCGTTATTCAGTACGCACCTAAGATCGAATCGTGAAAGAGAGGCATCAATGAACTTCCGGATCAGGATTAACCTCGGTAACGCTGACTTCAACGTGACCACTGAGACGCTGGACGAACTGCTGGAGCAGTACGGGAAGATAAACGGAGACCCGCGCTGGCTCCTGAAGAGGGTACAGGAGCAGGTGGGACTGATCGAGTCCGGTCAGATGCCCGTCCCGGTCACGACCGGCACGCCATGGCTGGAGACCATGGACCCGCAGGGTGACCAGAGCAGTCCCGCTGGCGGGGATGCATGGGCTCAGGATGGCCCCTGGAGCGCGTCAGGATCCACGGAGACGCCCGCAAAGGTGGACCCCTGGACCCGGACACCAGTTTCAGATAACCGGCCCGCACAGACCCGCTCAGCGCCGCAGAGGCCAGCCCCTCAGGCCAGCCCGGCCGGGGCGAACAGTGACGTGGACAAGTACGGTCGCACCTGGATCCGTGGCCTACCGGACGCACCGCTGTGCAACTGCGGTCTGCCAACGGTTCGCCTGGACGCCGTGTCAGGACCGACCTCTAAGAGGCCTGGCACCCCGTACTCCAAGTTCCGGTGCGACAACCGGGACAACAACTGCGGTTACGATGAGTTCCCACCCAGGTAACTGACAAACACGAACATCTGGGCGGTGTGCGAGTGCTGTGAACGGTGCTCGCCCCGCCCAACGTTCATAAAATGAAGGGTACTGTTCAGAATTGAACATTGCGGAAGAGGCCGATAAGTACCTGAAAGACCAGGACACCAGGGCAGAAGCATGGGTGGAATTCCAGATGCTTCTGCTGGCCAACGGAGCTACGCTGGGTTTCCCGGGAGACCTACGGCAGGGGTGATGTAATGCAGACCGTCGCGAGAGCAATCAAAAAAGACAGTGACACTGGTGAGCCACTGCCTGACATCTATCCTTCGCTAGCAGGTGCAGAAGTTAAGTTTCGTCGCGGAGCTACTTCGATGATCGCGGGCTGGCCCGGCGCGTTTAAGTCAACCTTCGCTCTCAACTGCCTGGTCCGCTGGGCACAGGACGATAACTTTGTGGGCCTGTACGTGGCGGCTGACAGCGATCATCACACCGTAAGTAAGAGGTGTTCCGCCATTATTTCCGGTGACCCTATGACAACGGTAGAGAAGAGTCTGCGCACGGGCGGATACGACAAAGCCCTGAAGAGGCTTGGGAACATCCATTGGGAGTTCAGGCCACTGGGCGTCAGCGAGCTAGAGGAACGTCTGGTTGCCGTTCAGAAGATGCACGGTAAGATGCCAGACCTGATCGTGATGGACAACCTGATGAACATGGTGGATAACCCTACCGACTATTCGGGTCAGATGATACTGTGCCGCGATCTGGATACCGTGGCTAAAGCGGCTTCATCACATGTGATGATTCTTCACCACACTCACGAAGATAAACAGGGAAAGACCGAACCGGCATACCCGCAGGCACGATGGGACATCCATGGTAAGGTAAATCAGTTTCCCCGCCTGATCCTGACGCTCGCCGCGCAGGATAACGCAGGCCATACCGAGGCGCATCTTATGATCGCGTGTGTGAAGAACACACTCGGGAAGGATGACCGGACTGGCCGCGAGTACACTGATTACATCATCGAGACCGCGAGCGCGAGGGTATCAGAGATCCCCCGTCGATAACGAACAGGAGAACGATCATGGCAGAGGCAGCAGCTAAGCCAGCGACCCGCACAGCCCGGCCGGAAGCAGAGCCGCAGGTACCAGTCCTGGACTTCCGCAAGTACGTGGAGTACCGGCTGTCCACGCTGACCACCCCCATCCACGGGGGGCGTCTGGGCGGTGCCGAGGGCGTCCGTACACAGTCCATCAGGACTATCCTGAACGAATTGCTGGAACTGGCTGACTGGCTGGAGAAGGGCTCCCCGACCCCGCTACAGTCACTCAACGAGACCGACAAGCAGTTCTACCGGGACGCAGTGGCCAGGGGCCTGACGGTCCCCGACGAGATCAAGGCGCAGCTATGAGCATTTTCCATCCAGACCATATGCAGGAAGATTACAACAACTTCCACTATGGTGACGAGGATTACGATGACCTGTCCCTCTGGGAGGAGCCAGTCCAGCGTCCCACGGCCAGGGAACCAGAGCACCCGTTCTGCGTTAACTGCAAGGATCGGCGTGTGATCCCTGACGGTAAAAACGAATGGGTCCATGAGGATGACTACCGCTACATGTGCGACTCAACCCCGAAGAGCAAGTCAACGCTCTCTGCCACCCCGAGACTGACATGACCTCCCGCATGAAGGCGGTCATGTCCGAGGTGGAGGATCGTCGCCGTAGTCAGAATGCCCGGTGGGGTGATGTTGACAAGCAGCCGGACAGACCTATCGGCGGAGAAACCAGTCTTGCGCGTGAACGTGATCTGATCGGGGCTCGGCTGGTCAAGGAAAAGAGGGAGCGGGCAGGCACCCTAACCTGGATGGACATTCTCAAGGAAGAGTTCCTTGAGCTTGCAGCGGAGCCGGACACAGACTGGGCTCGGCAGCGTGATGAGGCCCTTGATGCCGCCGCCGTACTGGTCGCCATGATAGAGGCAGGTGACCTACGTGCCCAGAAAGCGAAGGACGCAGCAGGAACTAACGCGGGCCAGGGCTAGAGCTGCCAGCTCCCGTAAGCAAAGGCTGAGGGTCACGCACCATATGACCGTAGAGCAGTACGAGGCCATCCTGGAACTTCAGGGCGGCGTCTGTTATCTATGCCAGAAACCAGGAGTGCGGAAGTTCCTGGCGGTAGATCACGACCACAAGATAGCCCGGGAACAGTGTGGCCATCTGCATAATCAGTCCTGCCAGAATTGCTGGAGAGGGCTAGTTCACGGTAGCTGTAATACTATCCTGGCACGAGCACGAGACTCAATTGCCTTTTTCGAGAGGTGTATCGAGTACCTTAAAGATCCTCCCGCCCGGAGGCTCTAGGAGGCTGGTATCATTGGAAGATAAACCCGACATCGAGAGGGTCCTGGAATACTACGCCGGGGCCGAGGGCAGGGACTTTATCCTGCGGCAGGCAGCGGGCACAGCCAAGATCAGGTGCCCCTTCCACGATGACAACCGGCCGAGCGCCGTGGTAAACCTGGAGACCGGAAGATTTCACTGTTTCGCCTGCGATGCACCATCGGGCGACAGCTATGACCTGATTATGCAGCGGGAAGGGATTGGATTCAATGACGCGAAGCAGTGGGCCAGTGAACACCTTGGATACGAAGGTGGAAAAGTACACAGGGCACCTCCTGCGAGGAGATACAGACCGGCGTTCGGAGCTGATGAGGACGATTGACTATCTTCGTGACCACGGGATGACGAAGGAGATGGTCGCGAAGTACCGCCTGGGCTTCGTTAACCCTGCGGAACCAGCAGACCGCCTGTATGAGGGCATGCTGGCCATCCCGTATCTCACTCGGGCAGGAATCGTGGCCATCAAGTACCGGTGCGTGGTTGACCACGACCACGGCGCTTTCCACCACGGGAAGTACAGTCAGCCGGAAGGGCAGGACGTGTGGATCTTTAACCCGCAAGCCTTCTTCGATGCCGATGATGTTATCGGTATTGCCGAGGGGGAGATCGATGCCATCGTGGCAACTGAAGTGGTGGGCATGCCCACTATCGGCATCCCCGGTGTGGAGATCTGGAAGTCCAACCGCAAGGCATGGCGCCGCACGCTTGATGACTACAGCACCATCCTGATCTTCGTGGACGGCGACGTAAAACGAGAGGATGGTTCGCAACCAGGTCTGGATATGGCCAGGTCAGTGCAGTCTGACGTTCGCGGCCGGGGACGGCTGGTACGCTGTGATCAAGGCGAGGATGTCGCCTCCATGGTGGCCAAGGGTCACCAGGACCTACTGAAAGAGAGGGCGGGGCTATAATGACCTCGTATGAACCCGAGAGGCGGCGTTTGTGAATGCGCAATGGGATGAGTGTGACGCTTACGCCCGGCGCGTTGACGAGCACGGTCACGAAACAGTAGTTCGCTGCGACCTGGGCCGCCATGCTGACCCTGGCGATACCGAGCAGGAACATCGCGATCCTGATCTAGGTATCTACTGGCGGTATTCGGACGAGCTGGTATTCGCAGACGACGAATAGGAAGAGGAAATGGCAGAGGCAGCCATCGGTGGATGGGATGAGTGGATACCTTTCTGCGGAACGCTATACCCGCAGGAAAGGGTAGCAGGCGATCCAATGATCTGCACCCGCAGCCCGCATAACATCACCGAGATGCACCTCAACCAGGAAACAGGTTTCACATGGTGGGGCGACAGCCCCGAATAGAGAGGCAGAGGCAATGATTCTAGTTGATGGCGTACGGGCAACAGATGTCTACTATATCTGGTCAGCCAGATATGATCTGGCCGGGGAGACCAAGGAAGTCATCTTCCCGGAAGGACAGAGAGCGGCAGAGGATAGTCTGGCTTACGCTCCCGGCACTCTGTGGAAGAGGAAGGCTTACGCGACCGAAGGTAACCCGGTAGCGCATGTCGAAGAGGCGGAAGAGGTAAGTCGTGTCGGTCAGCTCAACTGACGGTCAGGAAGATATCCTGACATCACTCGATCGCGAAGCAGGCTGGAAAGCGGCCGAACTGGCGGATCAGCGAGCCAGGGAACTTAAGCGGCACCTGGACGCGATAGAAGAGCACCAGAAAATCTACAGGCCAAGGATTGATGCCTGGTTCCGCATCGTCAGAATCCTGCAAACGGCAGCCGATCCGGCTAGCAAGATAGCTGAGATCCAGGCTGAGGTGGACGCCGCTACACTGAAATCCTCGGCAGTAGAATCCGATTTCCGGGAAACCAAGGCCAAGGCGTACCGGGCTCAGCAGGAGAATCTGGACGCGGCCCGAGCGGCAGGAGCAGGTACCCATGCATAAGGCATACATCCATCAGAACTGGCTGATGGACGGCATCGACATCTTCATTGTCATTCTGGGGCCGAACGGAAAATACCTTGTGCGCCGGGACGGCAATACCGAACGGCTCGAAGAGGGCTCTGCTTCAACAGAGCCCACGATTACCCTGTCAGAGGAGGCAGCACGCACCCTGCTCGACCAGCTCCTCCAGTATTACCAGGGCGCTACCGACCTGCACACGGTCAGGAGCGACTTGCTGCACGAACGCGAGCAGAGGGATAAGCTCACTGCCGCGATAACAAGAATGGCAGAGGCAAATCATGGAACTTACCGCGCAAGTCCTTAACGGAGAGGTTAAGGCGGGCGACACTATCGCCTATGCTACCCGAGGCGGGTCATCCCTGGACATGAGTATAGGGACGATCCTGGATGTGTTCGAGAAAGACCACAACTGGAAATCGGGCGTGAAGGTCCCGGTGCTCAGGGTGAAAACCACCCAGTCAACCGACAATTATAACCTCCCCCGCACGGTCACCGTGAACGTGCTCGACAGAGTGGTGAAAATGTCATGACTGATCTAAAGGTCTTGACCCTGGACATCGAGACCAGCCCCAATCTGGGCTGGATCTGGGATATCTGGAAGGGGATCATGCCCCCGAAGCAGGTAGTTCAGCAGTGGGATGTGATGATGGTCGGTACTCACTGGCTGGGCAGCCCTGATCCGGTGAAGGTATTCAGCGCGTTCCACGACGGCTACATGCCGATGTTGTCGGCCGTGTGGGAAATGATGGATGAAGCCGACGCTGCGCTCACCTACAACGGCAAGCGGTTCGACCGGCCCCGTCTGAAAACTGTGTGGGCTATCAATGGCTTCACGCCACCGTCACCTACCGCCGATATCGACCTGGACGAGACGATCAGGCGTGAGTTCCAGTTCCCGTCTCACTCTCTTGATTATGCTTCCCGTCAGTTTGGTCTCGGTGGCAAGGTGCCGAACTCAGGCTTCGATCTATGGCTCCGCTGTATGCAGAATGAGGCGGCTGCCTGGGATGAGATGGTGGTCTACTGCGGTGGTGACGTGACGCTGACCGAGGAGTTTTACTTCAAGGTACGGCCATGGATCAAGCGCCATCCTTCGCTGGCGGCCAGGACCGGCGAGATGAACTGTGTCAACTGCGGTTCCGCCAACCTGATCAAGAAGGGGTTCGGGTATACCCTGTCCCGCGCATACCAGCGGCTTCGCTGCTCTGACTGCGGTAAGCCTCAGCGTTCGTCCAAGGCGGTGCCAGGTTCTACCGCGCAGGTAGTGGAGGGATAATCCATGACTGTAGACGCCCTGTATCAATGCCCGGAGTGCCATGAACCAAGGGTTATCCGGGGTGTACCGGAAAATCAGGTACGGGATGTGAGTCCATGGTGTGAACTTCATGATGACCTGATCAGGACAGTGTTTGTGAGGCTGATATGATCAGCCAGCCAATTATCATCGACGGCCCCGCCCGGGGTAAAAAGATGGTGGTGCAAGGACATCAGTTTGTGGTATCTAAAACCCCCAGAATCAATGTGCAGGACTATTTCTGCGATCCTGACATGATGGCAGCAACCGTACCGTATTTCGAACAGGTCCTTTACCATGTTCACACGTACAAGATCGGGACGCTGGAGTTCGCTATCGCTTCGGTGAAATGCACCCGTCCTCCCGTCGAGAAAGTGATGAAGCGTATATTCACCCGATCGGCGATAGAGGCGATTGTCCGGTGAAGGCGCAGTGGCACGAGTTCTACTACGACAGCAAGACAGATACACCGGAGGAACAGGAAGCTGTCTGGATCACCGAGGAGTTTTACGAAGGTGGTGTAACGATAGGGTACTTCGACGGTTTCACATTCCGTACCTGGGTGGGCAGCGATGACTGTTCTGTAACTCACTGGGCTCCTATCGAGTATCCGGAGGCACCGCAGTGAGCTGCTGGACGATTGGCCGTTGTGTTTACGTTCACGGTACCTATGTAACCCCAACGCCTATCATCCCGCTTCAGCCGGTGAAAATCCCGGCGGCCTTCCGAAAAGCAACCACGCAAAGAGAGGCAGACAATGCAACTGCAACGGGACAGACTGA